TATATTCCTCCTTATTAAAATGACTCCATAGGTTTACAATGAGCTATTAAATCATTAACTCCATCATCTTCAGGTGTTGACAAATGGTCAAGTGGTGTATCATCGTTATCATCGTCTTTATCCATAAGCGTAAATACCATAGTTTCTAACGCTTTTATCTTACTTTCCAATGATTCTATTTTATCATTTAAACTATCTATCATAAAATCAACAGCATCTTCAAATTTCATTACGTCCATTTCTGCTGCTGTATTTGTAACATGTTCAGTTTCGATTGGTGTAAACTTATAATAATTACTTCCAATTTTCATCATATATGAACCATCTATTTTGATAGATTTTACTAGTGGTCTTTGATTCTTGTTTTTATCCATATTAGAGAAACTCCTTTACATATTTTCTTTTAATAGCTGGTATATCTTTACGCTCAAGCTCTTTTATCTTGGCTTCCAACTGTGCATTACGTACAGCTAGTTTATCATTAAGCATAGTGAACGTATCAATCTTACTATTAAGTTCTCCTATTTTATTTTCTAGAGAATCTATTTTAAACTTAAGCTCGTCTACTTCAGTCAATGGTTCTATTTCAATCATGTCTGCTTCTCTATTATGAAATTTAGCTACAGCTTTATATCTTTTTCCAAATACTGTTATAATCTCTTGCTTCATAAATCCTCCTTATCATTTTCCTTTTTGTCTTCATCAGGCTCTTTTTTAAGTATAAGTTTAAGCCATTGTGTAGCTTTATCTGGGTCTGGTTTATATCTTTTATCAAATTCAACAGACGATGAGTTTCCTTGAAATGGGTATATTCTATGCATAATATTCTCCTTTCTAGCCAAATAATATAAGTACTTTGTATGTCACAGTATTAAATATTGAGGAGTCTTCCGTACTTAATATCTTTACACATTGTGCGTTAATAGGGTATCACTACTCATCACTGCATTTATTCTACGTTCTAACACATCATTGAGTTTAGATGGAATTTCAGCTGTATTTTTATCTATTTCTATATCTACTATACGAACATAACTCATATTAATCCTCCATATCTCTTGGATAAACCACTTCCTCTTCACCAGGATTATCCAAATATTCAAATATAAGTATAGCTGTAACCATATCTTCTCCAGCATCACTTGCTTTATAATTCATAAACACTCTTGTTATATTCTTAAGTTTTCCTCTATCAGCCTCTTGATATATAATATCATTTATCTGCTCTTCTATCTGTAACTCTATAGGTGTTATATGAAACGGTTCTGTTTTCTTACATGTCATAACTCTGACATATTCAGATGGTCTTCTTCTTTTAGATTCTTTCTTATGAGCTAATATCTTTTTACCTTCTGTTATAAGTCCTGTTGCTACTACTTTTGCTAATACTGGATCCATATTTATTTCTCCTTTTCTTCTGTTATACCAAGATATTCTTTTACTGCATCTCCATTTTCTTTCCATTCTTTAGCTATTTTTCCATCTGGATTTGTTATACATTCTAAAATTTCATATTCATGTTCGACCATAAATTGATTAACCATAGCTAATATTAATTTATTCATAATCTTTTCCTCCTATTTTATTTGAAGTTTCTCTGGTAATATTTCTTCTCTCATATCTCCAAAGTCTTTACTAGCTTTATTATACACCAGATATATTTCTTTAAATACATCTTTACCCAATGTTTTATTTAATTTATAGAATAAATTATCATAAAACTTTTTATCATACGTATATTTATTATTTCCTAAACTGATATCACTATCTGCAAATATTATGAGATATTTGATACTTTCTATATGTTTTGTATAATAATCACATATCTCATTAAATATCGCTTGAGCTCCTCCTGTAGCTATGTAGATAGCTTTATCTATTACAGCATATTTAGAGTATATATTTATTAAATCAAATACTCCTTCAGCTATTACCATATATTCTGGACTATCGTTATCTCCTAAAGTATATGGTTCTGTATTACCTACTGAAAATTTAAGCTTTATATTTGAAGCATGAATATCTCTGTAGAAAAACATATTATAGTTTTGAGTAGCGAAAGTAATATTATATTTATTCTCTCTTATTTTAGTCTCTTCAAATCTCATATGTGTTTCTACATCATCATAAGTTTCATATATAGCTTTATATATATTCGGAATTACTCTATATGTTTCAATAGCCTCATAATCTGGATATATATTAGTTCTAGCTTCAAAATAATCAGCTTGGTCTTTAGATAAAGCGTAATCTGATATAACTAAGGGTACTGTAGACCCTATATCTTTTTCTGATTTAGCATTATAAGATATAGAGTCTTCCAGTAAACATTTAATAGCCTCCATATTTGTAAATCCGAAGCTAAGGAAATCAGCTTTAGTGATATATCTCTTTATAGTACAAGATATACGGAAACATTTTAAGAATGGAAGATTTCCCTCTTTCATTAATATATAAAGCGAACGTCTTTTATGATGTGGACATTCATTACATATTCTATCCCCGTCTATCTTTATCCATCCTGTATAATATCCTCCTTTACCTCTAAGCTCTGTTCTAACAAAGTCTAGAAATAAATTAAAGCTTTGTTTTAAATCCATTTTCAACCTCTTTCATACATTCTTCTAGTATAGGACGTTCATATTCATTAGCATCTCTATCTCTAGGTTCTTCTGCATTTAAGTCTTCTACTTCATACTTATCTGGATATAACAAATTACGTATTCTAGATGGATTAAGCATGAAGCTATAGAAATCTAACATAACTCCTAAATCTGGATATATTGTATATTCTTCTCTGACGTATACTGGAGCTATCTTAAAGAACTCTTGAAGATTTACATCTCCTATGTTTAATTCTTTTAATGTTTCATCTACATTCTTCTCATCAAACATACAGCTGATAGTAGGTGTCATTATCATACATTGTGCAACTTCGTGCATAAATGATAACTCTTTACTTCTTATCACTCTTTCATAGAATAGTAATAATATAAACTTAGAGAATACTCCTAATTGGTCTAGATATATTCTACTATCTCCAGTAAGAGCTAATAATATTTTTGTAAGTATGAATTGATTTAAAGCATGGTCTTTAGATAATGAGAATAATCCTAAGATAGATACATCTATACTCTTCTCTTTATCTAATGTCTTCAACGCTTTAAGAGCCTCTTCAAATACTTTTATAGTAGTTGATTTACACGCTTCATACATAAATTTCTTTTTATCATAATATAAAGCATGTTCTTTATGCACAAAACTATCATCTGAAGATACATCTTGCATAAAGTCTGGTAAGTTTATATTAGCTAATGTCGCTTTTGCATCTTGACGTTTCATTATTTTCATAGTAGTAGTACGGATATATCCTACTAAGTTTTTATTTACAAGTGCAAATTCTGTCCAGTCTTTATCTATAGTCCAATATACAGTAGAAGTATCTACATCTTCAGATGTCTTATATTTTGGATTATTCATATCTATAAGAGATGGTACATATTTTCTCAATGAAGAGAATACTCTTACCATACTAGATAATGAAAGTTTTACTACGTCTCTTCCTACTTCTTCAAACTTTATTTGGAATGAGTTATTTTGTTTATTCCAATCTCTTCTATAAAGTTCATACATAAAGTTTACTATATGATTGTGTTCTATGTCTATATCAAAGCCATCTGGATATTCAAAATAATGTTCAGAAGCTTTTATTATCTTATAGATAATAGTATCTATGTGTTCTGCAAGTATTTCTTCAAACTTTTTATCTCCACGTATTTGATTTAATAATACGTATGCAAGTTTTATAAATACAGATAAAGTGTGTATTATAGCACAATCTGTATTACGAAGAGTTATTTCTGTAGTAGCTTCTGATTCATCTATATCTATTTTAGAACATGCTTTTACATATCTACAGATGTATTCTATTATATGGTCATCTATAGATATATATTTAGATATAAGATATTCTCTATTTATCTTATAGTTTTCTATATTGTCTACCAAATGATTCTTTATATCTTGGTTTATGTAAAGAATCTTCATAAACATATAGTGTCCAATTTCTTCATATATATCATTATCGTTATGATAATAATATTCTAAGAAGTGATTTAAACCCTCTGCCATTTTAGCAAGTGTATCTACTTTAAGCTGTGAGTTATTAAATAAAAGTCCTATTTGTCCATTAGAACAAAACCCCATAGCTTTATTAATTCTTACAAACTGATACTTTCTTATAATATCCGAATTATTCATCTTCTAACTCCTCTTCTTTTATACCGTATTTATCTAATAATGCTTTCAATTCTTGATTAGCTTTTTCCATACTTTGTAACACTAGATGTCCCAACATTGGTTTAATCGTATTATAGCACTGTCTAACATATAGTTTATATTGTGGTAATGCATCGTCAACTTGTAATGCATCTACTGGAAGTCCTGGTGTTAATAGAACATTAAATGAGACTTCTTTATCCCAATTAGTATGTTTATTATACTTATCAGCTATCTTAAATCCTTGCTCAAGCTGGTCATATTCAAAATCAGTTATCACATTATCATTATAATTATAATAGACATTCTTAAGGTCTATACATAACTGATTAACACGAATAAGTAAATCCTTAATTTCATTATCATTTAATACTTTCGGTTTAAATTTTTGAGTTTCTGCCATTATTTTCAATTCTACCTCCTATTTATATATAATATATCAGTTGATAAGAAATCGTTACTGAATTCTCCTATCTGTACTATAGTTGCACTATCTATAGTACTACTGATGTTGTGACTGATACAACATATCTGGTCTATATCTAATTTGCTCATTATAGATACCACGATATTATTAAATTGCTTTCTTCTATCCACATCTAAGTTTGCATCTATTTCATCAAGACATAATATATTATATCCTAATAAATGTAATATAGATGCATTTAATAGTAAACTTATTAAACAAGTTTCTCCAGCTGATAACATAGATGCATCTGGAACAGTAGTGTCTTCTACTGTACAAGGTATTACTATAGTCGTATTATCTATAATAATCTCTACTTGAATAGGAATATTATTTTCAGATAGTATCTCATTTGTGATATCTTGTATAAACTTAAGGTTATTATCTAATAATAGTATTGGAATATGTTTTTCTATTATTTCTTTACATCTTCCAATAATCTCTTTATCATTCATAAATCCCACAAGTTCTTTAGAAGTATGTTCTATCTCTTCCTTTTTTATTTCTAGTATAGTATTATTTCTCTTTATAATTTCTATACTATCTGTTATGTTAGTTCTTTCGTTTTTAAGAGCTTCCATTTTTAAATGATACTCTTTCTTTCTTTTATCTATGTTAGTTATATCTTGAGTTAATTTATTCAATTCTGATACATTATATGTTTTGTACTTATCTGGAATACTTAATTCATTTATATTATAAGATAATATATTATGATATTCTTTTATTTCCAATGATAAATCATTTAACATATTCTCTACTTCTTCCATAGAATGAGTTACAGATTTAAATCCACTACTAACTTCTTCTATCATCTTTTCTTTATCAGCTATATCTTCATTTCTACTATTATAATCATTCCAGTTATCAGATATAACTTCTATAAGATTAAGTACATATGCTACATTACTACCTAATATATTATCTACAAGTCTATCTTTTATTAAGTCTTTTAAATCACTATTGATTACTTGGTCATATAATGGACTTACTTGATACAATATCTTTAAGTCTCTATTAGCTTCATTTAGTAAGTTTTTATAACTTTCGTATCTATCTTTATTTTTTTCTATAAAATTCTTACTTTTAACTTTTTGTACATATAAATCACAAGTATTACAGTTATCATCAAAGTTTACTTTATACTCTTTATTATCAGACATCTCTAAGTTTCTTTCATATACCATTATGAAGTCTGTATACTCTCTCACATTATGTTCTAACTCTTTTATAGACTCATTAATATTAGATACTTTAGTATTAACTGTATCTATCTTTTCTAATATGTTTACTATTATTTTTAGATTAGATATTATCTTATCTATACTATATCTATCAAGCATAGTTACAGTTGATAATAGTGAACTTTCTAAAGAATCATTTATCATTTTAGCTGTATTCAATGCTTTTACTAATACATCTTTTTGAATTACTAAAGCATTATTAGATATAATATCAGCTTTAATACCATTATATTTATCATACTTATCAGTTAAGCCATCTATAGACGATTTAGCTTTAATATGTCTCTCTAGTAAGCTATTATAATCGTTAGCACCTACATTAGAAAGAGTTTGTACTAATCTAGATATATCTGGTAGTATGTTTGTATCTAGTTCAAATAAATCATTCTCAGAACGTTTAATAGTATTTATGTTCTCATCTATATCAGATATTCTACTTTCTAAGTTTGTTATATTTTCTTTATTATTATTTATCTTTGTAACTATCTCTTCTATAGTTCCATATTGAGCTAAGTCTGTTTGTTTCTTCTTACTAATAGTTACTAATGCATTTTGATTAGAAGATATAACTGATACATTCTTTTTCATTTTATCTACCAAAGTCATATCAACAGTACTTTCTAATACTTTTCTTCTATTAGTAGGAGTACCTGTAATTCCATTTGATTTAAATGAAATAAATCCTATGTCAAATATATCTGAGTTATATTTAAGATGTTCAAATACAAGTCTTTTAAATGTATCTACATTTCCAGTAGGATTTAATTCCTCTCTAATTCCATTCTCTATTCTATTCAAATAAGATTTACATTTATGAGTATTATTATGAGCTGTATATTCGTGTATAGTTTCATATATAACTCCGTTAACATCATATACGATTTTCTTATATCCAGATTTACCAGGAACTACAGGATATGCCTTACTATATCTATCCGAACTACCATAAGGATGTAGTGATGAAAGCAGGAATGACTTCCCACTTCCATTTAGACCCACAATAGATATAATAGAATTATTCCAATTTTGTTTAAAGTCTTTAAATTTTATGTGGTTAATGAATTCTATCTCTATTATTTTCACGTTGTTACCTCCATTTAAAATTTATATTTTCTATCAAATAGAGGTGCAAACCATCTATCATCAAATAATTCTTTTGTTTCAGACTTAAGCATAGCTATCAGATTAATAGCTTTACTATACGTAGGTTGCAAACATGCTTCTGTATATCTTCCGACAAATGTAGGATTTCTTGATTTTAAGTTTGCTGACACTTCTCTACTACATAATGTTAATTGATTATGGATTGACGCTCTTAGGTTTTTAAAATCCCAATACAAATCTTCAATAGTTCTGTCAGATTTCTTTAATAGAAGCTTATCATTAAACTTACATTCTACTAGTTCTCTTAAATTATATCTTACAGTCACAATAGGAAATGCCATACAATCTACATCATGGTCATCATATTGCCTATATTGATATATTACATCATCTAGATATTCTATACTATCAGTTATAAACTTCTTAGCTTTATTTATACGTCCTTCACCTTTGTATATAATATTTACTGCTTTATTTAATTCTACTAATATGTTACTTGATGTAAGTGGTTTCATATTCTTCCTCTCTTTCCAATCCATTTAGACTTTTTAGAATGTCTGTATTTATATATACGCTTGTATGTCTTTATATTAGCTTTCCCAAACTGTTTATGTAATGGTTTACCTAGCTTTGCATCATGTATATACGTTGCCCATTTATTTAACATACATATTACATCGTCTACAGTATGTTTATATCCATCATCTAACAGGGCGTGCATATCTTCCACCTCTTTTTCTAATAATATTTTTTAAACAGTGTATCCTTTGTTCATTAAGCCATTCAACATATGTAATAACGAACTCTAAATCAAGAGCATCTAACTCTTTAAGCAATCTTATCTTTTTAGTAACACTAGCATTGGTATTATTATACCACGCCCATACTATTCTAGTTGTATAACCATAATCATCATGTCTAATATCTATTAATTTAGCTAAACTCATCTTTATTCCTCCTAGTGTTTTCTACGAATTCTACGTTTTAACATTTTAGCTATCTTACTTATTTCATCATCTATATTTGTATCTAATACTTCTGGATACATTGTGTATAAATTCAAAGTTAATGATTTAAATAGATTAACTTTTTTAGTTACACTCATATTTAATTCAAAAACCACATCATATATTTTATTATATGCAGCCATTATCTTTTTTCTATTTACATAATAATCATAAAATCTAGATGTTTCCATCGCAAATACAGCATAGTCTTCTATCGGACGTACACTATAATTTGATTTAGAACCTCTTCCTGCATTTTCTGCATTATTCATCTACTTTCACCTCATATTCTTCTCTGTAAATAAATCTGTCCGCCCAACATTGTAAAATGTTTGCGTTACCTTGTATTCCTGATGTTTTAGGACTCTTTACAGTATGACTATCTATAACTCCATAATTAACTCCTAAATATCTATATCTTTCATGGTCTTGTACTGGTTTTGATTTTACACCTTTCTTACTACTATTTGAAGTATCTACATCAAATAATTTCTTTTTATATGAAACCATCTTGAATATATCTATTGGATTACTATTATCATTAGTCATCATAATATCACTATTAGATGCCATAGTTTTAAATAATTGCATTCCACGAGGATGTACAGATGTCTCTGCGTTACTTCCTCCTCTATATCCAGACTTAGTCATATCTGTTATTTTCAGTAATTCATTTTCTAAATGGCTGTAGAATGAATAATGTGTTTTCCCATCGTATCCCATTATAAGCTTATATAATAAGTCTACAGTAATCGTGTTTCTATTTACCGTAAATGGTTGGTCTTTCTTAATAAGATTTACGCCCTCAATCGGCTCCATATCATCTTCATCATCAGCCAATATATCTTCTAAGTCTTCGCTATAATCCATATTATTACGTTGCTCATCAAGATACATTTGTTTTTTTCTTTCAAATCCAGCATCATCCATCTTTTGTATATACTTTATTATAGATGGTACTTTATTCTTAAATTTAGTTCTCACTAGATTTATTTCCATCAAATACATTTCATACGTGTTTAACATTATTTCTCTAGTGCTTTCAGATATATCCGATTCAAGTATCTTTTTTACTAAAGCTTTAGCCTCACTCTCTTCAAATACTTCTAGTGGGTTTATATATTGCTCTCCAAAGAACTTGATATAGAATATATCTTTATTATATCCATTTTTAATATAACGTCCTACTGAGAAATGTGCTGTCCATTTTTGGAATTTCTTTTTAGCACGTTGTTTAAATATAAATTTTATTTGTCCATAGATAGTCTTATTATGATAATAAGTTTCTCCTAATAAAGGTCTTCTATCTTGTCCATTGATATTATAATATCCTGTACGTTCTGGTATAGGCATTAATATAGTTACTGGCTTATTTGCTAATAATGTTTCTTCGTTCTTAAGCTTAGTCATATCATAACTATGAAGTGTAAGCTGTTTTTCAAAGAAATCTAATACCTTTGGTACAGGTGTCCATCCAGCAAATTCTCCTATAAAATTTCCTGCGTCATCTCTTTTAAGCTTTTGCAACGTATTATAAAGTTGTGCACCAGCTCTTGCAGTAGTACTGTTAATAGGAGATACCGCAAACATACAACGATAAATCTTTACATTATTTGGATATAACGATGCATATACATCTGAAGCTGGTTTGTATATATCGTCATCATCATTTGTAAGAAGTATCGTATTCTGTATTACTAATTCGCTATACGGAACCTCTTTATATGCTACTAAAACACCTTCATAAATAGAAGACGTGTAGCAATCAGTAAATATGTCTTTAAACATAGCATTCCAGAAATCTCTATCTTTAGTTTTCAGAAGTTCTTCATTTAGAAATCCTGTAAACTGGAAGCTATTAAACCATTTACTGTAAATCTTTTGTACTTCGCTTACTTCTCTTTTAAATTTCATTTTCTTTTCCTCCTTTTTAAAATTAGTTGTAACTGCATAATATATATAGTTATACCTATATTAAAACAGATGATTGTAAAAAAAAATGGAGACAATAACGTCTCCATTTATAAATCTTTATAAAGCTTTCAATCCAGCTAATAAAGGATTGAATATAAGTCCTCTAGGTACTGTTATACCACTGTCTCCTAAAGTAACCATTTCATGAAGATTTTCATTAATTACAACTTGTTCAGCTTTAGCAATGTCTTCTTTTGCTTTTGCTAATTCTTCTTCTATTTTTCTAAGATTATCCATCTTAGCATCGTAGTCAGCCATAGCAGCTGTCTTAACTGTGTTTATCGCAGATGTATCAACATCAACAGCTCCTACAGGAACTTCTCCAGTTGCAGCTATATTATTAATGGCATCTTCAACAATCCCTTCCATAATTCTTCCGCTTCCTCCAGTTAATGCTTTAACAATCTCTGCTTTCATTTCTGGTGAAAGTTTATTTAATAATTCAATAGTTCCTTGTGTAGTTTTTCCGAATTCAGCCTTTTCTTTTCTTGTTATCATATTATTACTCTCCTTTTTTATTTAAAAATTCTATATTTATTTTTTCTATTTTTTCAGAGTCTTCGATATCATTTTTATCTGTAAAGATATCTATAACATCTTTTCTTGACATTAAACTTACTATTCCATACATATCATTGATTATATATTCATTATCCAATATTTCAGTTATATAGAATATCAAGCCTGTTTCACCCACTACTGCTAAATCTACCAATGGTGGTATTTCTTTAAATGCTTCTTTTCTCATAAGATTTATTAATTTATTGTATTTAGTAAATCTTATATCATAATCTTCTCCAGGTTCTAATAACTCATGTTCTATGACATCTAGTATAGTAAGAATGTCCTCAATTCTACCGACGTTTTCACATAACTCATCATCAGGAGTGTTATTTAATTCATCTAATAATTCTTTAGCTTTACTCATATTATCATCCTTTCATTTTTAAATGCAATACCCCTCTATAGTAGAGGGGTTAATAATTAAACTATATTATCATGTTTTACAACTCTGACAACTTCACCAGATAATTGAATGTCATTAATATATTGTGTTTGACCTCCATTTATCTCAATACCTTTATGCACAATATCTATACCAGAACCTGATGTAAATACAGTGCTTCCAAATGGTTTGTACATATGATTGCTGCTGTAGTTCCAGCTAGGTAATAACATTGCATATCCATACACTGTTTGACCAGGATATTGATTTATAAATGTTGCCATAGCTAATTGATAATCATGTAATGCATTATCAATAGCCGTTCCTAATATTTCTATTGGGCTTCTATTAGCAGCTTTTATCATATTATTTCCTACTGATGAAGTTATTGTTATTTGATTATCAAACATAGTTTTAACTTCTGTGTCAGTCATAATGTCGACCTGTGTACTTGGGTCTTGATTAAATGTCATTAACTTTGAGTTAACTTCATCATAACTTCCTATAAATAATACAGGAATACATGCAACTAAAGATATGTCTTTTATTACTCCAGCACAGAAATAATAATTACCATTTTGTTTTACTTGAGTTTGTACAAACACTCTTTGTAATCCCCAGCTATCAACTCCAGACATTTTAGCTCTTTCTCCAAGAGCTTTATATAGACATACTATAAGTGTTAAGTCGTTCATTATTTATTACCTCCTATCATTCCTTTGAATGTATTATATAACTCTGCCACTGGCGTACTACTAATGACTTCTTTAAACTTCTTTGATTTAGTTTCAGAAGCCATATCATTTAATATCTTATTGAATTTACCAAGATTAATATTAGTAATCTTTTGTTTATTCATATAAGATATTGCAGCTCTAAGTAATTCATACATAGCATTATTTGATACTCCTGCATACTTAGATTTAGCTCCAACATTTCCAACAGGTGCTACTGATGCAGTATCTCTTGCTAAAATACTATCAACTGTTCTGTCAAATCCAGCTGGGTTTGAGACTAATAATTCTTTTAAAGCTCCATCTACTTTTTCAGTAAATACTTTTGTCACTGGTGACATATCTTTCTCTACTGAAAGCTTTCTATTATTTACTAAAGCTTTAATGTGATTGATAGCTACATCAGAGTTTGGTGTGTCTGGTAGCATTTCAATAATACTGTTTAATACACTTTCACTACTTGCTAATTCTTTCATAGATACTTTATTTATATCTATACCAAATGGATTTGGAACTATTGTTTGCTCTACTACTGGTGTTCCTAATCCATATACATTTGGAGCTACTTGCATTGTTGGTTGTTGCACTCCTCCAAAGTTTCCATTTCCGTTAATACCTAAATTTGCATTCATTTTCATAACTATTCCTCCTTTATATTCTCATCTTATCATCAAGATGTTCCTTAACAACTTTCTTAATTTCTGCTAATTGCTTTTCTAACTGGTCGATAACGTTCAAAGCTGTTGTGTTCATATCGTCTACGTTATCTGTTTCTAAATCGTTATCTTCCATCATATCCCTTAAGTCACAGACTAACTCTTCATACTTTTCATATCTTTCAGTTTCTTTTTGGCATTGCTTTATAAATAGCTCCATTTCTTTTACTAGGTCATTAAGGTTTGCTTCTTCTTGTTGTACTAACTTATCGTCATCATCCAATATGTCTAATGTAATGCACCAGTTTCTGACACTAGAATGTTTCATATTATCACGAACTATATCTTCAAGTCCACGTCCAGCTGTTTGTAACTTTTTAATTTTGCTGTAAAATTGCCATTTGATATATTTAACTAGTTCGCTGTGTGTCATATTTACGAACACTTCATCATCAAATTTATCATATACACGATCATTTAAATATTTAAATCCTAAGTCAAAATCTGAACCCTGTTCAATGAATTTTATAAATTTTTCATCAGACATATCATGTAATGTTAATGCATACATATATGCATGTTTTAAATCAGAATGAAAATCAGATAGGTTCCAAATGTCTACTCCCTTTTCTAATCTTTTTAATAAATCTTCATTATCAATTTTGTTAGTTTTGTCCATATTCTTTCCTCCTTGAAATATGCTTGCTTCTCATGTCAAGCGTAAACTTATTAATAATCTTTATAAAATCGGTTTCATCATAATCTTCCTGCGGTACGACTTCACCGTTAACCACTATTCCTAATTTTAATAAAATATCTTTAAATAAAGTTCCATCTATATTAGATTTTGAATTAAGTATAACATTTAATGGAACTATATTAATAATGCTGTTTATACGTTTATACATCATATGTTTGAAGTAAACATATAAAGGTTGTGATGAGTCAATAGACCCATCACAAATCTTATTATATATAAATGATAATTCTTCTGCGAAATCTACTTTTTTAAGAGTAGCTCCTGTGCACCAGTGTACCCAGGCATCATCAGAAATATCATTCAACCCCAAACAGAACTTGTATATACGTTGAAGCTCTAAGTCTTCTCCTGTATTATATAATCTCATTCTCTCAAGAATCAAATCTCTTGAGACTGCCCTGTTTGTTAAGTCCATATTATACACCTCTCAATGTGTTAAATAATATTTGTAGTTCTGCTTCATTAGTAACAGTAACGTATCTTGATATAGCTTCTCTAAATTGCACATAGTTAATACTATTACATAAATCAGCATACATTTGATATTTTCCTAATACTAATGTCAATGCTCTTAAATATAACATAGCTACTAAGTGATTAATAACTACGTTCTTAAATGTGTTTGGTGCTTTTGAAGAAATATAAGTCATTATTTCTTGAGCAAATACACTGTAAGTTTTTAAGTTTTGTCCATTTGCTACTGGAGCTTCCAATAATTCAGGCATAGAAGATATAATTATAGAAGAACTTCTAGTCATGTAGTTATTCCATATCTTAATCATATCAGCATCAGTAGTGATATTTACTAAACCTCTTGTTCCATTTGTTATATCATTTCTTAAGTCCAATATATTATTAATATTTAGTGGATTAATTGGAACCCAAGTATATCCATGAACTAAGTTCATTATATTAACTTGGAACATGTGTTCTCTAATATATTTATTAAACACATTTTGGTCAGCTTGTCCTACTGGGTCTTGTGCTTCTAATGAAGCTTTACCAGACACTATTGAAAGTGTACAGTTTGGATTTGTGCATCCATATAACCCTCCTAAACTAGAAACCTTTTCATCAGTCATTCCATTACCTAATAAGAATGGAGTGTATACCATTGTGTGTTGCCCACATGCTGGACATAGTGGTTTATCATAAACTCCATTTGTTTTAAATAAAGGTATTACACTTCCCATATCAAATAATACTAGAGAATTAGAATGTGGATTAAATCCGTAGTTTCTTGGTTCTCTTGCTATAGATACGTCTGAAGCTACGAAATGGTTAGATATAATAGTCATTATTCTATTATATTCATTTGCATATCTAGGCGTTCTATTCACATATAATGGGAATGTATCAGCTGTAGATTTTTGTCCTCCTCTAGCTGCTGATTCTTTATTATGGAAATCTAGAAACGTCGCGTCGTTATCGTAGTGATTTCCTATTTCTTGTTTAATAACAAATGGGTCTCCATCTTCAACTGACGCAAGAGCAAATAGAGTTAAATCTGTTCTAGTTAAAACACCTTCATTACAAAGTTCTACTAGTCTTTCAGAACATGCAACTTCATTGATATTATCTTGAATACCAATTAAGTCACAAGCTATCTTATAAACTGAATAACCTTGTGGGTCCATAACTACTAGTCTCTTTTGTCCTCCATAAACAGTATAACCTTGATTTGTTAAAAATTCTATTAATTTATTTCTTGTTTGGAAATTAATAGATGTTGATAACTCACCTTCAAAACATTTTAATAAGTCTTTAATTTTTTGCATACTTTTTCCTCCTTAATTTTAAAATAATAATGATATAATATGTGACGAATTATATAATACGTCCAAATATATATAGTTATCTATTTTGTAAGATAACTATATACTTTCGACGTACTAGATGAATGATATTACGTCACTATTATTTACATCAAATACATCTCTAAAGATACTACTTGGTAAGGTAATATTTATCGTAGGGTCTACAGCCATACGTAAACCTACAGATTCCCTTACCTTTATTTCAGTATCTTTTATTACCAATCTATGATATGATAATAAAGCTTTAGCCATATTATAATCATATCCACTTCTCATCATAGTCATATAATATTCTGGAAGTACACTTGGATCGACTGGCTTTTCAAGTATACTATCCAAAGTTTCTTTCTTTACATTTGGAAGTAATTGTGATACGAAATTACTCATAGCATCTATATCATAATGTCCCACTGATAAGAATGCTGTTGCTGCTGGATTACATAGATAAGTATTCATATAATTTACTATATAATCATTTATCACTATACTGTCAGTAAGTTCTGGTACGAACTTATGTAATGCCGACATTATTTGATAATCTGGAATAGCATATCCACTACTAATTTCTGGAACCCATATATTTGCCAATGTATCTATTGTAAGGTCCATAGGTTTATTAGTGATATTTAATAGTCCAGATACAGCATATTTACTAGTACTATTCTTCCAAATAGTATACATACTCTTAGCATCATCTGCTGTTATACTAACATTAGGAAATCTTGCATTTAAATAACTCAAAAGTTCATCAAGAGTTCTTTTATAATTATCAAAATCCATAGACATACCTAACGGTCCTACTACTAATTTTATATTTCCAGATTTAATAAGAGCATCATTTCTAGCACAAAGTTTACTCATACTATAATGAATTTCGTTTTTATCTGAAATAGGGATTCTAGTATCCCCAGGATTAATCTGAGGATACCACTCCTTTATTGTAATTGGCTTTATGCCATTTGTCATTATTACGTTATTTAACTCAATTAAACTTATGTACATATTCTCCTCCTTAGAAATAAACTACTGGTTGTGCTCCAACAGTTCCTCCAAATGCATTTTGATTTTGTGCATTAAGAGATGCTGATGTTACTGGTTGTACACCTGGTACACCTGATGGAAATGCTACTCCGACGTTCATTAAAGCTGGGTCCATAGCAGATGTAGATGCAAATCCGTTATATCCAGCTGTAAGTGGAGATGCTGGAGTATACATATTGTTATTTACAACTGGTGCTGGTGCACTATAAGCTGGAGCTTGGAAAGCTGGAGCTTGATATGTTGTATTAGTAGGTGTATAAACTCCTGGGTTATATCCACTATTATTTACTTGAGCTGGTCCTAATACTGGTTGAACTGCATTATAATTTGGTGCATTGTAAGCTGGTGCCGCAAATGTATTTACCGCAGGTATTGCCATTGTATTATTTACTGCTGGTGCTTGATAATTATTATACGCTGGAGTACTGTAATTATAAGCTGGTTGAGCATAATTAGATACTGGTGCTACTACAGGATTATAAACTCCACTGTTAGTAACTTGAGCAGGTCTCAAGTTTACATTGTATGTAGGTTGAGCCATATTGTAGTTAGCATATCCTTGAGTTTGAGTTGTTGCTCCTGCTAATTGAGCAGCTAAAGGATTAACTAAACCAGGATTATATCCTGTGTTATTATTGTATCCTGTATTATATCCTGCGAAATTATAAATACTTCCAGCCGCTGGTTGAGTATTATAATTATTATATCCTGGAGTATACATTCCTGGAGTATAACCACTATTTGTTATTTGAGCAGGTCCACTTGGTCTAGCAACTGATTGAGCTTGTACTTGAGCTTGTAAAGTTGCTATTTGAGCTTGTAATTGTTGAATAGTTTGTAGTAAACTATTTACATCATACCCTGCTGGTTGTTGCATTGCTGGTTGAGCCACTGGTTGCACTGTTGGTTGTACACCTGGCATTCCTGCTAAAGCTCCTGCTGCTGTGTTAAATCTGTTATCCACCATTCCTGTTCCAAATCCGTCCATTCCATTAATAGTTCTTGCTGTTTGCATATTTATTCCTCCTTGAAAATTATTATTATTTGCTACTTCTACTCTAAACACGTTGTCGTGTGTTGAACATACTTTATATCTATAGTGTGGTGGGAAGTTATTCCAGCTTCCTATTTGAAGTTGATCTGTATTTCCAAATTCAGATGGTCTTGGATATCCTCCCTTATCTGTTATTGCTTTCATTCTAGCATCTCTTATTAAAGACCACGCTGCTTGCATAAGTGGTATCCATACATTATTAACTATAAATACTCTACCGTCTGCATATTTAACAGCAACTTCTTTATCATTTATATAAAACATTTCTTCATCTAATTTAAATTCAGGTAATCCCCATAGATATTGAGTACCAAATGAATAATCCTTATCTATGTTTGGGTCTATTCTATATTCAACTATTTGTGCACTAGGCATTCCTAAATTAGGATTTATAGCTGGTGCTGGTTTGTCTCCCACAACTGGTAATTTATCCCTTTGTCCCATCAATACCTTCTTATCATTTTCAGCTGTATTTGTATTAAATAAATTTGTAGCTGGTTTACTTGGATTAATTGGAGCAGCTTGCTTTATAGTCACATTTGGCATTACTACATTACCAGCTTCCTTCTTTAATCCCCAAGGGTCTGATTCGCCCTTACCGATTTGAATACCAGCTGTCGGTCCAAAATTACTTTGAACTGCGGCTGCTGCTTTTTCTATTATGTCTTTATCCTGTACAGTTATCATCTTTTCTCCTCCTAAATCTTTTATTTCATTTACCACTGATGTTTCCAGTGGATTTATCTTTTGCCCTTTTCTTGCATGAAGTCTTTCTAACATATTCACAGTATATTCTTTATTATCATATACAAATGTATACATTGGATGAGCTTCAAAATACTCTATTGCTAAACTAAGCCATGCTGATATATAAGTGTATTCTGACATCTTACTATTAATAAATCCTAAGAATGCCAAGTCTACCAATGTTTTATAAATCTTTGGTGTTATGTTTGGTATCTTTTTACTTATCATATCATCAAGCTTAAATGCTATATCTTTTGCCATTTTAACATTCGGGTATATTATTTCATCATAATTATATAATACTTCATATAATTCTGATATAAGTAATTCATTAGTACTTTCCCCAATTTGTTTTTCTTGTACTACGTCATCAAAGTCTAGTCCTGCTACTTTGAATATTACAGATAAATGCGAAAGTTGTTCTTGGTTTAGTAATGTTCCCAATGCTAGTAATTGTGGACGGAGGTTGTCGACGGCCACTGACAGCTTATTCTGTAAATCTGTAAGAGTCGTAAGTCTGATGTCTCTGACTCTATCTAAATCAATTACAGATTTATCACTAGCTCTTTCTACCATTCCATGTTCATCACTATATGCATCTGCAAGTGCATCCTCCGGATAAACTTTCTCAGATGGTCGTTTAAACCATCTACTATGTCTTGGTAAATAGAACAGTGCTTTTAGCTGTTCATCAGTCAAGAATAGATAATTATTATTATCTGCCAATGACTGTATTACATGTTCAAGTCTAGATTTGTCGATAGCCTTGATATTTGGGTTATTCTGAACTCTTTGAACTTCTTCTGCAAATTTCTCTAAGTCATCGTCCATAGCAATTCCTTTAACTCCTAGTTGACGTGCTTGAATATCTGCATATTCATTTTGAGACATATTTTCATATATATCTCTTGCTTCTGGCGTAAGTTCAACATGATGTTCCATTTTAACATCTGTGTCAGACTTATCTACCAGCTTTTTATCTTCTGGTATTTCATCAAAGTCATGCTCTGTAATCCTTTCAACAGATAGAGGACTTTTAATATTTGTATCTCCATTCTCATGCACTATTGGAACTATTTCAGCCTCTTCGATAAATTTAATATGTTCATCTAAGAAACGTCCATTACGTTCTTCATATTCTTCTTCAGTCAAAGGCTCATCAAGATATCTCATAAACTTTTGATATATCTTTGCTCCTGGTGTTAAGTTTCTAGTGCATAAGTTAGAATAATCTTTATCTACTGCTCTACAAGCATCTTCTATTTCATTAAAAAAGCCCATAGCTATATTGAACTTAATGAAGTCGTCTAATGCAGCTTCACTTAAATCCAATATAGATGTTACGCCGTATGGTTCCAAAGACTTCAATACGGCATTTTGATTTGCTTCTGAAAGTTTAAATCCAGGAAATAGTTCATCTTTGCCATCTTCTGGTTCATGAATATTAGTTAGAGTTTTATATGGCTCTGTTCTATCCATACCCAGTTTCCAGTCTGGATGTCTTTTCCTAACTTTCTTTATATATTTTTTCTTTCTATTAGTATCAAAGTGTTCATCAAACACCCATCTTTCATAGAAAGAAGACTTTTCTAAATACTTCTGTTTAGCTTCCGGAGAAAGTTTCTCAACTTCTGCATCTGGTAATAATAATTGAGCTTCTATCTCTTTTAAGCTATCGAATCTAAAGGCTGTGTCTTCCAGCCATTCTTTGAATTTATCCTCATCTAAAGATATGATAGCTTCATTCATATTCTACCTCCCTAATATCCTAAATGTAATATTGCATCAGCTAGGACCATTAGAGCTTCTCCAGATGCTGGACCAAATACAGTTGGGAATGCAGTTTGCATATAGTTTGCTACATTTTGAACTGTAACTGAAGTTCCTGGATTTGACATATATGTTGAAGTATATGCCAAGACATCTTGAATCTTAACAGCTTGTCCTTTAGCTAATACGTGTATGATATAATTATACACTACTTGACCAACTGTTCCATTATTTTTATTCAATGCGAATAATGCTGTATTAATTATGGTATTGTGATGTATATCAAATGACATTGCATTACGTAAATTAAAATCAGCATAATCTGCTAATACAAATCCACATTGAGATAATAATTCTGATAAATTACTGTATCCCATAAATCCAAGTGCATATGCTATTACTACACCTGTTTTATATGGTAATACATTCGTATTTGCAGCTAATTTAGTTGCATATACTAACTTATCATCTACTGTTAATTTGAATACAGTATTTGGATTACCTAATGCGTCTTCAGCTAACATTAAATGAATATTATCTAAAGCTGTTTCTGGTAATCTAGTAGCTCCACTTACTAATGCACTATAGATAGGTAAGTGTGCAAATATAGATATTTCATTTATATATCTATTTATCATATCACCTACAGATAATGTTTGTGGTGCTGTTGCCACTTGTGCTGCTTGAACATTTCCTACTGCTACTGTAGGTCCTACTGCAGCTGTCGGTTGTTGCGGAGCTATAGTTAAAGCTGCTTTTGCCATATTACTTACTGAAGTTGCTAATGCGAAATAACTTTCCGTAATATTACAAAGTTTTAATGCCAATGCGTATGCTTTAGCATCATTTGCTTTAAGTATACCTAACATTCTTATCAAATCTTCATTAATCATTGGTTTAAGCAATTCTTTATCTTGTAATGAAGTTTGAATACTTCCCATTCTTGCCAAAAGTCCAATTAAGAAATTTGGATTAGCTTGATTTATTGTAGCTATATCCATTTCTGTAACTGAACCATCCGCATTATTTGGGAACATTTGAATATAACTCATTCTATACAATTCTCTATTGAATGATATTAAATCTCTATCATTAGTAAAGTTATATAGATTGCTACATAAATCCCCCACGATGTTCATAACATCTGGGTTTTGTGCTACAGCTAATTGCGTAGCGTAAGGCTTTGTGTTTGCCCTTTTATAGGCATCATTGACTAATGCAAACGAATAGTCATACCTATTTCTAAATGCAGTCGGATTATAATAATTATTTATGAACGTATCAAACGGAGTTGTAATCGTTCCGTATAGTCCATCTCCTCCTGCTGGAACATGCTTTAGATGTTCCGAAATTCTCCCTCTTAAATCTAGTAGTTGATTTCTTTCGACGTTAAACATTTTCTTTTCCTCCTTATATTTTTTTTAAAGTAAAATTGTATAATAATACCTAAATATATATAGTTATAGATATGATAACTATTCTATATAGACCTAAGTTTTTTATTTAATTCATCCTCTTCCAATTCAGTGTCTAATACGTATTCATCTAATGTAGTATTATTATCCATATTAAACGGTTCATAACTCATAGTATTATCATCAGATAAATAGAACATTCTAATACTACGTCCATAATCATCTTCTCTTATTCTAAATTTATCTAAAGGCATAACCACATGTATTTCGCTACTATTAGGTATAAGAGTTCTTACTGGTCCAGAGTTACGAAGTCCTTTTGTATAATGAACGTACATAGTTTCATTATCCATATCTCTTGGACTACGGTTATATCTTGCTGTACCATCTCTATCTTTCTTAACTCCCATACTCATAAAGTTTTGATATGTAATTTGATCTGTCTCTTCATTTCTTTCTTCAATAGAAGTTTTATGACAGAATATCATAAGCTCTAATTCAGTAGAAAGAAGTTTAGAACCAGCTAACAATCCAGGACTAAAGTTAAGCACTGGGTCTACTTGTCTAGGCCATTTAGCACATTCTCCAATAATGTTTCCCACTTCTCCAGATAATTGTGCCGCAGTCAATACAGGAACTGATTTGTGTACTGCTAAGTCTCTGCATTCTTTTACTTTCTGTCTAAGCAATGCTGCTCCGTCTGCTCCTGTAGTTCCTAAATGCTGATGTTTACTACTATATACTTCTAGTCTGTCTACGTAATCTATTAGTACCATTATAGGCATAAATCCTAAATTCACACAGTTATTAAACTCATCATCTACTTCATTAATAGTAGTATAGTAATCTCCGGTAAGTCTTTCTATATATACTATAGGAAGTTGAAGTCCGCTTTTCTTATTAGTTTCTAATACTAATCTTTCTATATCTTCATCAGTCATCCTTTTCATTTCTTCTTCATCTATAGATATTCCGCACCATTGTAAATGTCTTACCATAAGTTGCTTTCTTGTAAGCTCTAAGCTTATGTATAAAACACATGGCTTATATTCTTCATTTATAATATCACATCTATTACGTTTACTAGTATATAATGCAATATTTTGAAGTATCATTGATTTACCTGAACCAGTATATGCTCCGAATAATATACACGTTTTTCCTGTAAACCCTCCCCCGCAAAGCATATCTATTGCTGGGATGGTTTTAATTCTATGGGTAACTGCTTTACGCATATCTACTAACACTGGTGTTAAAGTTCCATGTGTAGTTTCTGCATCAGGGTCAATTATCAATACATTAGATGACGCAGAACCTATCTTAATCATATTTACTTGCTTATATAATTCATCAGACGCCTGCATAAATGTACGCATAGCATCTACTGTCTTTTTACTATTACTTGCATATTCTATAGTATTAAGACTATCTTGTAATGTCGTAACAGTATTTTCTACTTTACTTCTTACACTAATCGCATTGATAGTGTCTAATAAATCTTTTCTAAATGATGCAGTGTAGAAGCTATCATCATTTATATTTACCTTTACTTCATCTGAAAATTCTGTTTGACTTATTTCATACATAACTTCATTTCTATCTATAATGTTTTCATCTAATACTTTAGATAAAACATGAAGTAAAAGTTGTATATCTTTATCTGTTTTATATTCTTGATTCATACTATTAATACATCTATTTGCAGCTGATACGAAAGCTCTATCTTTAACATCTTGTAAGATACAGTTTAATACAGCCACTATAAGTTCTTTTCTCATTCGTTATCTCCTTCTAAAATTCGTTTTAATATATCCTCAGGGATACTTTTATTGTAAGTTTTTGTGTATATATCTTTTAATAAATGTACTGCGTCTTGAGTTTGTAGTACAGTTTTATTAATTACATATTCTTTTTCAACTTTTACATTAGTTTTCTTTATATATTTAGCATTAATGCTTTGCTTCCAAGTGTTATATTTATTCTTCGTCTGGTCTTCATTATTAAGTATTACATTAAATATAACATTATCGTAGCTAGGTCTAATACTATTTGCTATAAGAACGTCTAATGTATTTTTTGTAAAATCTAAATTTATATATTCATGTTTTATTAAATAAGGATTTTCTATAGTTCTATATTCATAATCATTACTATGTAAATCTATAAGTTTAAGTCCATAGTCTTTATTATGGTCATGTCCTCTTTCATTTATTATTCTATTAGTATAATAAACATTCTTATTAGATATGCTACTATGAACATGACCTCCTACTACAAGATATTTTGCTTTATTTATAAAGTCATATTCACTTACGACTATAGAACGTCCCATATTAAATTTACTATCCACTTGATTTAAAGCTGGAATAGCAAAGTCCATCATACCGTGGAATATAACCACGTCTGATTTTGTATGTTTATTTAAATCTTCTAAGAATAATTCATACTTTGGATAATATAACTCTGGTACTAATAATAAAGAAATTCCTTGTATTTCCATATTTGTCATTTTATCCACATATATAAACGTGTCAAGCATCTTATGTATATTCTCCATAATCCTTCCATCGTGACTTGGAGTTCCTCTTAATACTATAAAACACGTATTATATTCTCTACATATTTTTGATATGTTTTCTACAAAGCTAACTAGATTAATAAACTCTTCTGTCTCTGCTCTTAAGTTAGCATCATCAGTAGTATCTCCAGCTATACAGAATATATTTGGTCTATATGTTTTAATCGTATCCTCTATATAAGATAAGAGACACGGAATTAATTCCTTTTCTATTCTTTCAAAATGTAAATCTGCTGTAATTAAAATTCTTTTCATATTAAAATCTCCTTTACAAAGTTCGTTAAATACGGTATAATATATATAATTATCTGGTGAACAATTATACTTTAAGGAAAAAGACAATATAGTGTCGAAATATTTATTTTATAAGGGGTGTTTAAAAATGTCACGAGAAAAAGAGTCGTTTTTACAATCAGTGAAAATCACTATAACACTTTCTGCACACATGTTTTATGCGTGTTTTACTTGGGGTGTTGACGCATTATATATAATATCTATGAGCCTTTTGGAGAAGATTACAAAGCATAAGGAAGCTCTTAAATCATTAATTCCAGATAAAGCTTTAAACTTTCTAGAGAAGTTACAAAAAGAAATAGAAAATAATAAAGAAGCTCTTAATACAGCTACAGAGATAGTAAAAGAAACATTTGAATCAGCTAGAAATATAAATAAATTTGAAGAAACAAGTGTACAAGATACTGTCCAAGAAAATTGCGAAGTTAATAAATCTTCGGAAGAAAACCCTAATATGTCTAAAACCCAAGAGGAAGCAGACATAAAAATTAAAGTAGAACACCCACATACTGAATTTGAAAAAGGATTGGATGCTACTGTGCAAAGCATCGTTAACATAACTGTAGGGGATATTCATATACATAATATATCTAAAATTTCTAGTATAGTATCTACATTAAAGAAACTTGGGGATGAAGTAAGTCATTACGACCCTAAGACTACAAGTGTAGAAGACTTACAAGAACTTGGAAAAATAATAGCAGAAAACTTAAATAAACTTGACGAAGATAAGAAAGGTGATTGATGTGTTTAAATTGTATAAGCTTAAGAAATCTGTAGATGATGATAACTCTGTCGTAATTTATAGTTGGGATGGAATTGTCAGCGATAGAAAGATAATTAACATTTGGAATAATATAGTAGATTCATATAAGAAATATCCTAAATTAAATCTAGACGACTGTCTTGATATATTGGATATATTTTATGATGAAGTGTTAATGTATCGTAGTGTTGTAAATAAAAGCTTAAGTGTAACTCAGTTGTTTACTGATAGCACATTTAGAATATATCATATCAAACATGCAGAGGGAAAGGTTATTAAAAGAGTAGCTATATTAACTGCCAGAATAAATAATACTATCAATAAAGGTATTATAAGACCTATAGTTAGATTTGAATATGTAGATGATAGTAGTGCATTAATAAAACATGAAGAAATAGTGAACTTAAGTAAAAACAAAGCATCAGTATTAGATGATGTATCAAGTAGATGATTGGGAGTAGAGATGCTCCCTTTTCATTTATTTACGGCAATAAAGATAGGTAATTTTTAGCTATATATCATATAGTGTTATTATAATATATTAGTATATTATATATAAGGAGTTAACTATGTACGTCGGGATAAGAAAGTGCATGGTGGGAGACGAATGACAGCTTAATGATGCAGTTAAGTGAAGGTCGTTCACATGAGATAGTTTGGCAGCTATCAATCATATCAGCAGTACGATGTGATACATGGAGAGGCTCCTAGAGTTACATGGATGGAGGTGGCAGCAATCAGATGCTTAGGGCGATAAGATTGGGCGTTGTAGGTTTTGAAGCGAGAGCTTGTAATGGAGACGCGAAGGTCGATGCTGGTGTAACTTGGAAAAGAGAAGAATAGTTTGAGTACTGACAACAAACCAAACAAACTATAATAAAGGAGGCGTACTTCTTCTTTTTTTTGTTTGGCGTAAATAAATGGATAGGGGGAATTAAATCCCCCGAGTGATAACGTGAAAGATAAAACTAATAAAAATTCACATTATCAGTTGTTATAAAATTATGCGTAAGTTAACACAACTTGGTCAGTAGCTGCCTTTTGTCTAATAGTTTCTAGTAATTGTTTTCTATCAGATTCCGCATTCTGGAAGTTATCTAAACTTAAGTCTACGTTTCCAGTTCCTATCTCTATCTTAAGATTTCTTAAATCATTATTATAAAGATTTATCATCAAGTCGTATCTACATAGTTCTTCAAACCAGTTTTCTAAACCTATAGTAATAGTGCTCAAGTTTTTAGGATGTGTACACTCTATTACTACTTTATAATATCCCCCATACATCGGAGTATTATATTGCCCCATATTCTTCATTACTAAAGAAGCGGGAGGTCTAAAAGCAATACTAGGTTTTTCTATATTTTGCTTAGCTATAGATTTAGCAGTCCATGATGGCAAGTCATTCTTTATACTTGTACTCCATCCATTTACTAATCCATATCTACGCGTTTCATTTAAGAAAGCTCTTTTTATTTGTACATCAAGCTCTCTAAATCTATCCATAATCGAGTCTGGTATTCTATAAGCAACATCATTATAAGAGTATATTCCTCCTATAATTTCTTTACTCCATGCTGTAACTATACTATCTATATTCATTACTATATGAAATCCAGATACTCTGTTAAAGGTTTTAAGACTATTATTAATAATACTGTCTCTTATAATATTATCATTATAAGCAGCTCCAAGTATTCCATTCAGTCCTATATCTTTTTTTAGCTTATCTATAAGTACATTTATATTCATAATTCCTCCTTATTAGAAGTCATTAAGTATACTTAATTTAGTCATCTTCATCGCATCTTCAAATGAAGCTGTTTTCTTAACTGGGTTCTTTATTAATATAGCAGAAGTAGTAGGGTCTATCATAACTATAGACTCATTTCCTATATACTTATTAATTAGAGAATTACTTTCAGTTCCAAACATACCAGCAGTACGTTGTACAAGTTCTAAGTTTACTACTTTCATATTAACAGTGTCGTATATTTGAACTTTTCCTCCAGTTAGTACGCTATTCCAGTTAGCTGGATTTTGTACGTAATCTATACCTATAACTTCTATTTCTTTTGCAAGAATAGGATTTTGCGTATTATCAAATTGTCCCACAGTACGTATAGAAAATCCTGGTGCAACTCCATTAAGCATTTCTAATGCTATATGTGGATTTGTAATAGAAGTTTTTATTGTAAAGTATGTTTTATTATTAGCTTGTCTATATCCAATAACTCTATGAGTAATATTTTTACCAGGTGCACTATGTAATCTTTGCATAGTTCTTTGGAATGCTCCCTCTGGGTCTTTATTATCCAATTCTATAGTGGGGTGCTCATTCTCCAATGGTGTTAATAGTTATTCGCTACATAACTACAGAAGTATTTCAACTTCTTCTCTATATTTCTATAGACGATCATCTTATGATGAAAGGAGTTAGACTGAGCTCATCTAACATCGTTCAGACTATATCATTCCCTTATAATAAGGGTGTGTGCTTTTCTTCCTTGCTTAAGGCTTTACTTCCTTTCGGAATAGTCGTTGATCTACAATTTGTAGAGCTGATTGTCCATTGTTTATGAATACTTAGGATTTAACCATATATTCATCCTCTAACTTGTTTCTACTTTCGTTACCTTTTCAGGCTTAGAGGCTTTAGGATATTCCAGCTTTTAACACACTTTCTTTCTCACATTACTATAAGAAAGGGCACTAACGACCGCAAACCCCTCCTTTTCTCAACTGATTTTGAAATCCGTAATTCTTCATTCCGTTTAAGAAAACATCAGCTGGATATAATTTATTATTACTTGTAGGTTTACTGTGGTCTATAGCTTCTATTTCAAATACGATATAAGATTCTCCATTTCTAATACTTCTTACTAATTCTGGAGTTAATCCTTTTATCATATATTCTGTAGCAGTACTATGGTTTCCACCGTCCCAAGAATCTGATTCTACTCCTATAGTATCAGATAATTTATCTACTTTAATAGAAGTTATAACTTGATTTAGAGGAGCTATTCTATCTTCGATTAACATTCTTTCAGTATATTGCATTATTTCCTCCTTTGTAAAATCAAATAAAAAAAGAGTGGAGAACCTCATTACGAAGTTCTCCAAATCTTTTTATATATCTTATGGTATTAATTGAGTATTATATCCATAAACAGCTAAATCTCCTGCTGCTCCTCTCAATGTGTTGAAATTGAATGTGCAGTCCATGCATAAGCTTGGAACGTTAGGATGCATAGGATTACGTTGAGCTGGGTCGTTAGTTATTCTGATAGGTGTTTCAGAAGCTAAGCAAGTTTGGATATTTGGTTCAGCAAATGAAGGTATAATATTATAAGTATACTTAATTTGGTCTGGAGCCAATGGGTTACCAGAGTTATCTGTAGTTTTAGCTTCTAAACCAGATTTATCTGTACCAACGATGATAGCAGATATAGGTGATTTAATATCGTCTCCGATAGTTAAAACATTTACAGATGCTTCTTGGTTTACTCCTAAGAATGTGTTATCTGCAGTTTCAGAAACTTCTCCTACTACAGCAGTCATCTTACCAGCAAATACACCTAAGTGGTAAGAAGAAGTAAACATTGTTAATTGTGCTTCTTTTTGAGATTGAGAAGCTATTCTGAACTTATTAGCGATAGCTTGGAAAGCTGGTCCTAATTGTACATTAATAGTTTCTAGCTTTCTTACAGATGTTGCTATTTGTAAGTCTACTGTTTGAGCAGCATATAATGTTTTCTTTCTTTCTAATTCATCTGCTTGAGTAAAGTCTTCTATAACTTTTTTCTTCATATCGAAGTATCCATTAAAGAAGAATCCTTCTTTTCTGTGTCCGATGAATTCAGTAGCCATGTTCATAATTCTTGCGAAGTAAGAACCTCCAAGTCTTTCATCAAGCACTTCAAGTTGGTCTTGTAATATAGGAACCCAGTCTTTGATTTCTGGACCAGCGTTAATATATCCTCTTTCTTCTTTTAGAGCATATTCTGGTCTAGATTTCCATAAGTTGAATGGGTCTAATATTTTGAATTCGATATCAATAGCATCTACATCGTTAGCTGCAGTTGAACCGTGAGCTTTATTACAGTCTACAACGATACTTTGGTCTTGTCCATTGAATTGGATATATAGATAGTAAGTATCTGTAGGTCTGCTTTGGTCTGGAGTTATTAATAATACTTTACCTTTGTAATCTTGTTCGTTATTAGTTTCAGTAAGCATTCTTCCAGCATTTATATCATAAATAGGACCAAATTTTTGACCATTTATTTCTAATTTTTCTACATAGAAATCTGATCTTACTAATTCATCTGCATTGATAGCTGATTTTTGACCAGCAGCTATTGTAGCTTGAGTTTCCATTACTCCGTTGTTTTCAACGAATAATAAATCACTTCTTAATTTGATAAGTTGTCTAAAGTTTGCTTTCTTTATACTTACCTTTTTAGTCATAGTTTTGAATAATTTAGAAATTCCTTCTAATTTAGAACCTGATGTATCTTGAGATTTAGGGTCGATGAATGATAATACATCTTCTCTTTTAAACTCTTTAACTATAGTATGAGTTTCAGGGTCTATAATTTGATATATAGGTACTAAAGTGTGTACAGGAATTGAAGTAAATTTATTATAAAGTTGTTTTATTTTGATTACTTTTGTGTACATTGTAGCACAAGCAGCTATCCATTGTACTTGAGTTTCAAGTTTAGGATAAACTATAGCTGATTGATATGAATATGTTTCCATACCTGGTGCTAATGGACCAACTTGAGATTCTTTTACTCCTGCGAATACAGTGAATAAAGCACTTTCTAAAGCTGCTTCAGCTTGTTCTTTTTTCCATTTAGCTCCAATAGCAGATGCTCCTGTTAATCCTTTTTTGAATGCATTGTTATCTGCATTTGTTTTTTCATTTTTTAAGTGTCTTAAAGCAGCTTGTACTTCAGTAGGAAGAGCTCCAAATTTATCTGCATTAGAAGCAAATTCTTTTGCAGCAGCTTCTAATCCTTTAGATATATCTGTTCTCATCATTTTCAATTTTAATTCCTTGTCAGTCCATTCTGATTTATTTACAGATGGAATGTACTTTCTTAAAATTGAAGCTATTTTAATAGTAGTATCACTTCCGTATTGTCCGAATGCTTTCTTCATTATGTTTGTATGATCGTTAGGATTTGCAGTCATAAATGAAGAGAAGTTTTCTAATCCTACAACCTCATTAGCAAGGACTTCTGGAATATAAGTATATTTATTTTGCATTTATATTTCCTCCTTATATATAATAATAAAAGAGGAGTTTGGTTTCTCCTCTTTTATTTTAGATTATTATTTGCTTACAGCGTCTCCGATATGAGTTTCACCAGATATAACTTTAGCAGCATCAGCAAGAATCATTTGGATAGCAGAACCTACTTCTTTCATAGTCATATTAACTATTTTCTTGAATTCAAGTAAGTTTTGAGATAGAATTCCTAATCCAGATAATAAGTTATTTCTTGTATCAGCTGGAGTTCTAGGTTCATTACTAGCTCCGTTAGTTCCGTCATCTAGTCTTTCATTTCCTAGTTTTTCTATAGCTCTATCTACCATCTTATCCATTTTTTTCCATTGTCTAAACCATTTGATATCTCTTCTAGTAGCTCCTTCAATAGATACAAGAGCTCTTTGAATTATTCTCTTAGTTTCTTCAACAGAGTGATCTGTTTCTTCTCTTAAAGTTTCAACAGTATCTTTCAATGCATCTTTAAATTGATCCATTCTATCTTTCATACCATCATTTCCGTTAGCAGTTCCACTTAATAAAGCGTTAACTATATCTGCAGCAGCTCTTGTATCGACACCAGAGTTATTAACTCTTCCTGCAATACTTCCGTATACGCATCCTTGAAGTCTGATAGATTCGTTTATTACGAATGTAGCTAATTGTTGAGGTTCTGATGTTGCATTTCCATTAGGACCACCATAGTTATTAGGTCTATATCCTCTAATAGCTTCTATGAAAGTTTCTACGAATGTAGCAGCTCCAGCTATATTTCTGATAGAGTATTCTTTATCTCTTTCATCTTCTCCAGCATGGATAGCTAATTTATTTATTTTTCCTCTATACTTTTTAGCAAGTTTAGAGTAAGATTTCCATCTTCCATCTGTTATTAAGAAGAAGTCTACTATCGAAGTTAAGAATTTCCATACTTTAGAAAGTAATTTCTTAACAGCTATGATAACGTTGTATCCTCCTCTTTTAACCATATTTACGATAGCTTCTGTTCCTAATGAATCAGAGTATCTATCGTATTCATTCATTGATAATCCTGCACTTTCTAAAGCAGCTTCTTGGTTTACTAAAGCAAATCCAAGGATGCTTGTAGAAGTTGATTCTAACCCTTCAACCATATGGTCTATGTCATCTAATGCTAATAATTCTTCAGCAACTTCAGAACCAGCATATAATTCAGGACCGAAATCATTTTCCATTCCTGACTCTAATCCTAGAGTTTCGTTTATTACTTTAATTAAATTATTCATTAATTTCTTCCTCCTTTATGTTAATTATAATGCTTTAGCTATTAACCATTTAGCATCTGTAAATAATTCGTCAGCTATTCTTACGTAATGTTTAATAAACATGTTCATGTACATAGCTGTACTATTTAGATAATATATGAAATCAGATAAAATTTCATTGATAACCATCATATGTTCTCTTCTGTTTTCTCTATTAGTGTCATTAGTTCTATCTCCTCTGAAATCATTTTCCATATCTCTTCTTACAGTTTCAAGTCTCTTAATACCTCTATCTACTTCTTTAGCGATATCTCTTCTACCAGTTCTTTGAAGGTATAGGAAGTCTAGTCCAGCAGATATATAATTGAATAAGTCCATATTTCTAACACTTCTAACATTATCTTTCCAGTTCTTTATTTCTTCAGCTATATCATCTTTATGTTCTGGATTTATAAGATGTCCGTTTACTTGAGCTGTAGCTCCACCTAATCTTCTATAGTTAGTATTAGTATCAGTGTCTCTTATAACTGTTCTATTTAAACCGTTTAAGTTACCCATATTTACAGTTCCTCCAACATCAGGATTAGAAGTAGTTCCAAGAGTTGTAGCTATATTTTCACTATATAAGTTAATAGTCAAGTATGATGCATTATAGAACGCAACAATAAAGTCAAGACCTATAACTCTTTGGTTATTAGCTCTTAAGAATGTTGTAATGTCTTCAAGGTTAGTAGATGTAGCTATGTTAGCAGGAACGTTTTGGTTATTTCCTTCTCCAGTAAAGTATCTTACTAACTCTTTTTCCATTTCTGAATCAGAATCACCTTTAGCATAAATTCTCTTAGATGCATTAGCTCTTGCTTTTTGCACATCTTTTCTAATTTTCTTAGCTTTATCTCCAAGTGATCTGAAGATTTTCTTTGTATTAGTAGTTAATCCGAATATTCTTTTTAACCAAGCAATACAAGTATTAATTAAGCTTTTTAATTGAGCAAGACCAGAGTATGCTCTTCTTTTTACTACGTCTGATAAAGCTTCTGTACCTACGATGTCTACTAAAGCTCCTTCTAATCCGAAACTTTTGTATACGTCTAATGGAGCAGCCCCTTCAACTCCACATTCTTTTTCAGCCATAGCCACATATACGTTTTCAGCAACTGATGTAGCAGCAGTTATAGCAGAAGCTTCTGCTTCATAGAACGCAGCATCTATTTCAGACTCTATACCAATTTCTTCCATCATTTCATCTAGTAATGATTTAGGTGCGTCTTCTGCATTAAAAGCACCAGCTGATTCATTACCAATTCCTAGTAATTGTTCTAATGTTAACATTAATTTCCTCCTTATATCTATTTATTTATTAGTTTTTATCACTGACGCTTGTCATACCTGCTCCTAATCTAGCAGCATCTGTTATAACAGCATCTAGTAGTGAGTTTACACTTTGCATACATTTTTGTGTGTTATTAGCAATAGCAGCCATAAGTTGTCCAGTAGCCACTACTTCGTTAAACATAGCTTCTCCCTCATCATTTCCATAATCAGTATAATCTTTAGATAATTTAGAGATAAGTTTACGTTTAACTTTTTCTAATTTTTGTGCAACTAGTTCAAAGTTCCAAAGTTTTTTATTATTTTGAGCCAATGTAACAAATGCAGTTAATGCATGTTTAACTTGCATAAATGCTTTATTATAAGGCTTTTCTTCAGGTTCATTTACAGTAACTCTTTCTGCAGAATCTCCAAGAACTTTCTTTAGTGTAGATACAGCTTCTTTATATTCTTGAACATCCTTTATAGCATTAGCAGCTGCATCATCTGCATCATTCGATACTCCGAATAGTTTCTTAATAAATGCTACGACAGTAGTCAATACTTGACCGTTTGTCTTAATAGTTTCCTTAACTATTTTTTGTAGTTCACCCTCTTTTTTCAAATCTTCTAAATAGCCATCTATATTATAAGATTTAGCTTGAATTTTTGTGTAAAATTCGCTATTCAAAGGATTTATCGAAGCTATCAAACCTCCCATAGCGATTATAGCAGCCATAAGTTGCTTTATAAGTAATTCAGCACCAGATTCAACGACCTTTTTTTCTTCTTTTAGAGTACCTGCATTTTCTTTCTCTTCTTTAACTACTTCATTTGTTTCAACTAGACCTTTAAACATTTCAGTTAGTTTATCTAGTGACCATGTAGTTACTAATACTACTCCAAGAGCTTGAATTAATCCAGCAGCAGCATCTGTACATTTTACTACTTTATTTTCGCCTTCTTTATCTTTGAATTCTTTTCCTAGTTTTGAACTCATTTCGTCCATTTTCTTTATATAAGCTTTCGCTTTGTCAAATCCAGATTTCAATGACTTACGGATATTTACTATTCCTTTGAAGAATCTGATAATCCATCCGAAAAAGAAGTTTATAAATTTCTTTATCCATAATCCCAAATTAGACTTAACTCTAGACGCCATATTTTTAACTTTGTCCTTTAGTCCTTCTGTTCCTATTATTTCTTGTAATCTTTCTTCGTCAAACATTATTATAGATGATAGACCGTCGAAATCAACTTGAGAGTCAAGTTCGTAAGAAACTTCTATGCTTGAATTCGTGGTATATTCTTGCCAGCTTTCTAACGCCTCCTTGATATTAGCATATGACTCGTAGTGGAAATCATCCATATATATTCTTTCATTCATATTTATATATCACCTCCTTCATCATCTTCATCGTTATAATTTGACACTAATGTTGTTACTTGCTGGATTTTTCTACATTTCCTACTAGCTCATTATAGATATCTTTTAGCTTAGATAAGTTTGCATATATAGAAAAATATGTAGCGAATATGTCATCGTGTGGTTTATCTATGATTACATTCAGATATTCATCTACAATATCACCCAGTCTATTATATTCTTGTATTACTTGGTCAAATAGTTCTATATGTTCTGAATCTTGTATTACTACTCTTTCACACATAGAAATATTTGCTTTTATTATATCTTGAAGTTCTAGAAATCTTTTAGGAAAGACTGCTCTAACTTGCTTATTCATATCATGTTCATCTTCAATAGTCTTCTTTCTATTTAGTTTTATCACTTTCTTTTTCTGTTTCTTTTCGTTATCATCATCGCCACCTCCGAAGAAGTCGTCTGAACTGTCATCTGAAGAGCCAAAGAAATCTCCGCCACTGTCGTCTCCTCCATCATCAAATGGATTGCCTCCACTATCTCCTCCTGAATCATCTTCTCCAAAAGGATTATCGTCTCCGCCACTAGAGTCGTCAGAACCCCAATCTCCCCAGTCATCTCCTCCAGAACTATCGTCAGAGCTATCGTCAGAAGAATTATCATCTCCTCCGCTATCTTCTCCAAATCCGTCAAATGGATTATCTTCTTCTAAAGCAATAGTCCATTTAGGATACATAAGTTCCACAGCTTCTAAACTGTAATCTATGCTTGATGGTTTGTATTTTGTTTCTCCAAGTCTTTCATATGAGCTTGAACTTTCTTTTCCAATTTGATAAGTCTGTAAACTAACTTCCGAGATTGTATCTTGATTATCCATAGTCCGATCATCGCAATTATAGCCAGCCATAAGTTTTTTATATATGTTGTCATAAGACATCTTAACCTCCTCCTTAGAAATCTGAGCCTCCAAATCTAGTTTCAACTGTATATCCTTTTCCTCCGCTATGTCCTATGTTGAAATAAGAACCACTTTGCATAAGAGCGTCTATACGTTGACGTCCGTTCATTGATAGGTCTTTATTAAATGTCATGTATCTTATTCTGTCTTTTTGAACTAAATCTCTTTTAAATTCTATGAGCTTAAGTCTTGCAAATTCCATATTATGCTTTTCAGCTAATAATCTGTCAACAGTTTCCGGGTCTCCCTCATTCTTAGCATATTCCAATTTTTGGTCATGTCTTTCAAGAAGTCCGTCTATTTTGAATTCAAGTCTTTCTATAGCTCTAAGTTTTATTTGCCTATTTGCATTACGTTTAAGTATATACATAAATGGCAAGAAGTATATCGGTCCTAATAATACAGTCCATATCCATGATCTAACAGAGTTTTCTCCAAGCATCTTAATCTTTTCTAAAACTATATCGAATTCGTCATTAAGAAGTTTTTCTTGAAAATCTAACATCTGTTCTTTTTCTAATTGATTTCTAGATTTAAGAGCATGCTTAATCGCTTGCCATAAATATCCAATTATCTTACGTGGAAGTTTTGTGATATTCATAAACACATGATATAATATAGAACCTTTTCTTATACCGAATATCTTTATCGCAGTATAAGCATCTTTCATACTTCCAACGAAACCTTCTGTTCCAATAGAACGTAATGCATAATCAACATCTTCGTTCAATGAAACCCAGTTAAATAATTCTTCTCTTATAATCGTTCCATCCATCTTTTCAATTACAAGCTGTGCGTCGTAATCAAAATAACAGCAAGAATCTAATTCCATTAATATAGTATTCGTAGCACTCTCAGGAACTTTAACAGTGATAATACTATTATCTACTACGCCTTCTGACCTAGATACCATAAGTCTTCCTTTTACAGAATTGAGATACACGAAGTTACTATGTCCGTCTACTTCTATTTGCATCGGTAAAAAGTCAGTAGGACTTATAACATCTTCTTCGTGAGCTCTATCTAGTTCTAGTATAGACTCTACTCCAAATCTTTCAGAAACGTGTTTAAATATAGCACTCTCTACACTTATTTCTTGAATATCTAATGCTGATTTTATATCGAAGTTATCTATCAATACTTTATCAGTGTCATTCGTACCAATCGCAAACTGTTCGATAAGCATAACTATTATTTCTTGTACTGTAAATGTTTGGTCTTCTACTGTAACTTTTTTATCTAAAACAGTTATAATATCATTTTTAGTCATATTTTCTAAAATCGTCATTGGTATTATTTCACCAAAATATTTATTTTTATTGAATTCTTCTGTAACACTATTTCCAAAACTAGAGATAGCTAACACTGCGTTTTGTGTAAATGTTACTGGTACGTATGTATGAAATGGTTCAAATATTTCTATCAATGTAATTGGAATAGCTTTTACGCTTATGTTTGTATTAATTGATACAAATCTTTTAATAGAAACTCCTGGATATATAGCCTGAATTAGAAATTCAAATATCTTTTGTATTTCGTAGAAATTCTCTTTTATCGGAAACGTGCTATAAGTCAAGCTTTGCATATAACCTTGATTAAAAGATCTGTATGTCATAGCTCTCTCTAATGCTTTTTCAACTATATAAGCGGAACGTTTTACTAAAGTATATTCTGCTAAATTATACATAACTAACCTCCTTTTCTATTATTATTTGTTACATATCAAGTTGTTTGGATGGTTCTGTAGTGGATTTTTTTATAAAAAAAAATAACTATATATCTATGATATATAGAAAGAATCATAAAATATTTTAGGAGGAAAGATTATGAAAAAATCTGAATTGTTTGTATTGATTGGAAACACTATGAGAAAAGCTGGAATTCATGAAGATTTAGTTAGAGGTCTAGGTTTAGAAAGAAGACTGACTATAGCTGATGATATGTCTGCTGATGTTAAGTTAGATGACGAAGACATGCTACAACTAATAAATGGATTATCTGACGCTAACACTGATAGAGTAATGTTCTGGATAGGGGCAGCTATCAGGGATTTATCTAAGTCTTAAAATATTGAGCTCTTCGGAGCTCTTTATTTTTTTTACAAATGGCGTAAATAAATGCATATCGCCAGATTTACTCCAGCGATAATTATATATTATTAGTGTGAGAATATATTATATTTATAATCTATATCTAGAAATGAGGTGATATCTATGATAGATAATACTGAACGTTTATTGAATCTTATCAATGGATTTAATAACATCGCTAGATATAATAATGCTAACAATATCCCACCGTCAAGGGAATTATTGGTAGCACAAGATTATATCAATAATAAAATTGATTCTTCTGACATATTCAATCCTCATTTAAATATTGCCTATTTAAATGATTTGAAAGTGTCAGATAAAGATGCATATGAGTTCATAATAAACTTATTAGATACCCGTGTATATCCTAAGCGTATATTATCATAAATAATCGTGTTTATGATTCTTAATGCACATTTTATCATTTATTAGATATTTTAAATTAATATATTCTCACATTAATGTTGTACTTAAAAAATTAAATATTATTATAACTATATATTATCACTCAGTCATATAGATTTCTGGTTATAAATATCATAATTCGATTCGAGGTGATAATTATGTCCACTGATGCTAAAGATTTAATGTTAAAATATTGGATTAATCTTTTAAGAGAATTCAATAAGGTCATTAGTTCTGACTCTAGAGTTATTAGAGAAATCAGAAAGTACATTAAACACGTTCAGGCTATATCTAAAGATTACGTAGATCTTGATATAGACTATTTATTGGAACTTAAAAGTTCTGATAAAGAAGTGTTTAAAACGTTAGATAAAATGATGCAGTCTACAGCTGTGTAATTTTATCTATCCAACATAATAACAAATCTAGTAAATAAAAGGAATTACTATAACTATTTATAAAATCTATATGACTTTTACTAGATTTACATTTATGATTGTAACTAAAAATTAAAACATTTTAGCTTTCATATCAAACCATTTATTTTTATTTTTTTTAACTCCATACACATCTCTAGTTCCTTTGTTAGCTCTATGTTGCTCTTCTTGTACGAAGTCAAAATACGTAGGCATTTCTCTTTCGTGTATTTGAGGAACATCTTTAAGAGCTCCGTAGTTAAGTTCGTAATGATATTCTTCTCCAGATAACTTAACTTTACGTCCATTCTTAACTTTATATATTTCTACATTTGTATACTGTTTTCCATTTATCATAGTAGGAACTAATACATATGATACTTCTCCCTCATCTTTAGTATAGTTAGCATACTCATTTGTAAACATATTCATACTTTGCATTACAGATACCATTTTAATTTTACTCATATCTACATAGAATTTGAATTGCTCTCCTACTTGCTTTCTGAAATCAGTATTGAATATGAGACTATATGCTATAAGAGTCGCTATAAGTATATCGTCATGAGCTCCTGGCTTATGGTCTATTCTTCCAGTATTCTTTCTGTATAATGTAGAAAGTTGATTAAGAGCTTCTGGATGTGAAAATGCATATGGGTATTTATCCACAAGTTCAAATAAAAGTTTTTCATATAAGTATTCTCTTACTTCTCTTTCTTTAATACCGTACGATAAATATGACGCGTAATCAAGTTTCTTAGTTGTACTCTTTACTAATACGTCTGCAGCGTGAGAAGAGAACAGTTTCTTAGTTCCAAATAAAAGAGGTTCTATAAACGGGTCTTTTGCTAAATCTGGAATTACAGATTGTCCAGGACCTTCTAATTCTATAGCTAGTATTATATTTAAATCAGGATTAGATTCTTTTAGGAATGGAATAAACTTCTTAATAAACATTGTAGTTTCAGAAGTCGTAAGTGTATTTGATTTAAACATAAATAGCTTTTCTCCACTTTCCATATCTATAGCAAAGAATACAGTACTGTCGTTTCCAGTTCCGTGAGCTAAGTCTACTCCGATAGCTATAGTTTGATATCTATTTATAAATGTATAGAAGTCTTCATTAGCAAATTGTGGAAAGAATGTTATAGAAAAGAACTTATCAAATATAAACGTATCCATAGCTTGTGATTTAGTTAAGGTAGAAATACGTCCAATTTGCTTTTGGTTTAGTAAAGCAGAGCTATCAACATCTAGCCAATCCATCAAAATTTCGGTCATGAATGCTTCTCTGTTTTCAGTTTGAGCTATACGTTGGTCAAGCCAATCTTCACCAAATCCCATTTCTTTATATCCGTATTGAACATTAAAGAAGTTCTTTTTACCATTTGTTTTTAGATATGCACACAAATCTTCATATGAATATTCAAATAGCTTAATATCGAATCTACACATTTTATTAAATATAAAGTCATACATTTCACGTCCGTGTTTAGTATTAAGTTTACCAGCAGTAGACATGTAGTGTAGTCCATATCTTTTATTAGCTTTCTCAGCACGCATTCTTGCAGTAGAGTTTGCAAGTTGCATCGCAGTAGTCATTGTAATAGCGTGTGGTACGAAAGTAATTTCGTCATTTATACCAAATTCAAAAGTTTCTCCCCGTCCAACACGTTCTGCAGTAGTTTCTGTTGTACCTGCTGATGCTATCATAATTTGATTACTTCTGAATACATTATTTATATATTTAGATTTAGGAGACGGAGTCATATCTGGTCCTACTTCCCACATCTCTTTATTTTTCTGTATCTTTTTTACTACATTATGAAACTTTAAGAAAGCAGGCATAAGATTTGCAAAGTCTATCATCATCTTTCTGTTTTTACCAGCATCTTCTGCTTTAAAGTGAGCCACTAATATTTTAGTATTTTCACTACCAGCTGCAAATTCTCCTCCACTCACACAGTTTATATCTGTAGTTTTCCCTACTTGCCGAGGAGCACATCTGAATGTATTAAAACATTGGCAGTAAAGCCATAATATAGTCCAAGTTCCTATGGTCATTTGATATTGCATTTTATTTCCTTTACCATCTACCATTCTAGCACATTCACGCATATAGAAAATCATATTCTGTCTCATTTCTACAGCTGCTGCTATTTGTAGTTCTGGAGCTAAGCTAGGACTATGCATATCTTGTCCCATAAGATTTCTATTAAATAATATCAAAGGAAGATTATGATTAAGTTGTATTCCTGTACGTTCTTTAAGTTTTTCTAAAGATAGAGCAAAAGCCACAAAGCTTTCGTTAGTCGTACTATAATCATAATATAAAGGAATGGTTAGTTTATGTTCAGGGTCATAATATATATCATAACATTCGTCCAATAATCCCTGTACATTAAACTTTATTTTTTGTTCTTCAGTAAGTTTTGTTTTATCCAGCCTATTAAAGTTTCCATTAAATATTTCTTTATACGGAAATTTAAATTCATTATCATCTGAAAGTCCTCCTTCATTTACAAAGGCATTAAAAACTTCTTCAAACATCTCTTTATATAAATTATATTCATCTTCAGATATATTTAATAATTCATTCATATCCTCTTCATACTCATGATTCTTCTTTGCTTCTATTATAACAGACTGTTGATATTCCACGTATCCTCTGTAGTCATATTTATCTATAAGTATAACTTGGTCTTGGTCAATTCCTACAGAATGCATATGTCTCATAAAGGCGACAGCTTGTTCTGTAGGTAATGTTTGCATTAAGTTATTTCTCATACTACCTCCAATTTTAAATGAGAATGGGGATATAAAATCCCCATATTAATAATCCCACTTATTTGTAGTTTTTAACTGTCCGTATAATCTAGTATTTCTTTCTTTAAATATATTTCTATCTGATAATGCATTTTGCATAGCAAATATATCAGAAGAAAGAGCTAGAAGTATAGTTGCCAAATATTCGTTATTAGTTCTATCAAGTTCAAGTTCTATGACATCTCTGAGCATAGCACATCTTTTTAGTAGTACGTGTTGTGTATCTTGACTATGAGCATTTGCTACTTCTGCCTTAAGCATAATATAATCATTTTCTAAGTCTGTGTATCTTCTTCTTTCTATAGAAGTAAGTTTTGCTAAGATACTTTGTCTTTCTTTTCTTCTAAACTCAGCAAACTTAGGGTCGGTAGGTTTAACATACGCTTCTATTCCAGCCATAGTAAACGCTGCTGGTTTCTTCGGGAAAAAAGACTCAAACGCACTTATAAGCATACCTTCATTTACACCAGCATGTTCATGTCTACGATATTTAATTTGACGATATGTTTTCATCGGCATATTCATAGCATATGGATTACTGTGAACAGTTCTAGCTCTATTAGAACATTCTTCTTTAAAATGGTCTATATATTTATCTATACTACGTCTCATTAGATAATCTCTAGATCTAAGTCTAGACATTCCTAAGTTTACTAGATTCATTACTTTCTTAGAACCTAAGTCTACTTGAGCTTCTGCTTTAGCATAATCCATAAGAGTGTTTAAATCAACACCGTATTCTTTAAACGATGTAAGATTATTAGCAACACTATATGCCCATTTAGCAAGAGTAAGTTCTAGTAACGCTACAACATCTCCATCATTAAAGAAGTCTTTGTCGTACTGGAATTTATTATAATATAAGTGTATACAAGTTCTCATATTATATCCGTATGCTATTATTTTAGAAAGTATACATCTACGTATATCTTCCACTAGATTTTCATATGCCACTCCAAACTTATCTTTAATAGAAAGCATTCTTATAAATGTTGCAGACACATCTAGTATTACTACGTTATTAGTATCGTACTCTTCTCCAGAAAGTAATGTCTTATTCCCATCATAGATAAATACAGCTAAGTTTCTATCAATATCATATCCTGTTTCGTTTTCTCCTATTACAGCTGATTCTTGCATATCTCTAACGATATCGTTATAGTCGTGTCCTATTTCTCCATACTTAGGATTACCATATACGTTTACTCCTATTCTAGCATGACGTACACAACGACATTCATAATCTAAAATAGATAAGCAACCTTCAGGACTATCTTCTATTATAAGTTTTAATATATTTGGAGATAGTCTATCTCTAAACTCATCCATAACTACATCTTTATGACAACGTTCTTTATCATCAGATTGAGCTATAGCATTTTTTAACTTAGCTAAGTCTATTAATGCTTCTGCGAATATATTAGAAACTAACATAATAGCTTCTTTATATTCTTCGTGAAATCTAATTTCATAACTATTAAGTTTATCTATCAATTTATATTCCTCCTTTTTTATTTATTGATATTTTACATATATCTATTGTTTGGGCTATTTTTGAGCAATTTTTTTAAGTGAATTTTAGCTATACATAATAAAGTATATCAATAAATAATAAGTATTGATATGAACTATTAAATAATAATAAAAAAAAATATATAGGAGATGGTTTAAATGACAATGAACGAAGTTATGGAATTAAAAGGGAAGTTAGAAAAATTACTAGAAAGCGATAATTATAATGATATGATATTCGCTTTTAACAAACTACAAGAATTGGGAAATCTTATATATGTTGATAAAAATACTAGCAGTACTGTAGATAATGGTACTGCTAACTATTATTTTCAACAGTTGAAAAGAGAAGTTAATCAAAGAACTTCTCAAAAAGCAAACGACAATGCTAGAGACGTATGGCTAGCATTAAAATATGGAATAGTTAGATAGCTATTTCTAAAAAGAATTTCTAGAATAACAATCTAGCATTCTTTTTTTTTGCTCTTCCGACAAATACATTATATTACATCTTTTATAGAAAAGGAGGAATGCGATCATGGAATTCGTAAAAGAAAACTTGAAAGACATTTTTGGCGAAAGTGGGTATACTGCTATAGTTAACGCTTTATCTAGCTATTGGGTATATATAGTTATACTTATAGCTGTGGTAATCGGTATCTATATGACGTTCATCAAACCAAGTAAAAGTCTACACAAGTTATTAGGTTCTCAAGTTAAATATGCGTGGGAACATTACAAAGTCTCTGAAGAAGACCTTGAAAGTGAAGAAAAGCTAAATAAATTAGTAGATAAAGTTATTGCTGGAGCTACTAAAAAAATAGAAGATCCGACATTCAAGATAAAATTCAAGACATTAGTTTTATATTTACTACACAGAAAAGCTACTAGAGAAACTATAATAGACGTAATAAAATACCACTATTCAAAAGTAACTTCTGATGAATAATGGCGTAGTAAAATGTAAACCCCCTCAACGAAGAGGGGGAATGCATTTTATTACGTTTATTCAGATAAAACTATATCTGGAAACATATCTTCTATTAAGTTATTTTTTAGTCTGACTAATGCATCTTCATCTATAAAGTTGTAAGAATATAAGACAGCACCAACTGTATCTGCAGGTAATGATGATAATTCATCATTAGATAGATATTCTCTAGTATCTACATCATGAACATCTCTGATAACATTTTCTAATTCACGATATCTTTTCTCTTTATTATTGAAGTCTATCTCAAATAAATCTCTTACTTGCCATAAATATTTATATTCTATTTTATTCTCATTAACTTTACCATATTTAATATCTCTTATTATAGCAGAAGTTAAATCATCATATATACCTCTATCTAATAAGGCTTTTTCTATTTTAAGCAATAGTTCTTCTAATAATCTAGGATTAGTTACGTCACGTGTTCCTCTTAAAAGCTTAGTGACATCATTCATCACCATAGCTGTTCTTCTGAAACCTTTTGCTTCAAGTATTATATTCATACAAGTAATCTTATCAGCACATATTTCAAATACTTCTCTATCATAATCAGTCATATGCTTTTTATAAAGCTCTTTTTCATTAATAAGTCTTATACAAACTCCTGCTAGCAAATATCCAATATTATATACTTTCATTTTTATCCTCATCCAAATCAAATGTTGTATGCATTGCTGCTTTAATAATTTTATATACATCTTCTTCACGTAGTACTACTTGGTTATCTGAATCAAGTAAGTCTTTATATTCTTCTTCAAATTCAGTGTATATATAATTTACATCTTCATTACGCATTGGTATAACTTGGAATACAGAAAATAAAGATTTTAAAGTATCTGAATTAAGTGGTACATCACTACCTTGAACTACTTCGATACGATAAGCACTTTTAATATCTTCAGACATTGTATCTCTAAGTACTTGTTTTTCTATTTCTAGAAGTCTTTTACGCATATCTGGATACATTTGAGTAGTATAGTAACTCTCTGCTTCTAAAAGTAAATCTTCAAAATCACTGATAACTTGTGCTATACGTGGACAGTTACATTTATCCAATAAGTTAGATAAATATGACATACGCCACTGAACATGTGCTAATGCTTTTATATATGGCATATTAACTTTTCTATCATAGCTACCATCATCCATAAATAAATGATTTGTAACGATGAGTAATAATCTATAAATATTATAATTTTTCGTCATAAGCAATTCTCTCCTTTTATTTTATTCTTTTTCTCCAGCTACATCATATATTACTAAGTCTGCTACAGCCTTTATTACTTTAGTTGTATCTTTAGCCAATGTATCTATTGGTCTAAATCTTAAGTAATGTTCTACTTTATGAAAAGTTTTATCTATTCCGACTATATCATACACAGTAGATACTTTCTTTTGCTTCTCAATAGTTTCATAACTATCTTTATTTTCTTTTTTATCTAAGAATTCTTTATGTATTCTATGAGAGTCTTCTATAGCTTCTACTACATTCTTATCATAGAACTTATCATCATCATTTTCATTATAAGAACATATTATAGAAATTCCTCTGTTATTATTATTAAAGAAATCAAAATACATATCAGATTCAAACTTAGCTAGATTATATAATCCGCTTCCTTGTACTAATTCTAATAAATCATCTTGAGTTTCGTAATGAGTAGAGCTGTATGCAAGATTAGATAAAAAGAATCTATCAAGTATTAAAACTACAGTATATCCTTTACTATCGTCATCATCATTTTTATTCGCAAACTCTACAAGAGTTTCCATTCTATTTCTTACCATAAGTGTAGTAAGTTTTTGTATTAGCATCGGAGGATTTTTCTTTATATCTTCTCCATGTAATATTGCTGATATTTCTTTACCGCTATCAGACTCATAGTTAGGAAAACTTAAAGTTTGCACTATAAATCCTTTCATTCCTAATTCTGTTCTGATACGTTTTGTAAGGGTCTCTTTTCCTATACAGTCAAGTCCCTCTATTATGATAGGATATAGTTTTATATTCTTTAGTTTATATGGTTCTAAATAGTTTTTATATGGTTGTAACGCCATACAAACATTAGTTGCTATTTCATTCATTAATTGAAAATTCATTTATATTCTCCTTTTAATCATAGTTAAATATAATCCAAACTGGACCTCTTCCATCAAAATGTACAGAGTCGTGACAGCTGTCTGGAAGTTTTATATCTAAGCTGTAAGATGATTCTGGATTTAACCAATGAGCTTCCACTCCGCCTCTCTTTATAAGTTCATCAAATAACGCTTTTGTACTATAAGAACTTAAGTCAGATGTATCAGATGTTTCATTTGCAATATCATTCCAGAACCTTTTATTATCTGGAAGAATAACTCTAGTCATAGGTAGAGTCTTATCGTCTTTCGATATCTCATTCAGATATTCAGAGTATTCATCACTCAGAACCCATTTATAGCTTAAATCATTTGAATCCTTAACATATTTTGTAGCAATCTTAGTTAACTCTTCGATTGTAAAAATATTTAAAGCAGAAGATGTGTATGTACGATGCTCATTGATAAAGTTTATTAGGAAGTTAGTATAATACTTATTTTTTATAGCTTCTTTATCTTTACAGACTATATCATGTTCACATCTAATATCTTCTTTCTTAGTAATATTATCGTACTTTGCAAGTTCACTTAAATATTGAAAGTTTTCATCGCTTAGAATCCACTTATGTTCTATATCGTCAGTAAATTCTTCAGCTAAAGCAACTAAGTATTCAATATTAAAGCTACGTAAATCGTGTTCTCCTAAAACGTTACTATTTTTATTAATAAAGTTTACTAGGAAATCAAAATAATATTTATTTTTTAATGCATCTTTATTTTCCATTCATTACCTCCTATTTAAATACATATGCTTTTAAGCTGTCGCTCATTTTGTCTTTAAATCTATCAAAGAAATCAGAGTCTTTAAACTTTTCTTTAAATGCATCAACTAGATGATGTCTATCTTCAAGCATACTAAGTACATAGTATATATCAACACTATGAGGTTCCCAATCAGGTTCACTTGAAATTTGTTCATCAAACCAATACATTTCTTTTGGATACTTATCCCATTCTGGAAATGCATTTTTAATTTCAGACTCTGTTCGTAACATTCTAAATAAGTTAAATGGATTACGATCAAAGAAACGTGCCGATATTTTTACACTCATAGCATATCCTCCTTATAAAAGAGGCCCATATAGAGCCTCATATTATTCATCAAATTCATCTTCTTCTTCATCTATATTATAGTTAGTATTATTTCCCTCATTAGCAATCTCTTCACTTACTAATGCAGCAGTAGGTTCTCTATTAATTTCATCAGGATTTAGAACATCTGTTCTTTTAATCTTTCCTAATATATTAAATATTCCCATAAGTTTAGTTGCATTAGTCTCAAGCTCTTTAGTAGATTTGTTATTAACTTCTAATTCGTATCCTAGTCTACTTTCTAGATTTTGCATACAAGCTGAAATAAAGTCTATCTTTCTTTGAAGAAGTTCCATGTTATCTCCTTCATAATCCATAAGTATTCTAGCTTCCATTAAGTTAAATGGTCTATCATACCCATCCATACATTTAGCTTCTCTTTTAAACGTACTCATTTCTTTAGAACAAGCTTCATCTCTATCTTTAAATATATGTGGATTATCAGCAGATGGATACATTCCTCCAGCTTTCTTAAATATACCTAAGTTATCACAATCCAAAATAAGATTATAAAGTCTATTAAACTTAGTTTGCACATTTGGTAATTCTGTTATAGTAGCTCCCTCTGTTCCAGTTCTACTCTTCCAGAATCTAGCAAGAGAACTATAAGCATTTAGAGAAGAGTTCAAATTAAGTCTTGTAATGATATTATCTTTTTGAGCATACTTCTCTCTGTCGGTAGTATCTACTGTTTTGTATAATACTAAAGCCCAAGCTGCTTTTTGCTTTAAGAATAATGGAGCTGATATCTTTTTATCTATTGGAGCTGATTTAAAGTCTCTTTCTATTTGTCCATTTAAGTTCTTATTTTCTTTCAAGTGAGCTACCCAAATATACGCAACATTCTTTTCAAATAATCCAGGAATAGTTTTACATAATCTAGTAAGCTTATTAAAGTCTCCAAGATAAGATTCAGGAGAGAATGTATCTTTAGCTCCTTTAATAGTACTATCTCCACTATAAACAGATGCTCTTAAAGATGATACAGTATCTATAATTACTACGACATAAGGCATCATCTTTACTTTTCTATCTATAGTAGGATTATACACTTCTACAGGCTTATAGTTCATATCAGAATATTCTTGACTTTCTTTTGCAAGTATATCATATATTTCTTCAATAACGTCTTCTTGATACACTTTAACGTATCTATTAAGTTGCTCCTCAGTCAATGACGATAAGTTCATAATACGGTTTTCTTTATATACTTCTCCATCCGCATCTATTATTATTATCTTATGACATGGAAATCCTATATTGATACCGAATGCAGCTGCGTCTAACGCAAGTGTAGATTTCCCAGTTCCTTTATCTCCTGCAATTATTCCTTGTGTTCCTAATTCAAACCCTCTATTCATATACTCTAACTGAAATGTATCAGGGTTTCTTATATTTTCTCCAAACATTATATCTAGTGTCGTAAATCCTGTGGGGATAAACTTATTCAATGTTTTCTTCTTTTCTGCCATTTTCCTTCTCCTTTATATAATTATTAAAATCTATTATAATGAATAATCTTATAGCTGCTGATATATATGCTATATCTTCATTCATTCTAGCTATATCATAATCCTCTTCTGGTTCAAATATATCTTTAAGCGGAACATCATAAGACATTACATCTATTGAGTTTTTTATAACCGCTTTAGATATCATAACATTATCTTTATGAACACTAAAGGAATATACATATAACTTCTTTTTGTATTCTTCTGCAAAATTCAGGTATTTTCTATAAATACGAGATATATCGTAATTATTTTTAAAATACCAGAATCTGTCACTGGCTGTAATCTTCTGTAAATCGAATTCATGTCCCATCTCATAATATTTAAAGACGTCATCAAACAGTAAGAACTCTTTTATTTCGTCTTCAGAGTATTCGCATAAATCAATTATCACTTCATCAATCATCATTATCTCCTCCATATTTAAATATTAACATATCTTATTGTGTATAAAAATGGCGTAAAAATATGGTTTAGACTGGGAATCAAATCCCAGTCTGATTTAGAGGTAAAGAAAATGAATGTATTAGTCTCTCAGAATTCTCTGATGAGGGCAAACATTCCGTGATCTTTGATTTACGTCAAGTATCATAATAAAGTTATTATATACTTACACTTTTTATTGTTATACTTTTACCAACGTTGAGGTGGTTCTACTAAATCTGTATCTATATCCATACTTTTAAGTATCTCTGAGAAATATCTAAGAGATTTCTTATTCTCAGCATTATCAGTTAAGTTCTTTAAAGAAACTTCTCCAGTTTTAATTATAGACTGTTTCATTTCTTTTTTACTTACTAAGTCATGAGACGCTGGGCCCATCAGTTCACGCATTATATTATTAACGTCGTGTCCTATAGTAACAGTAAGTTCAGCATCTGAGAATTGTCCAGACTTAGCTGCTTTACCTGTAACTTGTCCTGCAATATTTCTTGTGATATTTTCAGAAGCTGCTTTACCTTCCTTCATTGCTATTTGTTGATTTGCTCTAGCGTATAAAGGAAGTATAGTAAGTGATTTTCTGGTAATAACTCCTTTACCATCTTTATTCATTGATATATGTTTCATTTCAACTGGTTCTGTTATAACTATTTTCTCTTTAGATATAACTTTATCTAATATAGATGGTTTTATTTCGTTACCAGGGTCGAAGTAAACTTGTATTGGATTAATCAAAAAATTTATAAGTTCTTCTCTAGTCATACTTTCCATATCATCCTTAACTCTAAGATAGTTATCTGGGTCTAACATTTCAAATATGTCTAAAGTATTCTTTATTGATTTTTGTAATTCTTCGTCAGTAACAGAATAGTCCATATTAGCTCACCCCAATTCCAATGCATTTAAGTTCTCCGTCTTCTTCACTGATTTGGTACATATTAATGTGGCCGAATTCGTTTACAACCACTACTAAACTATCTTCTTTAGCAGATACTGTAATTATTTTACCTTGCATTTTGTACTCTACATCATTGAAGAATATTTTATTCTGTTCTTTATCATATCTAAGCATTTTATATTCCTCCTTTTATTTAATCATAAGTGCAGTGTAGTGTAAATTTAGTAGCAGATATTTATAAATGTACTTAGCCATTTCTATTTTATTATAAGTCTTCTTTTCATCATCAGACTTATCTTTAAGCATCTCAAACACTATCATATCAATTTCATCTCTTATCTCATCAATATTTCTTGGTGCTGTAAATTGCTTTACAAAGTTAAGTCTAAAGTTCTTTAACGTCATATTATCTTTATTTCTAGTCATCCATTCATTTAACATTAGATTGGATACTTTCGATAAACTTCCGAATACATCTTCCCATTTATTCATAAATACAAGTCTATATCTTATCTTATCTCTGTTCATAGATGAAAGAGATATTGCTTGTAGATATTTATCAGAAACATATGATAAGTTATCTACGGCTTTAGAACGTACAGTCTCAAATACTCCAGATGATATTTCTAAATCATCCGTACCATCTAGATTTGTACTATAACGAAGTTGTATTTTTAAATCTGGGTCGTTAAAGTTTTCATAATATTTATTAGCTATAATCTTCATCATATCATACACTCTAGTTCTACAAGCTTGCATTACAGCTACAAGTTGAGCATCTGTAGGATATTTTGGAAATTTCTTCAAATCACTATTAATATAAGTTTCTACTTTCTTATTCAATACTAATAAAAGATTATAGTTGAACTTCTTAAAATCTGTACGTGCATCGGCACTATCTACTGTATATTTCATTATATGTTTATCAAATCTTCCATTTGGGAAGAATGTCTTTAATGATACAGTATAAAAAATCAAAAATAAGAAATTTATAAATATAGGCTTTCTAGTTCTGGCATAACTCATAATAAGTCCGAACTTTATGTCAGATGAAAGCTTTTTAACTTTAAAGAACTCTTTAGACTTTTGTATTTGACTCCAGTCATCTTTAGTGATGTTATAATATTTACTAATAGATAATTGCGTATTGGTAGATATTATTGGAGTTTGCTTTATAAGTCCGTCAGTAAGCACGGATATATTTTTATTAATATAAGTATTAATAGCTTCTTGTGCTAATATATCCGTGTCTTTCTCTGACTTCTTGTTATAGATATCAGCTATAACATATTTATTTATTGCCATCTGTTTCACACTCCTTTACTATTTTATACAGTAAAGGTTGTCAGACTTCCTATTGAGCGTGTATAGCATACATTACAAGTTTTGATGAGATATATGCTATTGGTTTCATCAATGGAGCATCGTTTAGATAAATTCTAGCTATATCTATCGCTATTTTTTCTAGTACAGTTAAAACTCTTTCATTATGCATCAATCTAGCATCATCTGGATTTATATCAAAATGCACATTACAAGTTTTATCATTTGAACCAGTTACCCAATATTGAGCAGATACCCATTTAGGTAAATATTCATCACTCATATCTTCTTCATGCATTGCATATGGTTGAACTTTAAGTTTACGTTTTCCAACTTCTATATCGTATATAACATGCATAACTGGTTTAGCTTCTTCTCCAGTTAAGTCAAATCCTTTAACTACATCTTTATGATACGTTACAAGAGTATATTCTGGAATATCCTCTACGTCTGATTCTTCTTGTGGCTCTTGTTCATTTTCGTCACAGCTACAATGTCCACAACTACATACAGCTTCTACTGGTTTTATTGCTTTCTCTATTAATCTTTCCACATATTCTACTATTCCAATATCTTCTTCATCACATATTTTTACTAAACGGTTTAATGTTTCTTTACTTAAATCTACTGTTATATTCATATAGTTCTTTTCTTCTCCTTTACTTCCCTCAGAAAGTCCTTCTTTATAACCTTCTTTATATCCATCATCATATGTTTTCATTGCCATTTCTTCAGCTGTTTCAGAAAATAATCCCATAATCAATACCTCCTAAAATAAATTAAATATAAATGTTCTAAATCTATAGATTAATTCTATAATCATTCTACCAAAAGCTTCTACTGTCGGGTCTTGTACAGTTATATGATTAATCCATATAAATAATGCTGTCCATATTCCTAATAGTACAGCGTATTTAATCACAAACTTTATAGTACCCACTACAAAGCATCCTATGGCTGTTATAACGCGTTTAAACAGCGACCTACTATCTTCATATGACCTTATCTCCATTAAGCCTGCAGGCGGTCTAACAACCTGAAATTTCATAGCGTTGCTAACCCAATCATTATCACCTGATGCATAATCATAACTAAACGCACGTGAATAATAGTCGTATTCATCCTCATCAACATTCTCAAATCCATGTTCAAAGTCAAGCATTCTCATATTCTTTACCTCCTATTAAAAAATATATACCCCAATACTACTACAATGAGTACTATTGAGATAATGTACACATATTTGTGTACTGTTATTACATAGTTTAATAAGTCTAACATAAACCTCCTTTAATAAGCAGTATGTCCCATTTTATATTCCGATAGATACATGTTATCATAGTATCTCTCTTTCAATGCCTCATTTATTTGCTTTTCTAAATCTGTATCATCTAACTCAAATTCTAATTCATTCATATCAGCATTATAAGATGCGATGATATTTACAAACCTAACATCTTTTATTATATTTAAAGCTTCATTTGTGTATGTGTATATTTTGAATGTAGTTTCATAGTCATCTATCTCATAATTCCACGCAAGTGTTCTATGAACTTCTAATAAACCATCATCAGTTTCTTTATCACGTACAGTCAAGCTAAGTTGATAATATTCCTTTTCTTTAACAGTTCCTCTACATATTCCAGTATTTACTAATATTAGTTTCATCTACACCACTCCTTTATTCCCAAGTATTAAAATAATTTAAAGATATTAATTCTATGTCCAAATCTTTTTCAATAACTATATTCTCATATCTAAGTAATTCTTCATCAGACAAACCATAACTATCTAATTCAGAACCCTCCTCATTTCCAACCTTTTTAGCAGATATTCTTATACAAGCTTCCATTAGTTTGCAACTTTCATTAAAAGCTTTAGCTCTAGCTTTTTCGTATTTAGTTATTTTATAAATCTGTCTTAAATTAAATATAGCTAAAGAAAGGCCTGTTAATGATAATACTAATCTGAATATATCCCATATTTTCATTTATACCACTCCTTAGAATATTCTTTAACTATGATTTCAGGCGTTAAGTTTTCTTCTTTAACTAAATCTTCCCAATATTTCTTTTCTTCTTCAGTTAAATTATAGCTATCATAATCACTATTAGTATCATTCCTCATACAAGCTTCTATCTTTTTACAAGATATATTAAATGCTTCATTTCTTTTCTTATCCATTCTATGTAATCTAATCATCTGTATAAGTGAATAAACACATACGCTCATACTCACAACACTTATAACTAATCTAAAAATAAGACACGCTTTATCATCCATAATCTTCCTCCTACTTAATCATAATTTATATCTTGTTCTGCATTAGGCTCTAATGCCATATCAGGTTTTGCAAGACTATCTTGTGGCATCATATCATCTAAACTATCATCACATTCAGGTTCATATAAAGCATCTTCTATTGATACTACTGAATCTTTTATAGCATTACTAATTTGTTCCTGTAGCTTTTTACGTTCTTCCTCCTTTTTACGTCTCTGTTCTGCTTGTATATCTAAATAAGCTAGAGTCATATCATCACCAAATAAGTCAAACAATGTTTTCATTACTTCTTTTATAGTTCTTTCACGTCCAGCCTTAAAGCCCTTTCTATAAGCTTTATCTAGATTTCCCTCATTTTCTTTTCTAGCATTATCTTCTCCATCATAATACCCTCTGTAATAATGATCAGATGCATTGATACTTCCATAATAAGCCTCAGCATCATCATCTTTCCAGCTATTGAAAAACATACTCATAGTTATTTCCCCTTTCTAAATAAACTTGGTATACTTAAATGCTTAGTTACAGTCTTCTTTAAATCCTCATGATATCTGTCGTAATCAAACTCAGGATCACGAACTTCACTATTTAAAATAACTTTCTTTTCTTTATCAATATATTTTTTATTCTTCATTTTCAAATTCCTCCTGATATTCTTCGCATAAATCATTATAACCTATATTTAATAAGTCATTACTATCTTGAATACCAAGTTCATAACCTCTTGATAACATTCTTGCTACGATGCTATTAAGAGAGTCTATAGCTGATTGGTACTCTAATACTGTAACGCTACTGAATTCACTACCAAATGGTATTAGACCATTATCTAGAGCAAGTTCTTGAGCTTTTTTTAAATAGTACTTTAAAAGCATTTATATTATCCAAATGGTCTACATAGAACGATAAGCTACACCAATTATAAGATGTAGTTTTACTACGAACTCCTACTATATCTATATTATTTGAAGCTAATATACTAGAAAGCTTTGCGTTAGTAAATGTACGTATATCTTCTAATAATGTTTCATAGTTGTTCTTATCAGAATATTTATCAATATGTTCAGCGTGAATAGATAATACATTAATGCCAATATCATGTTCATATATCGACACTTCTAAATTAGTTTTTCCAATAGTAAATTCAAGGCTCACATCTTTAACTCTTTTATCCATATTATCTCCTTTTTTAATATAAAAATTCTCTACGGGCTTTTATACATTATCAAACGATAACGGGGTACGCATTAAGGCTCCCGCCTTAGCTTGCCTGTTTTTCCATAACGAAAATAACTAGCAAAACATATCTCCTGATATATGCGTACCCAGCCCGTAGAGAATTTTCTATGGGGGCTGTCTAATACGCCCTTATGCAGATTCGTCATGCATAGAATATTTCCGTTCATATTCCCTGTCATAATAATCACCTCCTTTATATTATATTTATTTGTGACAGTTTATTATATTAAACAGCCCCCTGATAAAGTGTCTCTAACAGTACATCAATGTGCGATACTATTGTAAAGCTGGATTGATATTGTACTTTAGGTCTACATACCACAGGACGTAATAAAATGCAACACACCCTAACTACTAAAATAATTAGGGTGTGGAATACATCTTATGTTTAATTGAACTACCTAATAATATATAGGTATCTGTTTTATAACTTTTTTCTATCTAGATTTGAAAGCAATGTCTACGAATTTGTGTAAATCTACGTGATTACTTTCTGTAGCTTCTGATACGACACCTGGTCTTACTTCTTCACCTTCGTGAACGTAATGAGGTTCTTCATCCTCAGAACCAGCTATATTAACATCTGCCATTTCTGATACGTTTGCAAATGCGTCTCTTTCAGCTTCTGATTCAGCGTCTACAGCATCTTCTGCAATTTGTTCACTTATAGCTGATTGAGCTTCTTCTACATTTTCAGGGTCTATTGCGAATGCATCTTGAATTTCAACTAAGATAGCTTGTTCTGCTTCTGTGTTTATATCTGCAGTATCTCCAGTATATTCTTCTTCTACATCTTCTACAGGAGCGTCTCCTCCTTCAACTTCTTCAACAGGAGCTTCAGCTTCAGCTTCTACTTCTCCTACTTCATCTGCTACGTCTGCTACTTCGTCAGTAGTTTCTAATATTTCATCATCTTTAATTTCTTCCATTTCTACTTCCTCCTTTGGATATTCTTCTTCTACTTCGTCCGATTCCGAACCTGGTTGTTGTGCTAATAAGTCTTCTCTTGGTGTCATTGCTGCATTTAAATTTGCTGTAGAATCTAAAATAGTATCATCTGTAATTTCTGTTGTATCTGTATGTAATACATCTGCTATTTGAGAAAATTCAGCTGGTTCTGCTGTTGATGCTGGGTCTATAATATCAGCATTTGGATCATCCAAATCTTCATCTGCAGTACTTGGTAATTCATATGCGTTAGTTTCACCTTCGATAGCTTCTATTTCACTTCTTAATTCTTCTGGCATTTCGTCAGTATTGAAAATAGAAGCTTCTTGTGTATCTTGGTCTGCATTAACAAAATCTTCTACTTCGTCTAAAACATCAGATTCTTCTAATGGTTCCAAGATATCATCGTATCCGTCTAATACTTCATCCATATTATCCTCCTTTATTATTTATTTATTATATTACTAAAAAGCACTATTGCTTGTCTAGCTGTATCAACTAATTCGTCTTCCACTAAAGATAAATCTATTAATATACATTTTTCTAAAAGTGGATATCCTAATTTAGTCATGTTTTCTAATAAGTCTACTAAGATATTATTATTTTCTCCCTCAGACTCTACTACTTTATGCTCAATCATATACATTTTGCTTATATCTGATAATAAGCTGTGAATCATCGTAACTGCATTTGAAGCTTCATCGTTCTGTACATCAGCATCTAGCTTAGATAATATATCTTCAGCCACAGTACCGATATGTACAAGTTCTCTTAAAGTTTCATCATCAGCGGTAGTCACATTAAATATAGATTCTTCAGGTGTTTCCGGGTCTTCCAGTCCAACTCTTTTTACATACACAGGAGGTATGCTTTCATTTAAAGTTTCACTTACCAATTCTGCTGTTTCTGGAGTAGCCTCTGGAACAGAGATTCCATGGTCTACAGTGTTAAGTAAATTCATTAAGCTAGCTCTAGCTTCTTCTGTATTAATCTTAGTTTCTAGCCAAGATAAGAAATCTAAATAGCTATCTGAAAGCTGTATTTCGTTTATATGTGATTTATAATACAAAATACATTTATTTAAAAAAAGAATTACACTACCAGCTAAGGTAGCTTTATCAAAACTTTCTAATGAGAAAGAATAATAACTTTCATTAGAAACTTCTGGTTTCTTTTCCTTTGGTTTCATCAAAGCTAATTTCAACATATAAGATTCGTTACTTTCTTCATCTTCGTCATCATCAGAGTCATCAGAATCATTATCGTCATCGTCGTCGTAATCTCCATCATCATCTCCGAAGTCAAACTCTTTCATGAAGTCATCACTGTCTAAGTCGAAATCTTCTCCGATATTTCCATATTCTCCTTCACCAGCATTTTCTTCAGCTTCATTAAGAGCAGCAGCTATAGCTTGTTTATAAGCTTTCTGAATAGTTTCTTTGACGTCTGAAGCCAATAGCTTTAGTTTACCACTATCGCCTTTAACTTTGTTATAAACGTTCTTTAAGATACCATCCAGCTTTTGTTGTGTTTGTACCTTTACTTCGTGTAAAGATTCGGCATTATCGCAACCTTTCTTTATAATTCCAGTAAAGACATCTTTAACATGAGATTTAACTACAGACCCCATTTTATTCAAATAAGATTTCTTAGCTTTCTCTTGCGAACCCTTATCTTGCTTGTCGTCTTTCTTCTTATCTTTCTTTTCTTGGTCTTTATCTTCTTTACCCATATCTAGATCTACACCTCCTTAATAGTAATATTTGTTTAAAACACGTATTTGTTGACCATTAAGAATGGCGTAAAAAAAAGAAAGAGGAGCTTTTACACTCCTCAATCTTATTAAAGTATTGGTAATACTTTTGCATCTGATGTAGCATCTGCTGTATTAAGAGATTTAGGATTAACTCCCGCATTAGTCTTAATAAGTGGTGCTGCACCAGTAGGTTGAATTCTAACAGAACTAATGTCAATTCCAGTAGAATCTTCCTTCATCAATTTAGCCGCGTTAGTAGCAAACGCTGCTCCATTTTTAAGAACTCTGTTTCTAATTCTATCATAGAAACATACTTCTTCTTTTAGAGCATTAAACTTGTGACTGTTTTCATTTGCAAGTCCAATGCTTCTTAGCATACCTTGTGCGATAGCATTCTTAACACTATCATTGATACTTTGATATGCAGATACAGATAATCCACTATCTTTATTCAATAATAGAGATGCTAAGAAGTCTCCAGTGAATACTAATTTATCACTGTGAGCTATTACTTCAGGTGCTACCATTGATGCAGTATACATTGTATTGATAGCAGCATTAGCTATTCTCATTGCAGCCGCAAAGGCCTCAAATGCTGCAGCCATGTTTATAGTGTCTAGCTGTAACATTTCTGATTCAGTTTTTTCTTTTGTTAGAGGATCTACTGAATAAACCTTGTTGATATGAGCTTCTACAGCAAAGTAATTATCTTTTCCAGGTTCTCCTACAGATGCAGTAACCTTTTCTACTTTACTGTCTTTAACTGGAGCGAAAGTTAAACCAATTTGTTTAGATTGGTCCGCAATCGCTGTTCTTTCCAAAGAATATTGAACAGTAAATTTTTCACTATCCTTTAGAATCTCCATCATATTCATATTGCCAAAATCATTAATCATTCTCTTTACCTCCTTATAATTTATTTTTGTTTCTTTGAAAATGATCATTCTCTTATAAATAACTTATAAGAACTCCATAATATATATAATTATCTATATTATAAAAAAATTACGATATAGAAACATCTGAGCGATAATATCCCGTCATCGTTTAAAGTCAGGACTTATGAAACAAACTTTGCTCTGCCGCTACTAACCCTTTCATAAGCTAAGACTCCACTAAAGTAAACTGAATTTTCTCAGGAGAAAAGTTATAACTTCTTTAAATGAATGATAAGACTTTTCTAACTTATTTCAAGTATGCAAAACTATTGAATTAGACACTATATTTATCAATTTTTATTTTCGTATGGATTCTACTTTGGCAAGTTTATTCGTATAGGATATTATCTTTCCAGGTGCTCAAACATTTCTATATCTTAATTTTATTATAATATTACGGAATTAGAATAGGATAGACATTCATTTGAGCCTTATATATCTATCCTACTCAATCCATAAGAGTGGGTTCTAGTAATCGAATACTAGAGGTGCAATTACTATATGTTTCTTTCTTCAAAAAGGAAAATATGCAAAAATGTACAATTTGTAAGATTTGCATATGAATTGAAAATAAAACTCATTGAGAAGTTTTACTTCGATACGTAATTTTGTTATAAAAAAATGATTTATTTCTTAATTCTACGAAATGCCTTTATAAATACAGAACTTCCAGCATGGCTTTCTATTGCTATTTCTTTATATGAAACTCTGTAAGTTCTTGGCTGTCCACTACTATCAGTCATTATAACAGTAGTCAACGGAGTTATTTTACGTATAGGAAATCCTTGTACTGAGAAACTTATAACTTCCATAGCCATAGTATTATCTTTCTTTAACGGATTTACAGCTGTTATTTTACGTACTATATTCGTTTTTCTACTCAATGGATTTTCATGATAGTTACGATGTCCATCTGGTTTTATGAATATATTTGCATCACTGTATACAGAACTGTTTAATACTTCAATATTAACGTTTGCTACATCTACGCTGATTTGATACGTATTATTTCCTTTTCTGGCTATAAACGATGGATATGTTTTACCGTCTTTATGTCTGTCTATAAACAGCTCTATCGTAGATTGTAATGTTTTATTCTCTGCATTTATCTTTGAAGCATCATTCGTATTTAATAAATAATAGATACCATTCTCCATAAAGTTTATATAATCGGTGTTATATAATCCGACTTCCAAATCTAAATATTTAATTAAATCAGAGAAAGACATATGCGGTATTACGATTTTACCCATCGGTACATCATTTTCCAGATTAGATATCATTATCTTATAATCTTTATTTACCAGCTCAAATGCTTTCATTATGATTTCAAATGGCTTCGGATTATCCAATACAAAGTTTATTAAATGGCTGTCTTGAAACTTTAATTCATCGGGCTTATATAAATAGAATATAAGTTTAGTCTTCTTTCCACTCATCCAATCATTAGTTTGAACAGTCGTTTCTGTCTTTACTTCCTCGTTTATATTTGCAATACCATCCGTATTCTTCAGTACAGCAACATATTTCCCAGCCCATATTGGAGTTTCAGGAAACACATCGTCGGTTACAGGTAATGCAGATAATAATAATTCATATGCATATTCAGCTCCGTTTATTGGCTCTTTTGGAGAAGATAAGATTTTATGTATTGCCAATGATGGGACTTCCGCTTCCAATATACGTATCGTATATCCATTATTCATATAGTCTGCTATCTCAGTGTATGATAATATACATCCGCTTTTATCGTATAATACGTTTTTACCGATACGTACCATCAATTTATGATTTGGCGTAGCTTCATATTTTAAAGTTTTTGGAAAACGTTTATCAAATACATCAATCGTCTCTTTCTTTATTTTATTATATATCTGTCTTACTATCGGAACTTCGGTATTATCTACATCTATTTCTAACGTATCTTTTAAGTTCTCTTTTATGAATTTAGAAAATCCATTGAACACATTCTGCTTAATTTTATCCATATCTAAATTCTTTATATCTTCCTTAACTTTATTTATCGTCTCTTTCGCATCTTTATACGCATCTTTTGCTTTTGCTACCGTTTCATCATATTGCTTTCTGTATTCTTGATACGCATCTTGTACCATTTGTTTCTTTTCCTCAATATCATTTTTAATATCTTCTTTAATATTATTAACGACAGATGAAACATTATTTACAACAGCTCCCGGTATTTCAGCTAAATCTTGTCCTATCTCATTTCCTATACGCTTAAATTCAGTTGCATTTTCATCCCATATCTTTCCCAGTTCTTTTCTATTCTCTTCTAATAATGATTGCATTTCCTTTTGTTGAGACGGTGGTAAATGTTCTCCTCTATCTAACGTATGTCTCCATTCCGGCTTTGTATCAAAATTATTCTGATTTACAATTCCCATAATTATATCCTCCCAAATATTCAATTAACATTATCATCATCATTATCAACTTTATCAAATATATGCAAAAATAATAATGCAATATACGATTTAATATATAATGATATACGTAATATATTATAATACATTCTTTTAAACATATAATATCAACTCCATAATAATATAACTCTTTATATATACATATAAATAAAACCTTTATATATAATGTATTGTGAAATAGACGTAAATAAATGAGTTTATTCCAATATATTTATAAAATATATCAGAATAAAGAAAGAAAAAAAGAAGCAAAAAAAGAAAGAAATATTATTTCACTTTTATTAGACAAATTAGGAATGTGAGTATATTATTATTACATATATATTTCTCTATTATATTTCTATTTCTATTTATGTTCTTTTTATATATTATTATAGTACAGATATAGACTTCCGAACTCATATTCCATTACGTTTGGACTCCATTCCATTCCGTTCTTCAGTCTATATCCTAAGTATATGTTCCAAAGAAAGAAAAAAGTACCCAAAAAAGAAAGAAACATTAATACTTGTTATACAAAATAAAAATATATTATATATTCACAATTATATATGTAATTATAATAAAATATATAAAAGGAGGAATTATATATGGGTAAATTAATGTTTGATACATTAGACTTAAGTCCTAATGGAAAACAAGTAATAGCATCTGGTATAGATGCAGTACAACTATCTATATTTAGAATGATGACTACTCCTAGAGGTAGTTTACCAGACTTTCCTAATATAGGATTTGAAATGGAACACTTCTTTGGAATAAATAAAGATAATCCATCATTTGATGATTTATGTTCAGAGTTCAGAGAACAAGTTAGAACTCTTGTAAATAATGAAACAGTAGAAGTAGTTATACGTAGAATTAAAGGAGGAGTTATTAGATTTGAAATGGCATATGTAGATAATAATAAACTTAAATCTATAGGAGCTTCTCTAAGTAGAGATAGTTCTAATAATATTATATTCAAAAATATAACACTTAAATAAGGAGAGTAAAGAATATGGAAGATATAAAGAAACTACAAATAGAGTTTATTTCAAGAATAAAAAGAAATGAAGATAAATCTAATATAGATAGACTTAATACAGCATTTCAATTATATTATACTTTATCTAAATATAAGAATACTAATGAAATAGATGTAGAAGAATTATTATATAAAGCAGATGAAGTTATGAGAGGAAAATCAGCTGAAGTATCAGAATGGTGCAGAGCACAATGTCTTAATAGTAATTATAATGATTTAAAAGAAATAAGTAAATATAACGTTATAAAGCAATCTTATTCAGTTTTAGATTTAAGCTTATCAGATGTTTATAAAACTATTACTAAACAGCATACTAGTGCTGATATAGTAAAACAAGGAGAAGAGAAGTATAAAGAGTTAGTAGAACGTATTAAAGAGAATACTTATGACCAATATATTAAGAAACGTAATAAATACAATCCAGATGGTAGTTTAAATACATTCTTATCTGGAGAAGAATTAGAATATTGTGATAATATGTCTGATGAAATAATAAGAACAGACCCAGAAATAAGAAGTCTTAATAATGCAAATAATAAGTTTGCTTCTATACACGATACTCTTACTGACAGAAGTATAGAAATGAAATATAAGTTTGAAAAGCTTAAAGAACAGATATGTAATACAGCAAGAGTAACTCCTGAAAGTTTTGATATCTTCTTTAAAGCTATAGTTAATGACCAAAAACACAGAATGGATACAGAAGTGAGTTTATCTGGTAGTGAAAAAATACCTACACTTTATGGAGGAGTAGCTGATTTATATAAAGTTGACAGTATGGAACCTATTATTAAGAAACATGCTCATTTATTAGTAGATGTACAAAATGATGATAAGTCTAAACCAGTTTATGTTTCAGATATAATAAAAGTTATTGATAGTGTAGATTCACAAGATATTACACGTTCTCATGGAAATACGACTGTAAAACATAGTGGATATGAAGAAGTATGGCAAGAGTTTAATAACTTTAATCAACTTAATGAAATACAAACTATAAACAGAATACAAGGAAAAGATTTACTTACAGGTATAAATCCAGAATATACTCTTAGTGATGGAGAAAAGATACAAGAACTAAATAAAGGAGTATTATCCATGGCTATAGTTAAGAATAACGATAAGAAATGGGATTTTGTTAAAGTTAAGCCTAATGAAGCAAAGAATACTTTCAGAGATGCTAAGACTTTAGAAAAAGATAATCAAGTATCAAAACCAAGTAAAGTTACAAGTTTAGATGATTTAATATAATAAGGAGGAATGTAAAATGAATGATTTTACAACAAACGGAGTTCAAGCTCCACAAGTTACGTATCAGACTATAATATCTGGTATCAGAGCTATGATTGATGAAAAGGAACTAGACGTGAGAAGAATGAATCATCTCTTATTGAATCTAGTAAATGAAATCAGAAGCAGTCCAGTTAAAGAAGAGATAATATTAAGAGAACTTAAGGATATTGATTTCACTTTATCTGGAAATAAAGATGATGACTACACTGCGTGTCATAGAAGCTTATCTAATTATATAACACAATTTGACCCAGATTATGTTATGGGATATGGTGAAAATGGAGAAATATATAATGTTCCAGCTAAAACTAAGCAAGCTGGTATGAGTTCTTTAGATAGAGAAATAGAATTAGCTACAGCTGAAGGAGATATGGAAGAAGTAGAATATCTTATGAAGAAAAAGATAGAAGCTATGAAAGAAGCTAATCCAGATATGGAGATACCAGCTGAAGTCGATTTAAAAGCTCCTAAACAGCCAAATTCTTCGTTAGAACCAGATAGTAATACAAATTATAATCTAAATGGACTAAACCTCTCAGAAGAGGCTCTAAAGGCCTTAAATAAGGATGCTGGAGTAACTATTGTAGATAATACTCCTAAATTAAACTTAGAAACTCCTGTTCCTGAAGTTAAAACTGAAGATTGGAATAACTTAACTGGATATAATTTCCCAGATGAAGATTATGAAAAGAAACTTATGGAAGAAGTATCTAAAGATTTACCTAAAGAAGAACCTAAAAATGAAGTTAAAAAAGAACCAGAACCAGACCCAGTTGAAGCAAGAAGAAATCAACTTTTAGCGGAGTTAGCTTCTTTAGATAGAAAAGAAGTTCCTGTTTCAGAACCAGTATTAGAAAAGAGTACAGAAGAAACTTGGAATAATATAAATAATACTAAGAAAGAAGAGATAGTAGAAACTCCAGTTAAACTAGAAGTGGAAACAGAATATAAAGAAATTAATACAGAAGTAGAGAATGTTAAAGCAGATATTATGCCAGTAGAAGAATTCTCTCCTGTTGAAGTTATAGATGATGATGGGAAAACTATTGCTAATATTAAACATGAAGTTATGCCTGTAGAAGAGTTTGATAATATTATAAGACCTCTTTCTAAAGTTCCATCTGAATCTTTATTAAAAGAATTCAGAGGAGATAGATTATCTAAGATAAAAGCTTACAGAGATGCTCATAAATCTGGACGTAAAATATACTTACCAGATAGCGGATATGAAGTATTTATATATAAGATGAGAGATAGACAGCAAATTAACTATATGTTTATGCTATTGGAACAAGCTGGATTCGGAGCAGATTTAACTCAAAGATATGAAATAGATGAACTTGTAAGAGTAGTATCAGAACATATAGACTTTGATTTTCCTACAGTTCCAGATAGACAAGAGTTCTTATTCAATGTAAGTCCAAGAGATTTCTCATTATTAGTTATGATGTTTGCATTGATAAACAGTCCAGAATTCAATGATAAAGAACATGCTGTAGCTAAAATAGATAGATGCAGTTGTGCTAATTGTGGAACTAAAGTATTCTTTAAAGAAGATGTAAACTTAGACTTAGTAGAAACATTTACTAAAACATATCCATTTGACAGATTCTTACAAGGATATAATAAATATACTAATGCTAAACCAGCTGATATAGTATTAGCATACAGAAAACCTGGTTCATATGGAGAATTGCATAAGATAGAAGCTGATGATGACTTGTTTGAATATAAGTTAGTATTCTCAAAACCTACAGTAGGAAAGATACAAAATAGAGATAAGAACGTAGAAGATATCTATTATAAGTTCTTAATCAAGAATTTTATAGATAAAAGAGAAACATTGGAAGACGAAGTTCCTTACTTAAGTGTGGTGGATAGTATCATCGGACAATGTCCAGACTGGATATCTTATAGAGAATATGCAAAGAACTTCTTAGATATGTATAGAGAAAATCCTGACGACCCAGATTACGGTCCTATACAAAATGCATTAACATATTTATCAGACCAATTAGATATCATTGAAGATAATAACACTGGTATTATGAACTTATGTACTTGGATAGATATGTTTATCATCAAATCTAAAGATGGTACTCTAGAACCTGAGAAGTTTGAACACGATGACTTATTTGAATTATTCTGTGCTATCTTAACAGCTCCTACTGAAATAATAACAGAATGCTTATCAGTAATAGACAGTATAAAAGACTTAGATGGAATCAATGATAATGTAATTGAACTTGATTCTAAATTTGCTAAAGAACATATAGACTTCGATAAAACATATTATACAGATGAAGAAGCTTTACAAAAGTTCGATACTAATAATCCAGATGCTAGTGAAGAACGTAGAAATAAATTTATTGAAGATAGAAAAGTAATGAGAGAAAGAACAGAAAAAGGAACTTGTCCTATCTGTAGTAAGGATAAGTTTAATATTTTATATCCTCAATTACTTTTTTTCTCTATGGCCAGCAGATTGCGTCCGAAAGAAAAGATTTAAACGCTCTTAAAGAAACAGTGTTGAGAGAGTTTGAGGGACAAGTTGTAGTTTTCTATGATGACCTTTCGCCTATAGAATGGGTAGAGATGCTCAACATTAGAAGAGAAATAAAAGAAAAGCAATATAAAGCTATTAAAGAGCAAGAAGAAGCGTTGAAGACAAATATCGACTCAGCTGGCAACGAACAGCAAAAAGTTAAAGATGAAACCAATCTTCTTTCCAGAAGAATGAATGGAATTAATCATATGCTTACTAATGCACCAAGATAAACGTAAATAAATGTTTTCCCCTCCGATAAAGAGGGGATTGCATTTAATTACGCCATTATTTTAAATACATCTTTAGATAAATTTATAATACAGTCATACATTATATCCTGTAACTTATCTAATAGTCCGATTACATCTATGACCCATGTAACTCTGTACATAAAGGCTTCTCCTAATTCATCAATAGAAGCCGTATTAAGCGATTTAGCAAGTTTTCTAGCTATATCCATATTCTTGCTAGGCTTATTACCTACAAACGCTTTAAACAGGCTCATAGAGCTTCTAGTAGCATTTAAATATAAAAGTTTTTCTGAAGTATCTAATTTGAATTGAGTTTTACCTTTCGACATATTAAGTAAGTCTTTATCTCCTAAAAGTTTATTAAAATCACTCTTAATAGTCTTAAGTATATTATCGTTTCTACCGTCATATCTGATATTTTTATTGAATGCTTTATTATAAGAAGTTATTAATAATCCTATAAGTATTTCAATAGCCTCATTTAAATCATCCATATTAATATCTTCTTTCTTATCAGACCATATTGCTATAAGTGGAACTAATGCTGGGAAGCCAATAAAAGGAATTACAAACCATAATGAAAGTAATATAGTAAGACCTATTTTAGATGCCATAGAATCACTGTCTATTTTATATGTATTGATTATCTTCTCCATATCAGTTTCTTTAAGTTTAACAGTATTGCTATTAAACTCTGGGAATATATCTAATAAGTTAGAAAGCTTTTCTATAAGCTCTTTATTAGCTATACAGTCTTGAACTCCTTTTTTAATCGTCGCTTTATTTATGTATTTATCCATATCTGCAACGTAGTTCATCGCATTTCTTTCTCTTGTAGCAAACATACTTTTTATTTCTTTAAATGCTAAGTTAGGGTCGCTGACTAATCTACCTCCGAAATATTCCATAGATGGCTCCATATTCTTAAGCTTAAGCTCTAACTTCTTAATATCTAAGTTCATATATTACCTCCATTTATCTATTTCGTCTATAATCTTATCCCAAATTGTAAATATCTTATCATAATGTGTTAACATCTTAAAATCATTTGCGGCTGATGAAAGCCAGTCTTTAGCATCTGCGTAATCTCCGACAGAACCTTTAGATACCTTATCCTGTACTTTAGCATTCTTAAGCATTTTTACATTCTTTCTTTTAACTTTCTCAAGCTTTTTAACAGTAGCAGACACAAGTTCAGGAGTAGTTTCGACATCTTCTTTTTCTTTAAAGAATAATATCTTTTTATAAAGCTTTTCAAATGCAGGTAATATATCGCTTCTAAGATAATTAATAATCTTAATTTGTTCATTAGCAGCTACAAGTTTACCTTTCTTTTTAGTTTCTTCTACTAAGTTATCTACTTCTTTTCCTATTTCTTTACTGATATATTTAGCATGAGATTTTAAATCTGTATTTTCTTTTAGATATCCGTCTGGTTTATTAAATATATATCTATATGCTTTATTTATATATTTAACTATAAAGTTTTCTGTAAAGACTACGTCTATCGCTTTATGTATAACTCCTCTATCGCTATCTTCTGGAGTAAAAGCACAGACAGCATCCAGAGCACGTTTTAAGTACTCTGGAGTTATAAATGTATTTCTATCTGTTTTAATATCTCTCTTTACAATATCAGATACTTTATCCAAATTCTTTTGAATTCTTTTACTCTTAGATGATATAGACTTAAGAAGATTAGCCTCTGTTCCTATATCATTTGTATTCATAAGTATCCTCCTACATTTTGTATAGGTCTAATAATACCATATTACTGATATCAAAGTATAATTCAGCAGCTACGATAAGACCTTTATAAGCTTCTACAGCAACCTTAAGTTCATTATATCCTTGTATAGATTGGAATACTTTATCTGTAAGGCTACTAGAACCTCTTGCTATCGCTTTTATAGAGCTAGGTGATACCATATGTAGCTTTTCTTTATAAACGCTCATAGCTACGTTATAGACAGTTTGAGCGGCTTTTACTTTTTCATCATATTCAACCATAAACTTTCTTTTCATAGTAAGTTTGAATTCTTTAAGTTTTCCTACTACTGAATACACTGCTCTGTTAACTTCTGATATAGTTAATTCTTTTGGTAATTGAGCTGGGTTATCTGGACATACTTTAAAGTATACTGATGCTACAATATCTACAATTATCTTACTACTAAGTTCCATACCTTTAGCAAGTAAAACCCCTTTCTCAGCTTTATTACTTACTACATCGTATAACGAACCCCAGAATTTAAAGAAAGATACCCATGATTTAAACCAGAAGTATATAGCAAGTGGAAATAGTATTACAGTCCCAGCTGCTAATCCAGATAAGAAATCATATTTAAAGTCATCCCATAAATTTCTTAATACGTCCATTCTAGCTTCAGTCATAGCTCCATCTAATTCATTCATCAGAGTTTGCCATTTACTAGTATCTAAATCTCCAGCTTTAGGATTGAATGCTTGAGTAATTCTTGCATATTCATTTGCATTAGCAACATTAAGAGCTATGTTAGAAGCTCCTTGTGATATTTTACCAGTGTTTATTTGTTGCATTTGAGTTATAACTTGGTTATATCCAGACTGTCTTCTAGTAAATATATTTCCTAACTTACTGAAATAATACATAAACTTATTTCCAAAGTTTCCTCCGTCGATAGCTGATTCAACACCTACTCCGTGTTCTAATGAAATAAATGCTCCGTATCCTCCGAAGTCCATTACTGATTCTGTTCCTACCATATCAATATATTCTTCGATGAAGCCAGCCATCTCTGCATTATCTTCCGCAGTCTTAACATTGATTTTTAATAATTCTTCCATGCTTAACATATTATCATTCTCCTTTTATTTTTTATTGTATTTCTTAATCATATCTTCACTACTATAGTAATCAAGTATAGAACCTGGTTCAGGAGGTATACCTAATATCTCTCTATTTTTTCTAGCAATGTGTAATAGAATAGCCACTAGCTTTCCATGTTGTATCATACCTGGTGTCATACGTTTTAATATAGAATACGTGCTATAGCATAAGTCACAATGACGTTTTGTACGAACTCCAACTGGTCTAAGCTCATTAGGAAGTATCATAGTAGGTTCTCCTTTAAGAGCATTATCAACCACTATTTTATCTCCTGGTCCTAGCTTATCTATTATCTCAATACTATACTCTATTAAGATTTGTCCGTTTTCTATTGTATCTCCATTAATTTTACTATTCTTTGCTCTAGTAAGTTTTTGAGGTCTTTTATCTAAAAGCTTACGTGTGAATTGGTCTGTAACTTGGTCTACAGAAGCCATATTATTACTTATACGTTGTGCGTCATCAATATCACGGATAAAATCTTTCATAGATTTAGATAGACTCATATTTTGAGATTCTCTCCAATATACTCTTATATCTACTATAGTTCCTTTATAATGAGCCTCTACTTCTTTAAGAGATAAACTTTCCATATTAGAGAATAGTTCATTGATAGTGTCATCATCAGTAAGTACTTTATACTTAAATAATACGTCGTTAGGTTTAACTTCTTCTCCTATCTTATGTTTCCAATCTCTTATTTCTGTATTAAGGTCCATAATACGTGCTATACGCTTTACAACTCTAGTAGCAAGCTTATTAGAAAGATTTTCAAATGGAAGACAGCTGTCTTCCCATACTGCTTCTCCGTCACAAGTTAGTACCCATACTAATGCTCCAGCAGCAAGTCCGATATGTCCATTAGTCTTTCTTCTATAACTATCTTTACTGTATGCAAGTATTTCTCCCTCTTTAAACTTATATCCGACTTTAACCTGTTTATTAGGCACAAAGTCATTCTTTACATAATATCCTTTATCGGCATTACGTTCTACGTTTATAAGAGAAATAGCATCTACTTCTTTATTATCATATTCAATAATAATAAAGTCTTTATTCATCTCTTTTATTTTACCATTACCTTTTGCTATATAAGAATGCTTAGGAGTCATCTTAATAGCAGCTTCATCTGCATATGAAGATACAAGCATAGGGTCACTATCTACAGCTGGTAATATATGGTTAAATTGACCGCTTTGCATTAATCTACGTGCACAGTGATTGTATCTTGTATAAGGTACATACGCATCTGAGAAAGCAGATAAGTTAGCTGCATCTAATCCTTCCGGACCATCATGATGTTCATAGTCTCCAGCTAAGTTAGTTACAGTCGGATTTACAGGAAGATATTTTACTATTCCCGCATTACCACTATAAGCTGTAGCACAAGTTTCGCTTCCATAGTTATTTTGATTAAACATTCTTACGTTATTTGTATACGCTCTTGGTTCGTTGATTCCGTTATGTCCTTTAAGAGATACTTGAGAACCCTCCATAACTTCTCTGAATGCAGATAATCCATTAGCTTCATTTATATTAGGAAGACTTTGTAAACGTTGTATAACAGCATCTTTTGCTATATTAACTTTTGCTCTAGACCCTCTTTTGACCCTTGCAGCATTATTAGAAAGCTCTTTAGATATAACGTCGTATACGCATCTATTTATTATTTCAGATGGAGTTATAAGTCTATAACTTCTGATATCTCCTTTATATGTAGTTTTATACGTAGTAAATAATGATACAGCATATATAAACATTCCTACGAAATCAGATGGTATATTATATAGTTCGCATACTCTCTTTGTAATTGGGTCTATAAATAAGTCTACGAAGTTTTCTATATATATCGCAGTATTACTGTTACCAGCAAACTCTTCCATAACGTTCGTGATATCAAATGTATCTTTATCTGTAAAGTCTAATGTAGTAAGATAGTTAAGTAATAAATTATTTAAATCATTATTATATTTTAATATAATAGTGAAGTTAGCGAACTTAATTATACCGTATTCTTTATTATTATTTGTAAACTTATCCACTTCTTCTGAATTACGAACTACTTTATATTCTAGTTTATTAGTGTCTCTAAGTAAGTTTAAAAGCTCTCTAAGAGGTTTTGCTACTAATAATACCAATACTACTGGAATATTAGTTCCCATGATTGTAGCCACTGGTGTGTATAATGAAGCAGTACTTACAGTAGATGGAGCTGACTTTTTCCAAGCTTCTGGATTTTCATTTTCTAATATACTACAAATAAAACTAATTGTATCATACGTTTTATTTCCTACTTTAACTGTATCTTTATCTGGGTCGTGTAATACATCTTCTCCTTTAAATGTTCCTAATAGAGTAAGTCCGTTTTTTTTACCTTTTCCTCTAAAGTCTATATCGTAATCAGGAGATATAAGTCCCACGAAGTGTCTATTAAAGTGTGTAAGTCTAAAGCTGATTTGGTTTTCATATATGAAGTATCCTAAATCATCTGTAGTCTTTACTTTAAGTATAGGCGTATGATTAGTAAGTCTATAGTATGCGTTAATATGAGATATAAGTATCTTATCGCTCATACTGATATATTTACCAGTAATAGAAAGTATACATTTATTATAAGCTGTAGTTATAATAACATTTTCATCCTGTTTGATTACTGGCTTTGCAGCATTCTGAAGCTTTATTTGCTTAGCAGAACCCCCCATAAATATATTACCTGCACTATTAAATGTTTCTGGTATATCTAATACTATTTCTAGTGGGTCTCCATTATGTGTTTCATACTGTACTTTAAGTTCGTATCCCTTAAACTCTCTATCACTTATATCTTTTTTAGTGTATCCTTTAAGTATAAGTGGATATGTAAGTCCAGCAGGAGCTGCAAGTATATTCTCAAAGTCATCTTCAGATAATTGCTTTTTATATTGAGTATCTAAATCTTTAGTAGATATCTTTGTAAATGATGTAGGTGTCTTTGTGACTATTCCAATATCTTGGTCTTTTATCTCATGTTTCTTTATAACTTCTACCATTTCAGCTGGTTTCTTTCCATACTTCTTTACAATAGCTTTACGCATATTTTGTATTTCTTTGGTTTCTACGTTCTCTTTAAGCTTTGTATAGTTATGTTCTTCTACTATTTCTACAGCTTTATCCTTAGGAGACATATTACTATCTTCTAATATCTTAAAATAATCTTTATTATATCCTCTCTTAGAACCAGCAGTAGAAGCCTCCATTATTTCTATATCAGCTACATCATCTGCCAATTCTTTATTCTCTTCTATTATAAGTTTCTTTGGTTTAGCTAAAGTTGCATCTGCAATGTCATCTGAACCATTTTCAAATATATCTGCGATATCAGCATCAGCTAAATCTTCATCTAACTTTATAACTTCATTCGGATTATCACTATCGTATATTTCATCATCTGTAGCTAAATTTACATTTTCATCCATATCTTCAGAATCTACATCATCTGCTAATTCTTGTTCTTTAGCTGCATCTAATTTTCCATTAAGACTATCTAATATATGAAGCTGTCTAAGTACTGTCTTTGGTTTAAACATACTCATATTAAGATAGTTATTATTTCCAGCCAATACTAAAGATGTATTCTTATTTCCCTCAAATACCATAGTTATATTATGAGCATTAAGCCATTCTTTAAATTCATCAGGTCTATCTTGAAACCATTTCATGAATAATAACACTGGTCTAATAGAAGTCATAAGAGCATTTTCCATTATTGTAAGCTTTACTGGAGTACCTAATAAGAATGGAGTTCTAAAGTATAATATCTTATTCTTGTATTGTGTAAAACTTTCTATTTGAGCTTTATACATCGCAAGTATACCATCTCTTAATGGTCTAGAAACTCTCATCTTTTTATCTACTGTAACTCTACGTATAGCATTTGTAACCCAACTCATATCTACCATATAGCTATTTTTACCGTCTACCATTTTAGCATTAGATATAAGTTGCATTATACCATAATCATTCTTTATCTTCATTATTTGATTAAAACTTCTACTAAGGTTCTCTACTACAGATTTAGATGGAAGCTTTTGTTTTATAATCTTAGGCATAAAATAATATTTCATTCTACTTACGATAAGATTATGTTTTCTATTCTTAAGCTGTTTGAAAAGCATAAGGCTATCTTCGTAATTATCTAAGAATGAGAATACTATAGCTGCTTCATTTATACTCTTTTCTGCTACATAAAAAGATGACTTATTAAGCTTGAACGTTTTATCTTTAAGAATATTTCTAGCTTCTAATCCTACTTCTATGTTTTCAGATTGGTATCCACGTAGCAAATCATCATATAATCCCATATTTGTTCCTCCTTATTATTAATATTATAAACAGAAAGGTTGTCTGGTATGGACGTGATAAAATGGAAGATGGGGCATTAAACCCCATCATTATCTACAAAGTCACATTCTACCATTTCATAACTACCCATATGTGTTTTTAACTTCATTCTCATCTTATGGAAGTTATATTCATTACACATACACGTAATCTTAAAGTCTACATCTAATTCATTATCTCCAACTACAATACGTGGTGCATATTTCTTCATCCAGTATTTAAATTCAAATATATTGAATTGGTCTATATCTATTATACATCTCACTACACCAGTAAACTTATTTTTAGAGTCCTGTACAGTAGTATAAGTTACTAAACATTTCATACGTCTATCTAATACCATACATATATATTTAGCTACACTTAGATTATCATAAGACTTAATATCAAAATCAAGTCTATAATAAGATTTCTTATGTGTTCTAAATAAGAAATCATGTAAACGTTTCATCATACGTCTGATATATCCATATATTACACTTATCATATTAAGCCCCCTTTAGTCTCCATACTTCTTTTTCTTTAACTAATGTCAATACATGAGTTTCATTATCAATTACAAATTCAAAGTCTAATTTATTAAAATTATCTAAATTTGTTAGCTTTAATAATCTTGCATTGTATATCATACACGCTTTTATCTCATGTAATATTCCGTGGTCTCCATGTCCGTCTATTATGTAATTATAACTCAATGATGATCCATTTAGATGAACTTGCTTTATAAGTACAGTGTAGTCATTCATTTCTGATATAACCTTATCTACAAAGCTAATCATCGTTTCTTTATCATGAATATTTATATTATCTGGTACGTTGTATATTACATTGAAGTAATTAAATGCTTTATTAAAAGTTACTAGCCATAATTTGTGTATCCATCTAAAAAATCTCATCATATTTATCCCCTATCCTATTCTTTTAAAACTACATTTATCAGTATTCAACATATTAACAGTATTACTATCTAATTCTTCAAATAATAGTTCAAACTTATCAAAATTATGCCTAAGTATCTTGTTAAGTCTCATAAAACTATATTCGTCTTCCCCTAATTCTATTATTCTCATTTTCTTAGAAAACTTATTATTCATAACTCTATCCATAGCTTTCATAGATATAAACATATCAGTCCATTTATCCCATTTCATAGTTACACCTTTATGATGTATGATTTCTCCATTAACTTCTTCTTCCCATCCAGGTAATGTCATTTCTTTATTATCTATATAGGCGTTTATATAATTATCTACCTTAACTACACATACAGGCATAGCTAACAGTATATGGCTTCTAAGTCTATTTAACGGATGCTTTCTTCTTATGAATACAGTATACCATCCTTTTTCTAATCCAGCTTCCTTAATTCTTTTTCCTAGAGTTGATCTCAGCAATCTTTCTACTAACACGTTCTTCAGCTCCTTTCTCATGTAATAACACATTCCACACATGTGTACGTGCTCTATTTAATTCTTGTGTATACGCTGTCTTATATAAATTTGATTCAAATACCGGATTCGTTTTATTTATAAACGTTGCTGCAATGTCCTTTAAATCAAATAAATTATTTCCATATTCTAATATATCATCCATACTTGTAGGAGGAGCATTATATACGCTATATCTTATAACTTCTATTACGTCATCTTTAAAGTCTCTACTACGTTTATCTAATTTAGTAAGCTTTCTTAAATAATACATAACATCATCTTCTTTGATATTAAATCCATATTTAAATAATACTGTAAGTACTGTTTCTGAGAATATAACATCAAATCTTTCTTTATCTAATTTTAAGAAATCTAATATTACTAAATATTCTATTAATGGAATATATCCTAATTCAGAATGCATTGCAAGTTTCTTTGCATTTCTAAGTCTATTAGCAAGCTCTTTCTTTTTATCGTCTATAACAGTGGTATTAAATCTGATAGAAAGCATATTCCATACACATTTATCAGAAAGCCATACTTGTCCATATTTATTTCTAGATTTATAGAGCATATTTTCTCTTTCTCTATTAATCATATTCTTCTCTTGTTGTAGTTCTTCTGCAAATACTTGCTTATATATTGGATTATCTTGGTTTTTATCTAAAGTAAATGATGATAATTTATATAAGAATGGTATATACGTACTATTAAGTTTATATCTACGATGTATATAACAGTTTAATGAGTCTAATACTATTCTATTTGTGGCAGGAGGTAATATAATAGAAGATACTAATATATTATGATACAACTGAACTACGTTATCATCATCTAATCCTCTAATAATCTCTACTACACTATTCTCATTAACTTCGTCTATTATATTATTATCGTATAATAACTTTAATGCATCTCTTATTTCACATTTACTATTTCTACTGATATAATAGCATAATAATGCAGCCTCTAAAGTTTCACTATATTTTATATCTATTTTTTTACATATATATTTACATTGAGTAACCCATTGCCTTAAATTATATGGATTTCTGTAATGTTTATTTGGTATTTGTTTTAATATCTTTTGAAGCTTTCCATACTTTTTAACATAAGAAAAAACGTTATCCTCATATTCACGTCCATACAAATCTAAGTTATGTTTACAGAATTCTTCAAATAATTGCTCATAGGTTATACAATGTTTAACCTCATTTAAATAAGTGTTTGCGTCATGTACGTGTGTTTGCACATAATTAAAAATAGTACTAGTGACGAATTTAGGGTCATAGTACGGTTTAGTTAAGCCAGATAAATATTTATAATACGAAAGTTCGTATATTGACTTAACTGTGATCGGTGTTCCACAATTCATTTCTATCCTCTCCTTTATAAAAAAAATTACATTTTATAATTGTCGCACAATGACGTAAAAAAATAATGCAGTGAGATTTCTCCCACTGCATTGATGTTATTTTTTCTTATAAGGTTTATCATTTTTCTTATAAGGTTTCTTATCCCCAGATTTAAAATCTTTCTTGAATTCCTTTTTGAATTCTTTCTTAGGTTCTTTCTTTGGTTCTTCATCCTCTATAACATTTTCAGAGAATAACATGTTGATTTTCCATCCGTCGATAATCTTTTTAACGTATTCATCTATAAGAGCTAAAGTTACTTTACTTTCATTATATGAGTCTGTTATAACTTTAGGGAATAACATTCCATCTTCAGCTTTAAGACTGTTTAATACAGCAATCTTTTCTTCAGCTGAATCAGCATAAGAACCGAATAATATTTGAACTATTAAATCAGTTCTCATTCCAGCGAATTCGCTCATATTGTATGAATGCCACTGTTTCTTAAAATTCTCAATATGTATTCTTCTTGCTTCAGTCAATCTCTTATTATACGAACCTGCGTCACCTGTAACGTAGTCGTTAAATTCTTTTATAGAGTTTAAGAAATCCTCTTGACTTACACCGTCGTTAAGTTCTAATATAAAAGACCTAGCTCCATAATTCTTTTTATGTCTCCAAGCTGTAGTCATCATACTTACTCCATAACTATACGGATACTTTTCTCTATAGAATCTGTTTAGTTCGTTATTAATGAAGTTGATAGCTAATTGACAAGCTATATCGTCTACGTTAAGTATACTGTTGATATCGTATTTAGTCGTAGGAACGTTTATAATAACTCCTCTAACTGGAACAGTATTAAACGCTTTCTTAAACTTAGGTGTGAATACTTGTCCTCTTTTGAAGTGGTTATTAAATCCAATACTTTCCATTTGGAAAGATTTACTAGACGGAGCGTATCTTATCATCATGTTTTCATCAACGATTTCTTTAACTTCTTTAGATACAGTCATAGTTCTACTTTCTTTACTGTTTGATTCTAAAGCGTCGAATAGTGGATTTAAGAATAAGTTTTCCAAATCTTCTAATGAAACGAAATTAGGCATGATGATTTCTATAGTTTTAAGATTCTCTTTAGAGAATACTCTAGTTCTAGCATAGTTAATAAATTCATAAGGAATATTTAATATATTCCATCTAGAACCTATAGCTGATACTTTATCTCCGTATAAACATAAAGGAACTGTAAATTTCTTTATGTTTTGTTTATCTCCAGGGTGTCTTTGTTCTAGTTCGCTACTTACGATAGATTTTTCTTTATTGAAGTATTCTTCACTAATTTTATTTACGTATAAGTTTTTGCATATTTGTGCTAAGTTATTAAATATGTCAGTGTATCTAGATGATTCTGCCATCTTTTGATACACAGCATCATTCTTATACTTATTTTCATCCATACATTTAGATACGTCCATTTGCACGCATATATCTTTAATACTAGTTCCAGCGTTTAAGTCTATTCCCATGTTTGCAAGTTCTGACATAGCTTCAAACATAGGTTTACCATTCCACACTGTTCCAAATATACAATGTTCTAATAAATGTGGAAGTCCTACTGCTTTGTTATAAGAATAAACGTGATGCCTAACGTTTACTTGAATGCTATCTTCTTTAGCACTTCTTATAACTATTACTTGACCTTCTTTATTACCATTATTAGTAATATCAGCTATAGCAAACTCTTTTCCTGTTAATTCTGTTTCTACCCAATTAAATTTCATATTATTCCTCCTAAGTTTTTTTAATATATAAAAGTGGGAGAAACAAATCTCCCACTCAACCAACTATTTCATATCTTTAACTATTTCTTCTGTAACTGCAACGTGCTCGTCCAATGCTTTCTTTAAAGCTTTTATGTAGTCAAGGTATTCTGCATCAGGATATTCAGGTCTTTCCATATCCCATAATAAGTTGTAATCATATTCTTCAGCTCTAACTTCAAATGCATCTACAAGACATTCTTTTAAACGTGTTGCAGTACGTCCAAATTTATTACATTGTGTGAAGTGTTTATCTATACTATCAAACCAATCTGTAAGAGCGTCTTCTAAATGGTCAAACACCTTGTCATAATCTAGATACTTTGTATCAGCAGCGAATGTTTCTAAAGTATCCTTATAACGTTCTGGAACAGCACTCATATATGATTTTGTAACTTCATCTATAAGTTTATCTATATCTTCACCTATGATTCTTATAACTTCAGCTACAGTACATTTAGCTAAATCTATTACACAATCTTCTAAATCATGTAATTTATTTAGATTTGTGTATTTTGTAAAGTTTCTATAGCTTTCTAGTAGTATATCAGAAGCTGCCACAGTATTAGTTTTTACTGGAATAACTGCTAATGAATCATAGCTTGTTTGAATCTTAAGTCCCAGCATTCTGACAAAGTATTCTAAGTTAGCATGAAGTATATTTCTCACTGGTATTATAATATCAGGATATCCATACTCATACATATTATATTTACCTATAGATTTATTAAATGTAGATAATAGCTTAAGAGCAGTATCAATATACTCCATATTAATATCAAACTCAAATGCTTCTTTAAGACATTTGATATAATTATGAATATCTAATTCTAGAGCTCCTACTTCATCTTCTAGTCTAGAAGTCTTATAATCATACAATGTATTCATCATATCATTGAATGCTACTATTAATCCGACTTTTGCAACATCATCTTTATTGCTGTTCCAAGTATCTATATAAAAATCTAATCCAACTGCTTTTTCATTTGCTGCCATTATTTACCCCCTCTATTATTCAATATATCATTATAACAGTTACAAGCATCTAATATTTTATCTAGAACTTCTTTCAATGCCTTTATCTTATCAATTTCATTTCTAGATGTCCAGTCAATATTACGTAAATACGGTGGTACAAATGCATTTTCTCCGTATATATCAACATATAACCAATCAGATATCACATTAGGAAATTCTTTTTCTATCAATTTGTATTTTTCTTTAACTTCTAGTAGCTGCATTATATTTGGCTTATCATTTTCCATGTATGCTTTAAGTGTATCAAACACATCTTCTGGAACTACTATCTTAACATTTCCATCCTTATCAACAATATTTAAACCTATCAATAAGTTCTTAAATGATATAGTTTCATATTTTACACCATCAATCTTATCATTCTTTTCAGAATATATAGATTCAATCATATGTAATTCTAATAACTGTTTATATGATTCTGGATGATTCTTAGATGAAGCTTCTAAAAATTTAGATAGCATTCTGTTTAATATAGTCTTTATTGTATCATGCTCAGTTTCAAATTTATAGTAATTTTTTATATTACGAAGCAATCCATATCTATCAAACTTATCTGGGTCTGCTTCTTCTTCGCAATATCCTTCAGCAATAGTTCTTCCAACAAATCTACCCCAAGCATAATTAGAGTCGCATGTTTTATAAACATCATGTTTCATACATAGCATTAGATAATTTAACATATGGCATAACTTATTAAATATAAGGATACTTCCTAATTCATCATATATTTGATTATCAAATACACTCCACATATCCTCAGACTTATGAGACACCTCTGCAATGTCTTTAAAGAAGTTGTATATAAACGCAAAGTCTTTTAACTTAAACACAGCTCCTGGGTTCCATTCTTCAATAGCAATTTCTACACTCTCAACGAATTCAAAATATTCAGGTGTGAACATACTAGGATTGCCAAATATTGAATTCAACGCTCCTGGAGTAGCATTCTCCATTTGAACATAAATTCCATATGCAGATACTAAAAACTGCATATCTTTGGTTTTCCTAAATTCGCTCAAATAATACATCCCTAATCTACTGTCCATAATCTTTACCTCCTATTTATTTAAAAGTTCTTTATATTTTTCATATGTGTCTATAGCAGAGTCTATTAGTTCCTTAGCTTTCTTAATATTATTTATATTAACACAATCTAAATCTCTAGAACATATACGTGAAATATCTCTTTCATCTACATCACAACCATCTTCATCTTCAAATTCATCTATCATGCTACTAATTATTTCATTAGCTGTAGCTTTGTATTGATTTTCTAAAGATGTTTTTTCCTTGACTAAATCTGCTACACTATCTAACAAAGCTCTCATTTCTTTTATATCATTCTTATCATAAGGTTGTATCAATAGATTGAAGTCTTCATCTATAATACCTGTTCCTAATAAGACATCTTTGATAGTAGTATTAGTTACGTCTTCACCTTCCATTGTACGTGGGTATGACCATAACGCACCTCTTCTATTACTGATGACTGGTATTGTAGCAGTAACTGTTTTAAAGTGGTCAAAGTTAAGCATATTCTTTAAAGCACTAGCCATATATTTCTTTACAAATACTTCATAGAATTTATAAATATTAGTAAGTACATTTACATTTGCTTTATTTTGATGTAGAACATTATGCATAGACATACGTGCATTAAAAGTTATACTATTGATATTTTGTATACAAACTTGTAGTTCATGCAAGTTATTTATATACTCCTTATTATGCATATTGAATAGTTGAGTAAGTCTCATAGTATCCATAGGTGATAATGCTGCGTTTAAAAACCCTTTCATAATACCAAATAATACCATATGAGCTTCTATTACAGCACCTTTTTCTAAAGCATCTCCACTAGACATATCATCACATTTTGATATAAAATCAATAAATGGTTTTATTATATCTAAATCATATATGTTTCCAATAAGTCCTCCTTGATATTCAAGCATTCTACGAACATCTATAAGCCTAGCATCAATATCAAGATTGCTATACATATCTTCTACGCAATGAACTTGTTTACATCTGATGTCATTTATTAATTCTTTAATATATCTTTCTGTCAATATCATTCCAGCTATAAATACATCTTTATCTTTATCCTCAGCATATAAGTTAGCATAATACTGTAATAAAGACCCTTGTCCATCTAAAGTTCTCATACTCTTTCCATCAAAATAATCATCTCCAAAATAGTTCTTCAATTCATTATTCATAATCTTACCTCCTAAAATATATTTGAAACATTTAAACATATATAACTATTTACTTTATAATTTTCTTCTTAAATTCCTTAATAGCATTCTCTAGACTATCAACAATGTTATCATATGTTGAACCAGGTAATACATTATCTTCTAAAAAGTGAGACTCTAATACCGAATGCTCTATCTCTACAACATGTAGCAATTCTTCTACAGTATTTCTATTAGATATGTCTATAATGTAGTTAGCTATTTCTTTTCCTAAATCTCCAATAAGTTCAAAGATAGGTTCCTCAATATTATCAAGTTTGCTTTCTAATTTTAACACACTCATAACTACTGGAGGAATGACATCCTCATATAGAATCTCTGTATAATCTATAGCACCATATTTTTCATAAGATTCTTGCAGTACCGCTTTAACTACATCTTCATCTATTTCTATACCTATAGCATACTGAACGATATCAGCTAAACTAAAACACTTTTCTGCTTTATCAACTGCTATCAATTTATATAGTAATGGTATTTTAGCCAATAAGTTTAATTCATGCATAGACCAAAGTATATCTTGTCTAGTTTTAGGATGCATATTATCATACACATCATTATCATATATTTCAGCTAATTTCTCTATACCTTTGATTAAATATTCTGCTAATTTAGATTGTACATCAAGTATGTCATACAAAGCATTAAGCTCATTATATTTACTAGCTTCGGTATGCTCCTTAAGTAACGCCACTTTAAACTCATTTAATGTGTGTGTAGCACTATCATCAAATTCTTTAGATAATTCCAAACTCTTAATAATATTCTTATAAACCTCTACATTCCATTCTTTCATATTTTCCTCCTTATTTTTATACTAAACTATTAGTTTTATTATATTCTTCAGACATCGCTTTGAGTTCCTTTAAAGCATCTATAGCTTTATTTATAGCGTCATCTGAGAAATCACAATTTTCAAACATATCTGTAGCGTCATATGCATCTGCTACTTTTGTATATCCACAGACTTTAAATATCTTTTCTTGAATTTCTTTAATGTTAAAAACCTTGTCACTCATAGCTAATGTAATATCAACAGCTTTTTCTATCTCAGCATAACTATCTACATATTCGTTATCTTTATACAGATTCATAATATTATTCATATTTTCCATTCTTTCAGGTTCTGTTACACCATATATAGCCTCTAATTGATTTATATGATTTATATATTCTTCTATGTATTTAAATATGTGGTCACATCCATATGTTGCAAGTTCCTCTCTCCAATTAGGAATTCTAGCCACTACTTCACTTTCATGTATGTCATACACCTTTTCTATAGCTAATTTAACAGGAATTATTAAACCAAAATATGCACTATAGTATAGATATCTAATTAAATTATATTGATATTCTGTTAATAGATATCCATTAGAGAAGTTATATATATCATTCAATTTCTTATATATTTCATAATCTCTATCTAAGTTTTTTCTATCAAATCCAAAAAAGTTATACACTTTCTTCAAATCTTCAAGACATGCGACACTGTCATTTAATTCAATAGCCATATTTTGAACAGCCTCTTTATCAGTTTCAAGTCTTAATTTTTCTAGTAGTTCACTTACATTATACATATTAAACCCCCTTTATTTTTCAAATAATATATATACAGTATCCTGAAATCTTCCAGCTATACTAATACTGATAGCTTTAGCTTTATATCTATCATATTCTTCTTTGATAGCCTTATTTATAATTTCTTCATTTGTTCTTATCTTCTTATCCCAACTAAGAGAAGTAGATAAATCGTAGCTTTTTACATAAGTTTCAGCCATACTCATCATAGATGTACATAACATCAATCCTAATAGTAATTTCTTCATAACAATCCCTCCTTACATTAATCTAGATAAAATGACAAGAGAGCTGGCAACTACACCAGCTCCAGTTGTGAGTATAAACTCAGTCTTACTTATTTTAGATTTATTTATTACCGCACTAATAATCATCCAAGCCGAAATTCCAAACACAACACCTACCATTATGTAAGTTGCCATTTTATATCCCTCTCCTTATTTTCTTTTTATATCTAGACTTAGTGAAAAATTTAACGCATCTTCCAAACACAGACCTTCAACAAACATACCTACATTAAACCCTGTAGCTAATATTTGGTTAGTCTTATCATATATTATCTTATTAAGAGCTTCTGAGAATAAAGGATGTAGAATGATTTTTCTAGCTAATCCTTCACTCACATACATATCATCAGGTTTCTTTCTATCTAATACTTCGATTTTATCAGTCTCATGATTATATATAAACTCGCAAACTAACATACTAGACACGTCATCAGAATCAATTTGTGTTTCTTGCAACTTAACTACATAATCGACTATTCTTTTTTCTATTACTACTAATTGCATAAGAGCCTCCTTATTCACCTGCTGTTATTATACATTCATCACCATCATATAATACCTTAGCTCTTATTACATATCTAAGACTATATGAATCTACACTGCTTTCCGCATCTATTTTTGATAACACTCTTTTTAAATGCTCTTTTACGTATTCTAGTATCTTTTCCTCTACTCTACATAATATCATTTCTCCTAATGAATATGACTTGTCTAGTAATGTGTCTTTGTTTAATTTAAGAACATTCATTTCACACTCATCATCAATAGACGAATTACCATCATCTGACCTATAATTTAAATTTATATAAACTTCTACTTTTCTTGTAGACTTAATAAAACTTAAATCATACGATACTCCTAATTCACCATCTTTTAATTTACCCATACTACATCACTTCTCCTTTTATATCTTTTTTTAATTTAATAATCTGTTCGATTATTATTTTACTAACTTTATGTTCATCACACATCTCTACTACAGATAAGATATTCTCAGCCATTATACCAAGTATATTTCCATCTACTACACATTCCCTATCTTTCAAAACATTAGTAATTTCTTCTAAATTATGGTAATTAACTACCTTAGGTTCAGGCCATGTATATTCAGAATTCTTATCAATCTTGTCTATAATATTTCTATAGAAAGTAGATTCTCCTGTATGGTCTAACACTGATAAATCAACTGATATGATATCATCATCAACCATAGATGTTATTATTTTTAGCTTAGTATTTGTAAGCATAATTCCTCCTTATTTCTCTATAGTAGTTCTTCTTTTCTTATTAATATCTTTACTAGATAATATATCTTCCCATTCTATAAGCATCTCTGCATCAAGATACCTATTCTTATCAGAAGCTGTTATCTTTTCTAAATAAGTTCTTCTTTCTTTTAATCCTTTCATTTCATCTTTAACTATATTGATTTCTAGATTAGATAGTCTATATACTCTCATCATTACTATATAATCAGCTTGCTCTCTAGATAAAGGAAATGCTTTCATTAATTTTACTATACTATCTTCTTTACCATTAGATTTCCTTATTATAGAAATTGCTTTATCCATATCTTTATTGATTATAACAACTCCCTCTAATAAATGATACCTTTTTAAGTTATTCTCTAATTCATATTTAAACTTATTATATAAGCATTTACTTCTAAAAGATACAAAGTATTCCATAACTTCTTTTAAGTTCAATAATTTATATTCTTTATTATCTAGTAATACCATCATATTTAAAACTTGACTGTATTGTAAACAAGTTTTCTTTAAAAGAATATCTACAAGTTCATCATACTTTGTACCAGTAGATACTCTAATTCTTACTTTAATTTCCCCATTAGCAGACAAGTCTTCTACACCAGCTATAAGATACCCAATATCCTTATCAGCTTTTAATACAGATAAGTTCTCCATAAATGTTTCTTGAGTACGCATATATGGTAATTCGTCTATAACTAAATAAGTCTTACTATCATCAACTTCTTTATGCCATTTACCAGTTATAGTACAAGCACCCTTACCAGTTTGATAAAATCTGTATACTGAACTCATTTGTGATATAACTCCTCCAGTAGGGAAATCTGGACCTTGTAATGTATGCATCATTTCCGTTATACTCATCTTTGGGTTCTTTATAAACTTTATACAAAGCTTAATAACGTCCGTTACATTGTGAGGAGGTATCCAACACATATATGGAGTTGCTATACCACTATTTCCGTTTATAAGTACATCTGGTAATACTGCTGGTAAATGTACTGGTTCTTCAAGAGTCTCATCATAATTTGGAATAAACTTTACAGTATTTTTATCTATATCCTTAAGTAAGTAGTTATAGCTATATTCAGATAACTTTATTCCTGTATAACGATATGCTGCGAACCCTTTACTAACAGCATTTCCAAATCCTCCTTTACCTATTAGTAACGGGATATTCTTACTAACATCTTTTACCATATTAATTATACCACTATAAATACCATCAGGACCAAATGGATGATACTTACCCATAACTGACCCGATTACAAACGCAGATTTTTTAAATACAGCGTTAGGAGTTAATCCTAATTTGTATGCTTCATACAATATTCTACGCTGAACTGGCTTACAATTATCATACACACAAGGAATAGCTTGGTCTTCTAACGTATAGGTAGAAAACTCAAGATAATCATCCTTTGCTAATTCTTCCGCACTAATTTTACGCATCATTCATCACCAATCCAATTATCTTTTTACACATGACATCTACTGCCTTATTGAATATCCATAACGCTGGTAGTATTACAGATATAACTATGAGGAAAGTTGCTATTCTATCACAAAATTTCCATCTACGTGCCCATATAAGTCTTACACGTGGATTCTTTTTCTCAGCTCTTCTTTTATCATCTAACCAATTCATAATAACAGCATCTATCATAAGAAATAAAAACACGTTCACAACGTATATCGCACATATATAAAACTTATCACTATTTAACATATTAAATCTCTCCTTTCTCTATAAAAAGTTTTCTAGGTTCAGAACTACTACCTTGAAGTTTAGTAATTATTTCAGATAATCTTTCAAAATCCTCTGGAATTATTTGAACTAAAGCACCTGATTTAGGATTCATTACATAGTCTCTAAAGTCATCAGCGTCCATTTCCCCAAGTCCCTTAAATCTACTTATTTGATATTCTCCCTTTACCGATTTAATCCTTTCTTCTAATACACTTTTATTTCTACAGTATATAGTTTCCTTTCTAGTCATAATCTTAAATAACGGAGCTTCCGCAAAATAAAGATGTCCTGTTTTAACTAACTCAGGCATGTGGTTGACAAAGAAAGTTAATAATCCAAGACGGATAGCAGACCCCCCTGGGTCAGCATCAGTAGCTATTACGATTTTATTGTATCTAAGTTTTGATATATCACAATCTTCGCCTACTCCTGTTTCTAATGATTGCACAAGTTCTCTAAACTCTAAGTTCTGTAATACTTTATCTATACTAAGACCTTCTGTATTAAGAACTCTTCCTCTAAGGGAAAATATAGCTTGATACTTAGGGTCTCTAGCAGTTTTTACAGTTGAGAGAGCACTCAACCCTTCAATGACCCATAGCTCGCATTCTTCTGGTTTCTTACTACTACAGTTACTAAGCTTTCCAGATAATGCTCCAAACTTCTTAACTTCTTTAGTCCCCATCATAGTCTCTTTAGTTTTAGCTATAATTTCTCTAAGCTTTCTATAAGATAACGCTTTCTTTACTATAGCTGATGCTTGACTTGGATACTTTCTAAGATATTCCAGCATATTATTATATACTACGCTTCCTACCCAATTTATTAAAGAAGTGTTCGCAAGCTTTGTTTTAGTTTGGTTTTCATATTGTGGAGCAGATATCATTACTGAAACTATAGCTACTAAACCGTCTCTTAACTCATTACCAGTGATGTTTTCATCTTTATCTTTTAATAGCTTAGCTTCCCTAGCATATACGTTTACCGCCTTTGTAAAACCGCTCCTAAAGCCTGTAACATGCGTTCCATCATCTACCATCTTTACTTTATTGGCATACGAACGTAATAATTCATGTCCATTGGTATATGTAAGAACTACTTCCAATTCCTGTTTATCCTCTTCCTCTGCAAAATATATAGGTTTACTCAATATAGTATCTTTCTTATCTACCATTTCATTAAGCATATCTACAATTCCAGCTTGACTATAATAGACATCTTCTTTATCATTATAGTATTTAAATACAAATTTGACTCCTGGATTTAAATACGCATTATCTCTAAGAGCTGCTTTTACTTTACTTTTATTAAATTTAGTAACTTCAAATATAGTTTTATCTGGCTCCCAAGACATAAGAGTTCCTGTTTCTTTAGTCTTTTCTAATTTCTTTATATCATTAAGCTTATGTCCTTTACTAAAGTCTTGCTCATAATGATAGCCATCTTTCCAAGACTCTATATGAAGTCTCTCTGATAATGCATTTAATACCTTAAGTCCTATACCATAGTTTCCTCCAGATATCTTATAGTTAGATTCTGCTGTAAGCTTTCCTCCAGCATGCATATCTGTACAAAGTATTTCTAATACTGGTCTATTATGGATAGGATGCATATCTACTGGTATACCTCTTCCATGGTCTCTTATACAAAAAATATCCGTATCTCCATTATCTATAATACTAATATATATCGTATCTCCAAAGCCTGCTATAGCTTCGTCGATACTGTTTGTAAGAGACTCTACTAAGCATTGATGGAGCCCTTCGGCTCCATTATTTCCTATATACATAGACGGTCTTTCTCTCATTCCATCAAGACCCTCTAAAAGTTCTATATCCTTTGCTGTATATTGTGTATAATCTTTACTCATCTAATAACCCCCTATCTTCAAGTTTTTCTGTACTAACTGTTATAGTAATCATACTATGCTCTGTGTAGTCTTCTCCATCTATAAAATCATCTCTAAGCTTTACAGCCTTATCATACAAATTATTCAACGTATCATTTATAAATGTAGATGGATTTTTACCAGTTTCATCTACAAGAGAACTTGACTCTACTATAGTATTAATATTCTCTATAGCTTTATCTGTTCTTTCCTTTATAGAACTACTCATGTATATTACATTCTCAGTCAACGTAACATTATTTTCTTCAGAGTAGTATTCAAATTTAATATTTGCATTAATCTCATTCCTTTTGGGGAATATATTGCCAATTATAATAATTTTAAAATCGTCTCCTCTTATTGGTGTTATGCTCATATATTACCTCTCTTTCTTTAATTTAATATAACATTATTAAAAGTCAAGTATTTCTATATTATCAAATATCTCACTCTTAAGAGTTTCATCCATATCTATGTATTCAAATATATCTTTAGTATTGAATTTATTAGGTATTTCATTAGCTCCAGGCTCAAACTTAACCATCTTATAATAATCAGTATAATCAGGTATGGATGCGAATATTATATATCTAGACTCTATATCCGCTATTAAATAACAAACACCTCTATCATCAAATCTTTCTCCTATGTAAATAGTAATATCTTTACCATCATCATCTTTTATTACAAAGTGAGCAAACATATCATACTTACGACCCATATTTTCTTTAGTTCCATTATACATTTCCATATTATTATTCCTCCTATTATATTCTATATTGTGCTAAATTTTTAACATAATATTCTATTAATTCATTTTTATATTTTTTAACCATAGTATACGCTATATTAAACTTTTCCTGAGCACTATCATCAGATATTTTCTCATTCAAAGCCAATTCAGCTTTATATCTTATTTTAAACTTTTCTTTTTCAACAGGTATTACTTCTATAGTGGCTATAACTCCTCCTTCGTATCCTTTAATACCATCTTCGTCCTTTACTGGATTTAGTAAGTATATCTCAATATCATTATTATACTCATTAAGAGCTAATAATATCTTTCTACCTTTGTTTTTAGCTTTTGCTATTATATCTAGTTTTGGTGTTATAAAGTTGTCCATAATCTCCTCCTTAAAAAATAAAGAGCTCCGAAGAGCTCTTATTAATTATGCTTCTAATCTAGTTAGGTAGTCCTCAAATAATTCTTCTTGACAAGCATCCAATATACCTATCACTTTTGCGTTCAATGCTTTATATTCTTCTGAGTCAGGTTCACTCTCTATAGCTAAATTATAGTCTACACTATATTCTCCATCATTTTCTACTACTCTAAGTCTAGCTAATCTACTAGCATTATAGATATTTTTACCATCTTCATCTTTTCTACCAGTAGGTATAGCCTCAGTTATTATGATATAACCATTTGTATCTTCACCATCTCCCTCATCATCACGCCATAATATTATATCAGAATCTTTATCAACACCTGGCATAGTAAATATACATAAAATATTATTTTCATTTATTGTTCCCATTTTATCCCTCCTAGTATTTTAAATAATCTTCACTTTCTACAAAATCCAAAATTTCTTCTTCATAATTATGAAGAATTACAACCACTCTATCTTTTCTTTGTTTCATTAATGTTTCATCGCCGACTTCATTAGGACCAGCAACGATTGTGTAATCTATATAGAAATGCTCTGGTGATTCTTCATGCTGACTTATATGTACTTGTGCTATTATTCTAGCATCTGAAGAACCATCCTCATAAGTTTCTGCATCTGGTTCTATTTGCATAACTACTAACTTACCTAAGTATCCTTTATAAGCTAACACAATTTTAGTACCTTTATCGTCCATAACTCCTAATACTTTGTCAGCCATTATTCGTTACCTCCTTGTATATCAAATTCTTTTATTATATTAAATGGAGCATAACTTCTTACTAAAGCATCCGAATTATTATATTCTTCAAATTCATCAAATATACTTCTTATTATTATATTACTTCTATCCATAAACGAAAGGAGATTTTCTATATATGGGCAGTCTTCTATATGTGCTTGAATATCTGATACTAACTGTGTTACATCTGTTATTTTTGGTTTTATTGTAGTACTGTAAATTCTTAAATCACCTCTATTCAAATATACTAAAAATTCAAATTCTAACCAACCTTTACTCAAATTGTAACTAGTTGATAATACAATGTTTTCTTTTTTCATATTTCTTTCCTCCTATAAAATTAAAATATAAATAAATATTAAATACACTTAAATATATATAATTATTGGTTTTATAAAAAAATTGGTAAAAAAAAAAGAAAGAGACCTGATTTAACACAGGTCTCTCAATATTTTATTTCATAGCTACTTTACCATCACGGATACGAATATGATATACACTAGTAACTCTAGTAGTAGTATCATACTTTTCTATATCTATTTGGTTTGCAGCATTCAAAGCTTGATTAGCATAGTTTACCAGAAATCCTGGTAACTCTGGAACTAGCTCACATAAAACTCCAGCTCTAATGTATGTTAAATAGTCAGCTATGTTATTTAAGCTAAGATTTTTTCCAAATTCCTCCACTACTGCATCTAGATTTTCATCTATAATAGTAGCTTCATCTACTGATTTATACTGTAGATTAGTATTTAAATAGTTACTCATATTAGCTTTACAACAATCAACATTAAAATTCACGCAAATATTACCATGTTTTAATTTCATTTTTACCTCCATTGTTTTATTCTAGCACCAAACTCTTTTTCATATTTATCCTCTTCCTCATCATCCAAAATTATAAATCTAGCATTTGGATAATAAGTTACAGTCTTACGTAATTCAGCATCTGGTGTTTCATTTGGCACTAATACATAAGACTTACTCCAGTCAATTTTAATATCGTGGAGTTTATCCGAATTAGATAAATCCTCCACGATAGCATTTATTTCTTCTAAACTATAATTACTTATATTGATATCAGATAAAAGCTCTATTTTTGCTCTTTGTTCTATCAATATAAGTTCTTGTATTTCAAATTGTCTTCTAGCATAGACATAGCATACTACTACTGCAAATAATAATATACATATGTCAAATACATTAATTCTGTATCCTTTCATTACGTTCCCCCATTATCTTAGTAAATATCTTATTTTCAAGATCAGCGGGATTGAATTCGTTTGCATCTCCTAATACTTCCTCTTTATTTACACCATAATGATTGCACATTTCTTCTGCATTATCTCTTGTAAGCGGACCTACATATATTTTATGGTCTATACGTCCGCTTCTTATAAGAGGTTCTGGAAGTAATTCTATATTATTTGTAGTGATAATTAATATGATGTTATTTGGACTTATATTACTATCTAAGAATTGCATAAGCTTATCAACAGTACGTCCTTTTTGAGCTACTTGTCTAGACTTCTCTTTGTCATCTCCATCTCCTACTCCTAATATAGATTTATCTATATCTTCTATTACGCATAATGCAGGACAAGGTTTACCATTTTTATCTGTATTTCCGACACTGTCATCATTTATGCTACCAGCTATGACAGCAGGGGAATTTCCTTCCGATAATAATCCCTCTAAGAAATATATAGTTTCTAAGTTAAGACTTTCTGCCACATGTTTAACTATAGAAGTTTTACCAGTTCCTGGAGGTCCATATAAAAGTATAGCTGTTTTATATTTTCTTCCAAATTTCTCATAGATATCTTTATTATTTATAAAATTACCTACAGCATCATCTACTTTATCTACAAACTCACCAAATATCTTTTTATTTGTTCTTGGCTCTTTTGTAGTAAATTGGTTGAATACGGTTCCAGATAATTTACTGACAAGTCTAATCATATCATCATCATCACGTTTAAGCTCAAAAGAAGCTTTAACTGACTCTACAAGTGCTGTTCTTCCTATACCATAGAAATCCACACCAAGCATATTCTTTACTCCATCTCCACTAAAAGAATCTTTTATTTGGAAACTATAAACATATGCCCAGCAAAATCTTCTAACTCTGATTAAATAACTTCCCCACATAAGAGATTTATTAAACTCATTATATAGGTACATATTATTATTAGTTAAAAGCTTTCTACTACCTTCGCTATAACAGTTATTTATCAACCATTCTTTAACCTTAGTTTCCATATATGCTCCAGATACAGATACACCCATGATATATCTTCTCTTTACAAATACAAATAGTGCGAAAAACCAATTTCTTATAGTTGATAATAGGTATGTAGCAACTCCAATAAGTGCCACATTATTCAGTGTAAATAATTCTCTAACGTTCATTCTCTTTCCTCCTGTTTATTAATCTTCTAAAACTATAGCGGAACCACCTATAATTCCGTTTAAATACATGTTATTATATTCTCCATAGACTATCTTATTATCTCCTATAGTTCTATGGTTATATTTGCTTATAGCATCTATTATAAGTTGTTTGTGTGTAAGATTTCTTAAAGCAGCACTTCCATGACGTAGTAATCTATCTGGTGTGAAATACTCTATTGTATTGACTCTGTATTCGTTTGTAGAGACTTTCTTAATAATATATTCGTCAAAGCCTTTATTTTCAATACAGAAAGTACACAATTCTTTAAGCATTATTTCTATTATAGCACTACGTATTTTACCTGGAATTATATATCCATTATTAGTTATATACATTAAGAAATTTCCTACACTATGTTTGCTAAATCCAAATCTCTTAAATGTCTGTAATACGACTCTAAGAGCTCCATCATCAATCTTTTCAATCATATGATAATCTTTTTCTTTTGTAACATCTATAATCTTTCCTATTCTTGTTTGTAAATTTACAGTCCAATCATCAGGGAAGACATAATTGATTATATTATAATCTCTGATATTTCTACTATGTGTAAATCCTCTTTTAAATAATGCTATAGCTTTAAGCATTCCTACAAGCTCCATAGTAGCCAATTTAATCTTTTCTACATCTAATTTATCTTTTACTGTAGCTTTCTCATCATAATCTATGTGGTTAAATCCAAAGCTTATATTAAGTCCTACATCCAGTTTAAATAATCTAGAGGCATCTCTTACGTTAGAACTCAATAAATAGTTATATACTTTATCGTACACTTCCCAAGTGTCTGTTAACACTACCCCAGATTTCCATATATCATTTATAAATGTTATAAGTTCTGGTCCATATTTAACAGAAGTATTCTTACAAATATCTAAAGTAAGATTATTTATAAGTCCTGGTGTATCAAAATGATTTATAAAGAATACTCCTATTCCTAAAGCATTAAACGTACAAGTTCTATTTACATTATTATTAGTTATGATATGAGCAAATTGTGCAAGTGCTCCTCCTAAACTATGTCCTGTAAAATATACCTTAGCTTGTGCCATTTTAGCCTCTTTAAGCTTCCACTGTACATGACGTAGAAACCAATATGTATTAACCAGTTGAGGATTATATTTATTGAATAAGCAAATATCAATGTCTGTCAATTTATCTGCTATATCGTCCGTTCCTCTGTAAACTATGATGATTTGCTCTGTTTCTTTATTTAAAAAAGCAGAAGCGTAAAAGCCATTTGACTTTTTATAATCTTCTAGATTCAATCCTATGTCACTGACTCTTGATTTAATTAGTCCAGAACCAAATAAATCACTCATAAGTTTCAAGTCATTTGCAGCATAGAAAAGCTCCCACTTCTCAAATTCACTACCCCAGATAGGGACTTGATAGTCCCCATCCTCAGTGTAGCATGCAAACAGACATCTAGTTTTGACATTGTTGTCCTCAGGTATTTTATTGAAAAATTCTTCATTGAATAACGCGTCCATCACGTTAGTCCCTTCTGGGATACGCATCCAGTTCAGGTATCCCATTTGAGCAAATCCTGCATATACTATGTCTTTTATGTCTTTTGCCATCTTATTTCAACTCCTATTTCTTTATATAATTTTTTAATTCTTCTAAAGCTTTTTCTACAGACGCTAGTCTGCTATTTAATATCTTAATTATGTTTATCATGTTATTTTTATTAATGTCAATGTTGTTAATAGACTTTTCTTCAATTTCTGCTTCTATTTCTGAAATGTATCCTTTATATTCATCAAGAGTTCCTTTAAATATGTGATTACCATTTATTCTTTTTAAATATTCCAATTTTTCTTCTGAAGTATTATATTCTGTAATATCGCTATATGAACGTGTTATATCCAATAAGTCATTTTCATATGACCCAGTAACCTCTATACTTCTACGATATCCAACTTTCTGTTCAGGGTCCCATAACACTATAACAGCAGACCCGTGTGTTATTATTTTACCATCATAAACAGATTTGTATGCAGCCACAATCAAATCTTCAGCTATCTCTCTAAAACTATCTATACAGTATATAGTGTCATCATCCAACGTAAATGCTACGTCATTTGTGTTTATAATGTTAGCTTGATGATACTTAGAAATATAATTGTGCATAAAATTTGTTAAAGTTCTAAGCTGGTCTGGAGCGATTTCGCAGTCAACTCCTAATTTAAATATTACATGTCCTTTGTACATAAGCAATCCTCCTTAAAATTATTAAAAATTATTAATCATCCAAAACTTCATCTCTATCATCTCTATCCCAAATATCTAAAAAGTCCTGTATATCTTGTTTTATCATTGATTCTTGTGGTAAATCAATGATAGCAACTTTAAGCCATTCCTTTCTTTTGAATAAACTACTATCATCTGATATATTATTAATCTCTTGTTTAATACCTGGTGTTAATAATGACTTATATAGTGTGTTATATGAACCAACTTTTATATCATGGTCAAATAATATACATTCTACAGATATGCTATAGTTAAATCCAACTGGTAATAATTCTTCTTCATGTTTAAATAATTCAGCGTATGTTTCAATGTATTTATTAAAATCATAAACACATTTTTCATACGCTTTATCCATATTATGAATATTAAACCATGTTTCATAAGCTCCATCATACGGATTTTCATTATTACCTCTTTGATTTCTTATATTTGCTGCATTTGCTACTATAAACTTATTTGTAACTAGTTTAAATAACCCCTTACTATATTCATCAATAGGTCCCATTTCATCACATACTTTTACTCTTAAATACGCTCTTAACATAGTTTATTCCCCCTTTAATATAGATTCTAAAGTTATACCCATGTTCATAAAATTATCACCAAGTGAAGCAACAGCTTCTTCTAAAGCTTCCAATCTATCTTCAACAGACATTTGAGAAATTTTTTCTTTAGCCTCACTTCTAAGTTCTTTCAAATATCCATTTACTTCTTCATATATGTCCTCTGACAATCCACACATATTCTTTATAGTACCAAAGAAATGCTGTCTTTTAACATCATCAGAAGACTCATCTATTTCAGCTATAGTTTGGAGTAATTCATGATTGCTTCCTCTATTTTTGATTAGTTTTATAACTCCTTTCTTTTCACAAGGATTATAATATACATGTGCAACTGCCACATTATTTATACATCCTGATAAGAACAGTCCTACAGATACGTTTTCCATCTGTCTCCTAATCATATCGTAATCACTGGCTGTTATTTTTGAGAAATCATTTTCGTGCATCTCTAATGCATGGTTTGAATACAGAACCTTTATCTTCAGTTCAGACTCTATATTATACTTTACAAACTCTCTTAATACATATATTACTGACCTGTCTACATCTATGTCTGCCGTCGTGTCTAAATTAAATACAATCAAATTCATATTCTTTACCTCCTATTTATTTAACATTTTTTCTTCTAATTTTTCTACAGTTGCAATAAGTTTATTCATCTTTTCTATTACATCATTCATCGTTCTACAAATAGTTACATCTGTAGCTTCAGTAGATGTCTCTTCGGCTTTAACTTCAGTTGGTGCATCAGGATGTAGTTCTCTACGTAATTTATTAAGCTCTTCTGTTAACATATTTTCTACAGTCCAGTTATCAGGTACAAGATTATCTTTCAACATATGTTCTAAAACATTTATTTTAGACCTCAATGAATCTGTTGATATTGCAGACATTTCATCCTCATCCATATCTCCGTCAAAATCCATTCTGTATGTAATCATTCCGCCTTCACTAAATTCAGCATCCCAGTTTACAAATTCAACATTGACATCAATATTATATGCAGTATATGACATTGCTTTTGTAAATTCTAGCATTAATGTCTTAACTTCTGGCCTAATAGATTTCCATGTTCTCATATCAAAACTCATTTTACTATTATCTACTTCAATAGTATTATCTGATTTATACTCAGTGGGTGCACTATATTTATCTTCTATGAGTTTAACTAAATATAATTGAAATAGGTCTGATAATCCTCTTGTATCATATTCATCATGTTTAATATTTGTTATTATATACGATTTCATTTTCTTCCTCCTTAAACTCCAAAAATATCACTATGTATAGCATCTATAAGTCCAACGTCGTTAAAATTTTGTATTAAAACTCTATCAACACTAGACTCATTCAAAGTAACCAAGTCAGTATAGAATTTCTTATCTATGTAATCATAACCTATATTTGTATATACTCCAGCATTAGTTATTGTATTCCACTTTATAATTTCTATACAGAATACATATCCATCCTCTTCATACTCCGCTATAGATTTTTTTACAAGTTTAATAATCTTTCTAAATACACTATCCAAACCTAGTAACTCACCTCTAATTTCAGTCTCTGTAGTAAATTTAAAACATTTACTATCAGCCACTAGGTGTCTATTCTGTATTCTATGGCCATGTTTTAGTTCTATCTTAGATTTCACTAACTCCATTATTAGCGGAGTTGAGTTTTGTATATGCCTATTAAAGTTATTATAGGCGTCTATTACTACAAAATTTAAAATCATGAGCAATCCCCCTCCTTATTTAAAATCTCTAAACTGTGTAAAAAATCCTTCTAGCCAATCATATGCGTATAGATATATAAAGAAAATCACTATATATGCAAATAATCTAAATATGCATTTTTTATAATAGTTATCTTCTAAAGATAAACCTTTTTCTTCAAATGCTCTTGGTATAAATACAAACAGAGCAAACGCATATGCTATTCCGCACACTATTGCCAATACTTTTATCCACATATTCCCTCCTAGAATGTAGACTCTCTGTGAGCCAGACACTTTCTTTTCATATCTATATCAGTACTTCCCATCAATACTAATTTAGATATTAAATCCACTACTTCAGTACTTTCCACTAGAATGCTGTTAATAAGCTTATATTGCATTCTATTAGAATACATTCCTAAAGCTAGTGAATTTAGAGCAGATAGTCTAAGCTCATCAATCTCATTATAATATTCTACCACATTATATTTTGTAGTAGACATTTGCTCTTCTACTCTAATTAAGTCCATAACGTCATCTTTAATGTTTCTTATTCTATTGACATGGTCTACTAATTCTATATCTCTGTCAACAGCCTCATTTTTTTGATGAACTCTTATAACGCTAAATAAACTTCCAATCCATTTTGTAAATCTTTTTAATAAACTCATTTTTAATACCTCCATTTAAATAAAATTAAAATCAAATAAACCAAAAATTGCAGACTCGTCAACCCTCCTTTTTTAAATGTTAACTAGCCACTTAGATAGTTCCATGCCTTTAACATATGTCTTGGGTTAATGGAATTGTGTTTATCTAAGTGACTAGCTAATATATATAATTATCGACTATATAAAAAAATTAATATAATCTCAATATTTTACTATCAGAACTGTTATCTAAAATAGATAATACATAATCTAATAGTGGGTTAGGGAAGAATGATGCTCCATTTTGTAATATGATTTCCCTTGCACCAGATGTTCTAGCAAAGTATACTTTATTATTATAAAGTAAATCTAGCTTACGTTCTACGTTACGTCCTATTGTATTAAATAGTGGATAATAGAACTCTTCCGATTTACTAGAACGATTTCCTGCTTTATTTTCTGTTAATGTAGTGTCTACTTTTAAATATAGTCCACTTTTCTTAGATTTCTTTACGTATGTAGTAAAGTCTGGGTCTACTCCTGGCTTATAGAAACCTATTATTACATTAGGAACTACATCGTCTCTATTAGCCATTTCTAAGAATTCATTATTAGAGATAGTATCCATATCATTAATAGTAATAGTTGTAGGATAACTTAAATCGTATCCATCTTGCCAAGTTCCAATATAACCAGTACTATCTTTAGGAAGCTCTATGCTAATTACAGTTTTGTAATTATCTAAGAAATTCTTTGCTGGTTGTATTATAGTAACTAACGATGGTTGTACGTAATCTATACATCTGTATATATAATGAAGTGAGACAGCTTCTACTAAAATATGCATTGTATTTCCTATTCTAGTTTTAGCTAACACTGTTAATCTAGAACTTGTAGGGTCTTGTTGATTAAATATATCTGGTTGAAGTGCTATAGTTTTAGTAGCATATATATCATTATGAATTCTATCATCATTACTGATATCATCCATCCATTCTTCAACGATATCTACTCCATCATCTGGTGTATTATCGTATCTTGTGCTTCTATTACTTGGACCACTTCTGTATTCATTAAGCATATCTTCTAACACCTTTTGTGCAGGACCAGCGTCCTTTTTATTTACAGTCTTCATATAAGTGTTATACACACTTCTTCCAATACTTTCAGCAAACTGTTCATTATTCAAAAATAACAGATTTTCGTATATATATTTATGATAATCTGATAACGAACCATACACTTCCATAAATGCATCACGACCAGGATACATCGACTCATCCAAATATTCAACTACGAATGGAATCCATTGCTCAAAAATATCTGAATATCTTTTTCTAGCTGTCGGATTAGATTTAAATCCATCTTTAGGAGCACTTGCAGAATGTAAATATTTAAAGAAATCTGCAAAATCATCTAATGAGAATCCTTTAAACGACCCTGTGTATATAGTGTACATTAAATACATCGTCATCATCTTTCTAGCATTTGATAGTATTAATCTATCAGTGTTAAGCCAAAATGGCCATATTGGACTTCCTTGTATAGAAGTTCCATAAAACGTACGTTTATTATATATTTTATTATATAACTCTACGAATACATTTTGTGTTATATTATATGATCTGACTAAGATATCTCCTACATAACTTACAATAGTATATCTAATACCACGATTAGCCATATTAGGCACATTATCAAATTGGTCTATGACTATAGGTGTATATAGTGTACTTTCGGTTATATAAGAATTATGCCTATGTTTATTTTGTAATGTAATGTTAAGTCTAGCGTATACATCAGAACATCCTTTAAAATAACGTTCATATATACTATCGTTATTTACATTTACATAAGTTGCACTGCACTCCACACCTTCTCTTACAGTCATAGCTGTTTGTGGGTTTAACTCTTTATCAAAATAGACTATTCTATGATTACCATCTACTTTATTATTAAAGAAATTAATCATAGGTGATTTAGTATCTCCGTTATAAGTGACTACAGCATTTTCCTTTAATTCTCTATCAGCTACTAACCACATAGAATCAACTGCATTATTCATTATTTTTAATTTAACATTACGTGGTATTCTTTTAACTGTGAAGTCTTTATATGGAGTCGGAAGCTTATCTCTCATTCTATAATAATCATAAAATGCGTAATTTGGAGAAAACCAGTTCGCGTTATCAGGAATAGGATCAAAATTTACATCTCTATTCCATGTTCCTTCAGCATTACGTGTTTCATTTAAATTAGGTTGAGCAGTTGTCATATCTAATATTATTTGATAATTACAAGACCCTTTAGTCTTAAGTTTATCTTGAACGTATTCTATATCTACATTTATACACATATATTTATTATCTATATAATATGTAGATTTATCCCAACTTCTGCTCAGTATAGCATGCATCATTCCAGAGTATTCAAATGCGACATCGGTTCTGTAAATATTTGTATACGTCTTATGATTTTGATTAAAGCTATTTTTCAGAGCCCAAAGTTGCCATTCCTGTATCGTCCACAATCCAATATTATCTACAGGTGATTTTCCGTTAGCTGCATTTATATATTTAGCTCCTGTTATTTGTTCAAAACTCACATCAAACGCACTTCCATCTTTTTTAGCATTATCTACAATCATAGATATGCCCACGTTTGGAGATATTATTTTAGGTTTAATCACATCTAATACTACGGTATTAACAGGCATTGGTGATATTTTAATCCTTACTAACCCGGCACCTAATCCATATCTTATAGTATTTATTACTTTATCTGCATACTTATCATCTTTATTTATATATGTTTCAGATACTATCACTCCTCCAGCAGTAGTATTCATAAAAGTACGAGGATTTACATCATACAGAATATTTGGTCTAGCCAATTCCGGCATTTCATTTATATAATCAGTTTTAACTGCATGACTTGGAGGAGTTATTATAGTATATATATCGGAAGAAGTAAGGTCATTCTTATAAGAAACCAACAGCTCAGTTGTAGTGTACAAATCTGGTAATATATCTTGATCGTGAATTAATACATTATACGTGTTTCTTAATGATGTTACTATATTATCATTATGTATTTTGTGTTTATAATTTATAGGAAATACTATCGTATCATTAACACTACTCATTATCATATCAAGACGTTTATTATCAACTTCTGTAGAAGTAACTCCATTTGCATCTGGTGATTGGTAATTACACCAAAATCCTATAGGAAACATACGAAAATTTCTAGCTCCGATATAGTTAGTCATAGAGTTTCCATTTAATATCCAACTATATCTATCCTGTATAAGATTGTATGTTTTATCATTTTCCATTACATCATTATTATATACGATACAGTTTGGAATATGGTCTACCTCATTTCTAGAACGCGTATATATTAATGGTTCTGATATTATGTTAGAAGCATATGCATTTATAGAGTATACACCATTATCATTTTTATTATCTAAATTACCTTTCCATATTGTTTTTGAAGTATAATATGCTCCAATTATTCCATCGTAACCTGTATCGTCTGTTCCGTTAACGTTTATGGTTACTAGTTGATTCAATGTATTAATTGCATCATAGCAATCTCCAGTAGTAGTGAATGATTCATTAGTCGTTAATCGGAATGTATAATTAGATGTGCTGACTCCTCCTTTTGTAAGTGATGGAGCGTATATATTTATATCTTCAACTCCACTAGTTAGTGTAATTAATCCTATGTGATCGTAATGATCGAATTCTTTAAGTACACTATCACCATGTTTTATATATTTATATGATAATGATAATAATGTGTTAACTGGTTGCATATGAGTTCTATAGTCACTTCCTACACTACGTCTTATGTTAGATGCTAAAGCAAATATACTAGCTAAATCAGTAGCATTATCTCTTCCAGATATATAGCTTTCTGGATCATTAGCCATCTTCATTTTTACACTCTTATACATAATATGGTTCATATCGCTACTCCCTCTTGGTGCTTTTACATCGGTTTTATAAGTCTCCATTAGTTTTATTCCAGTTCGTCTATACATATTGTATGCAAGTACGTAATCACCATAGTTAATATGCTTATCTAATTTTGTAATAATACTCCATTCAGGAAATTCGGTTCTCATTTCTCCTTTTGCAAATAGTATAGATTCTATAGTTAGTGTCTTTTTATCTGAGCTAACAGTAATTTCTTTCTCGGATGTTATAACACCCAATGTATCAGGTTTAGTTCTATTACGTAGACTAAGTGTTTGTAACATACCTCTAACGTCTGCTTCATATTTGTTTGATATTGTAGTTACTATAAAATCTGTAGTAGCCGAGTAACCCCCGCTCAATACTGCATCAAAATTAGTTATAGTATGTTTAGTATTCCAATTAGTATCACACGGACTATCTAGTTTTATTACAGTAGTAGCTTTTATATCTTTAGGTATTAAAGTGGGATATTCTAAATAGACGAATAAGTTATATGGTGTAATATCACTTGTATTATATTTAGATGCATCATCACCATAAATAAGATACTCCACATGATATCTATAATGAGTTAAAATATATGTTGCTATCTTAAACATAAGAGCATTTGGGTCGTCTGTAGTAGAATCTATAGTTTGCATCGGATAACACAATGCCATCTCGTTTCTTTTATCACGATATAGCACAACATCTCCATCAAACTGTCTAGTGGTAACCATGCTTAACACTTTTGGTTGCATTACAATATCGTCTTTGAATGTTATATTGATATACTTTGCACTGTTACTTCCAGATTGATATGCGATAGGACTACCAAAAGCAGCTCCAGTAAACGGTGCTGTAGTTTCATTACCAGAGTATTGACTAAATCCACTTGTAGTATATTCATATTTATCTAAAACTTTACCAGTATCTTTAGTAAACTTACTTATGTCTACCATTTGGTTTATTATTCCATTATTAGGAACATACACTTGAAATGATGTTGCTGGAGTTGTAGCATTAGCTAGTGGTATAGCACCATTATCTTCATATACAAATACCTTAGATTTATCAGAAAATGCAGTTGAATTCTTATCTATACTAGCTCCAGTTAGATTGAATTGAACCATAGTATGATTTCTTAATCTACTGTCAACTAAACTTAACTTTGTAAATTTAGTAATAACTTCAAAGTTGTACACTTCTCTATCTACAGTAAATTCAGTCCATATCGCATAACCAGCATATATATTATCATTATCACCAGTTGGGTCATGTTCTTCACTTACTGATATAGATGTAAAATCTAATTCGCCTTGACCATATGCTACATTAGGATCGTGTATTACATTCCATCCTCCAGTACTATTCTGTAATGTTAGTTTAGTGTGAATATCGTATGTGCTAACTTCATCGTAGTAGTTCATATGTCTGTATCTGTTAGTAAGTTCACGTATTCTTCCATATTTAACAACATCTCCTATTCTAGTACTATGTAACATTTGAGTAGAAGTAAAGTTTAATTCTGGATATTGTGGAAACTTAAAAGCCATATTAAGTGTAATAACGTTATCCTGTCTTACAGATATCATTAGATTACTATTATCAAACTCTCCGTCCTTCCATCTATCAAAATTGCTAGAAGCTCCAGAACCATAAGTCCATATAACGTCACCATTAGGAGATTCCAATGTATTAAGAACATAATCAGAGTTAGATATTCTTACTAAACGTGCTATAGCATTAGCCATATTTCTTAAGTCATTCTCATTACGTTCTCTAGTATTTGTAATCTTATACTTATATTGACCAGTAGTTTCATTATATTCTGGACTTCTTTTAACTTGTATATCAAAGTCCACCATAGTTTTATCTTTAGATTTAAAATATAAATCTTTAGTAGCTGGTCTATTTTGAACACCAGTTAATTTAATCGACTTATAATTAGTATTGCTGAATGTAGCTGTCTTAAGCTCATTTAGAGAATTATAATGAGTATTAGATAGCACATGTCCATCAGCATCCTTTTCTTCTACATCAAATCCTCTATTAAATATATCTAAATCCCATTGCCACTTATAATCATTTCTCCAATTAACAAGAGCTTCATTTAAAACTTTACCATGTTCATCTAACGGAATATTAGATGCAGTAGCTCCATCAAAGAATACGTCTATATAAGGATAATCCCCAGCTACTTTCTCAGCTAATTCTATTTTAATAGTAATATCAGCTGGTAAAGAAATAGTCTTCAAATCACTTAAAGATGTGTAATCTGTAGAAACAGGATTTTCACCTTTAGTTATAGTAGTAACTTTAGAAACTTTTCTAGTAGGATGATTTCTTCTTATAAGCTTTTCTATGTATGCTATAGAGTCTTCTGAAAGTCCTTGATTAAGTTCATATTTAACTAATGATAAATCTTTACTATCATCGTATAGAACTTTCGCATAACGAATATTATCTATAAACTCAGCAGAACTTCTGAATATAAGACTTTGATATTTGTTTGGTTCTCTTGCTATAACAGAAAGAGTAAATACACCCTCTGGTTTATTTGGAACATATATTCTATGATAACCATCGTATATATCCCCAGCATCTATCTTTCCGTTATATTCAAATAACATATCTCCATCATCATTTTCAATACGTACCCAGAATGTAGTACCTAATGGAAACGACGCTCCTGGATTTTGTCTTATATCTAAGTTTACTAGTGGTATTACATCTAAATGAGCATTACTAAACCAAGGTTGCTCAGTACGTTCTATAGTGACAGTATCTTCTTTCTTGACATTAGCACTAGTCCAAGTAGAGTCTGTTTTATTCTTCATAGTTGCCACTACTTTATAATTATTAACAGTTCTAGGGAATTTAAGCTTATCATACGCTATTCTATTATTAAGTAATTCCCATTCTGCTACTGTGGCTGTACTTGTAGTAAGTGTTTCATTATCATCTACATTGATAACATCTACAGTTATTTCAAAATCATTTTTCTTATTATTAGGAACATTTGTAGTAAATGTTATTTCCAATAATTCATCATCTATATAGTTTATATACGGAGGCATATAAACTCTAGATACAAGTTTATTTATTCCTATTTCTTTAGGAACTGCTCTAGTAATCACTTTATCTAATCTTTGGAATGTATTATTAACTCTTCCTCTATACCAGTCTGCAAATAACGGATTAGTGTCATTTTTAGGACGTATCCATAAAGTGAAGTTTTGTCTACTTAGTATATTTTCTAAGTCATTTGCATCATATAGTATATATTTATCAAGCTGTCTATTTAATGGGTCATAATTCGTAGTAGGATTAGATGTAACCATACCATGCTCATTTACATAGAACGAATATAGCTTAGTATTTTCATTAGGAATATTATCCTCAAGTTCCATCATAAGTATACATTCCATATGAGCATATTTAGTTCCAACATTAAGCTTTAAGTTAGATATCATATTATCTTCAGTAGCTACAGTTTCAAAGAAATCATTCCATATATCATCTTCTATTATAGAAGTATGAGTTAATTTCTCATCAAATATAGACGGTACATTATATGTAACTGTCTTTCTAACACTACCAAAAGCATCAAATGATTTTATAGTAAATTCATAACTACCTCCATATGGAATTATAACATCTGGGTTATTATGTGTAAATGAATTAATTCCGTCTGTGTCATAGTGGTTAAATCTTAGATATCTGTCATAATGATAATTATAAGGAAGAGTATTAAACTCATTATCAAGTATAGTAGTACGATTACTTATAATACCATTAACATTAATTTCATTTAAGCTTCTTTCTATAGTCTTAGTCCAAGATAAATCAGCCATATTTGGAACTCCAATTATTCTTGTAGTTATTTCTACTTTAGGAGCTCCACAATTATACTTAAGACCAAATGACACTGGATATTCGCTATAATATCTGTCTATATCTGTATACCAAGCTCCTCCAGTTATTCCAGCAGTTTGTATAAGCTGTCTAAGGATAGTATTCTTATTGATATACATATTACCATCTTTCCATAACTCCATAGCAGTAATATCATAATTAGCAGCTGGAAGTATCTTACTCATATCTATATTTATAGTTTGATTATTAGATTGGAATTTATTTGGCTCTTTTAACTGTATGTTAATAGTAATAATTCCAGAAAGACTATTAATACAAGGAAGATTTGCATATCCATTATCAATATCATTTGAAGTAACTTTAACAGTACCATCATATACTTTAGAACCATTTCCATTTAATACTATAGCTTTTACTACAGTTCCATACTCAAACATAGTTCCATCTGCTTTTACTAAATGTACTTGCTCTCTATTAGTTTCTAAATCAGGCGTTACTACTCCTGCGTTACCACTTCTAGGAACTCTAGTATGAACAGTATATGTAATCGTATTTGGTATTTGATGTCCGTCTCTTTTAACGAATGTAGTTTCTACAGTATAATCTATTCCATCATCATATACAGTAGGGTATCTAAATGGAAATCCTCCTGCCATAGCTAAATATTCTTTATAAGTGATAGTCTTATCAAGTATAGTATTTCCATTATTTGAGTTATCATATACTCTGAAGTTTATAAGCTGTTCATAGTTAATATCTTCCATATCTCCGATTATAAACATTTCTTCATCATCTATATCATCTATAAGTTGAGGAAGTCTGTGAGATACTCTATATGAAGTCATATATGATTCTCTTAAATCTTCTTCTAATGTTCCTACTATAGAAAGCTTTTGAGCTACTACTGTATTTTCTCCTATATTATAAAGAAGAGTATCTTTAGCATTCTTTATAAAGTCTCCATTAAATTGCGTAGATAATGGAGTAGCCATAGCTTCTTCCATTGTAAATCTCATTTGGTCTAATACTTCATATACACATTCTGGTATATCAGTTATAAGAAAAAATTGAGCTCTTGTATCTACTGTCATAGTATACGAACTGTCTGATGGTGCTATTATAATAGGAGGATTATCTCCGTTTCCTACCCAAGTATCTACAGCTACGTATAATGGTATACCATTTTTAGATGTAGCGTCAAATCTTGCAGCACACACGTTACTTCCGTCATATCCAAGCACAATACCTCTTATTCTAGGAAACTTGAAGTTACTATAGATTTTAATATTTACAAATCTATCTCCTCCTCTATCTAGACGCATACGTTGTATATAACATCCCTCAGTAATATCATCCTTAAGTCCATTAAGAGTATCTTCTATATTTTCTATATTATGTCTTTTATCAGAAAGTTCCCCAAATAATCTTATAAGCTTATCGTCTCTATTGATTTGAGATAGATTAAGCTTATGCCAGTTTAATATTTTAGGGTCACAACCACAAGCATAAAACTTATTTACTATATTTATAAATCTGTCTGTATCATCAGCATATTCTTTACAAACTACATCTAATAGATATCTTATTTGAGTTTCTAAAGAATGATACTTATTCTCATTATAAATATTTTCTTTATATCTCCAGAATACCACTTCATCTGTAAGATAAGGCATATTTATTCTATCCACATTTTCATATTTAGTATGCATTATATAAGGTTCTACATCTTCAGAAACCTTATTAAGAGTTTCTACATATTTTTCTATATCATTATGAACGAATGATTCACCGCCTTTCTTTACTATCATTATAGATGGGTCTCCACTTAACTCAAATGGAGGTAAGTTTGTACTATTCTTCATATACTGCTCATCTGATAATGTTGGGAAATCTCCCTCTGTTAAAATATTCTTTATCATTCTATCTATCTTTGGTTGCTCATTATCCGCAAATGGAATAACATCATGTTCAGGCGTCACCATACATAATACAGTACCCAAATCTTTAATATGTTCTCCAAATACAATAGTACCAGCTAAGTCTGTAGTATTCTTTGGCTGTATCACTACAGCTACTCTATATTCCATAAGTTAATCCTCCTTATCTCTTAAATCTAAATGTACCTCTTGTCACGTTTGATGTTTTATATCCTGGTGCAGTAGCTATTATATCATAAATCCATCCCTCTTCTACTGCTAAAGAAGCGAAGTTTGTTTCTATGCTCATTATACCTCTTGCTACTTCTGAGCTATCTAATTTTACTTTAGTCTTAGTTTTAAATATACCAGATGGACTTTCTGTAGTAACTACTCTAGTTCCTGGTGAACTTGGTCTGTATACCATTATATCAAAGCTTATACCTGGTCTCCAATATCCACAGCTAACTTCAAGCGTCTTATTGAAAGCATTATATAGAATATTATCTGTATTGATTATAAGTTGTTCTCTTACTGGAGTATATGCTGTATACGGAGTCCATCTAAAATCAGCATTCTCAGAATAGTCAAAATTAGTTAAATTATTATATTTATGGTCTCCAGCAACCAAGATACAGTTATCTCCAAGTGCAAGTCCTTTTGTTAAATATGTCGTAGATGTTCTACATACTACGCTATTATAAACAGGAAGTACTCCAATATCGTTCATTCTACTTCTATTAGCTTGTACATTTGCCATTATACGCTTAGATTCTTCTTCAGGTATATCTGTATCTATTTCCATATAATCTATATATTTAGTCCATACATTTATACCTATATCATAATTGAACTGTATTATATATTCTCCAGTAGCACTTTGTTCTGCAAATGATATTATATTATCAGGCATAGCTGTACCTACTTGTGCTATACGCATATTAGGTTGACTGAATTCATGTGATGTATTTTTATCCATAAAAAAAGCAATCTTGTCAAATCCTATATGAGAACCTGGACCTATTTCTACGAATATTTCTGCTGTTCCTATTTGTCCTGTGATAAATAGACAGCTACTATATATATCCGCAGCACGTTCAAATGTATCTATAGCTGGTTTAAATCCTTTCTTAGCTGGATTAAACTTTATACGAAGTATCTCTCCTCTTTTAACAAAATATGGTTTTTTAATAAAAGATTTCCCTACTTTCTCTATTATATTAGTAAGCTTATTAGAAACCTCTAAATAATAACTTCCCATATCATTTATATTTTGCTGTAAAGCAGCTATGGCTCTATCTTGTATATCAGACTTTTCTTTAAGCATATTCATAGTATCATTCATTCTTGCTTCTATAGTACTGATATTAAACTTTATATTATCTCCAATAGTATTTATCATAGTATGAAGTAATTTAAAAGTATCTTCTATCGTACGTATCTTTTCTCCAGCTATTATCTTAGATACGTCATAGAATACGTGATTAGCAGTCATAAATGGTATAAGAATATCTCTTTTACCATCTTTAAATGTCTGTAATATATATGGATGTAGCTGATCTTTATTTGCAACAGTATATTCATAAAACTTTCTAGTATTATCTTCTCCATACGTAGTAGTACCATCATCATTAGCTATAAGCTTAAGCCACATAGATGGTTCTCCAAACTTAGTTCTATTAGTACTTACTTCAAAGAAGTTATCTAAGAACTTTCTTATTTGTAATGCTGATTCTGTTTCTATATTAACTCTTTCACCTTTTTCATTTATTACAAATATAGATGGTCTTGGAATCTTTATAGTTCCATCTGCATTAGTAGGAAACCCATTCTTAGACCCATACGCAGTTCCATTATCATCTGTACCATAATCCAGTATAAGTTCATGCATAGTAGCTAAATCTTTATTATCCGCTGTAAGTAAACTAAAAGTAAAACGTCCAGCTTTCATATATCTATCAATATACATAAGCTTATCTTTTATTTGCGATAGTTGTTGTGTAGCCATTTATCATCTCTCCTTTTTTATATTATATTAAACAGGTCGTTGTCTGATAACAATTACATAACAACAATTAATGTAAAAAAAGAAAGGGCTTCTTTTTTACAAGTAGTAATAGTAGATATTGAGTGTCAATGATATTATGTATAAATATTAGTTTATAATTCTGGTATTAGTCTTTCTAATAACAGAATCGAATAAATCATGGTTACTGTCTTTAAATTTTTGGATATAATCTAAATTTAATTCAGGTTTACCATTTTTGTTATAACGAATCAAATTATTACAAAGATTACCGATTTTAATTCTGTCTTGTTTGTTGAAATGCTTTAAGACAGATTCTTTTCTTAAATCTATGGCCAATTTGTCCATATCTAACAAGTATAAACTCATAGTATCACCTCCTTTACGGTGATATTTATCTGCTATTACTACTGCACTACATTCTAATAATATATAGTTATCCTGATGCTAATTACAGTATTGGGATAACTGCATTTATTTACGTCGAATACAAAAAAAAAATAACAAGATGTGAAGTCCTGTTATTTTATCAGAATAACTATAAATCAAATGTTTGATCCATAGTCATTCCATATTCGTCTAGTTGGTCTGGAGTCAAGTCGCTCCAAACATTTTCTAGACTTTGTCTAATACTATTTTTAAGCTCTTCTTTAATATCAGTACTTTTGAATGAAGCACTAATATTCATTACTTTTAGACTAGTTAGCCAAAAACTCTTAGTAAAATCGTTACCAAATTTTATTATAATATCTGTCATCTTTTCAACAGATGTAGAAATATTATATTTTTCTACAATTTTACCAGCACACGCTTCAAAAGCTTTTTCCATTCCATTCATCATTAACATACAAACCACTCCTTTTATATTTTATTCTTATATTATATTTTTATTTGTATACTTTATTATATATAGCTAAAATTTGCTTATCTTTTTTATTAAAAACAACCCCCTGTTATACTATAAACAATAAAAGGAGGTTGAAGAAATGCCTAAAATAAATATATCTGGAATGGATATGGAGACGTATAAGAACAACTCATCATTAGAAGACTACTATAGTTCTATTGAAAGTATAGAGCCTCCATTTGATGTTGGACTAGAAGACGGAGCTGTAGCTATGGCTTTTAAGGGAGTAGCAGCAGGAGTAAGAGGAACTGTGGGAGCAGCTAAGATGGCAAAAGGTGCTATTAAGTCTGGTATCAAAATGGCTCAATCTCAATGGCGTGATTTATATCCAAAGCTATTACAGAACTTTCAAAAGATGGGACAGAACTTAAAGAATATGTGGGCTAAACTTATGAAGTACGATAAAAGATTTATTCTACTTGGGGAACAGATGAATGAACTTGTTAACCTTGGAGGAGCAGAACAGATAAATCGTATGGGTAAAGTTACTATCAAGCTATATAATATAGATTGGGAGGGAATGGCTCAATGTTTAAAGTATATTAAATCTTGGGATGAGTATGTAAAAGATATGTGCGGACTAGATGTTCATACTGGTAAAGTTGTGACTAATCAAGCTAATGATAGAATTATATTAAACTCTAGTGGAAATATTCCTAATGGAGTAAACTTAGTTTCTATAGAACAACTTGGACAAGTATTGAATAATGTAGAAAACACTGAAGAAAGAATGAAGATTATTGGAAGAGCTGCTGAAATAAATAACATCATACTTGCAAGATATAATGCTGCATTAGTACTCACTAAAGTAATGTATAAGAATAGATATTCACGTTTAGAAAACACTCTTAATAGATTTAAGAGCATGGGTAATAATGCTAAGCATATATTTACTCTTAACTTAGTAAAGGCTATTAAAAGTGGTATAGGTGTCGTTAAAGATGGAGCTATGCTTCCTTTCTCTGCATTAGCAGACGGAGGGTCTAATATGTTTGGACTTGGGAATAAGAATAAATTAAACAGATTCTTAAAAAGTAATAACAGTTCTGCCACTATAGTAGAAACATTACTTAAAGGATTTGACCCAGTTGAAATTACATTTGAAGCAAATGAAAGAGATAAATTTGTTGCTTGGATAAGAGGACAAAGTAAAGAGAAAGAAGCCAGTGATTACTGTACGCAAGTATTTAATTATCTTGGAAGAGGTACTGAAGGAAGTTCGTTGCTTACTAAAACTATGCGTACTGGAGGAACTAATGCTAAAAAATCTATAGATAAGACTCTTAATGTAATTAAGAAAGGTATGGAATTCTTAGTAAAGAAAGCTAGAGAGAATGATATGGAAAAAGGAAGAGGTCTTGCTGAAAAGACTAAGCAAGAAGAAGCAGTTGCAAAAGATGCTGAAAAATCAATGAGCGTAGGAGCTGGAGCGGGAGGAGCTCAATTACAGATGGAAGAACCTACTACTCCTGGTGAAGTAACTGATAAAGATATAAAGAATGAAATACCTAATTTTAGGTCAGAAGAAGATGCATTACACGCATTCTTAGGAAGCTATCATAATATATTAGGAGTGCTTGCAGATAACTACCAAGGTTTCGTTCAAGGACTTCTTATGACTACTTATAGCATCGTAGAAGATGGAGAAAGTATAGTAAGAGTTGCTAACAAACTTAGAGGAGGAGACGCATTAAAGAAAGGAGCTGGTATGATTGCCAAAGGTTTCGAGGATTAGTGGATTACAGCCTACTATAGTAGATAAGAACTTAGCACCAGCTAGCTCTAGACCTACTAAAGAAGCACAAGAATTACTTACTGGATTAGTCAATAAGAATATGCTCAACAGTCCTTTTACGAGACTGATAAATCAAGGAGCTATCATAGTTGATTATTACAGTATAAATGAAAATGAAACTACTTATACAGCTGTATTGAATTTAACACAGGATTATAAGAAGACTATGAGATTCGATAAGGTAAGTAGTTTCTCTCTATATGGTCGTGGAGATGAAACAGAAATAGACGATAGAGGAAAAGATAGTGAGAGAGCTCTTAGTATAAATTTAACTATGAAGCAAAGTATCGTTCTTCCTAATACTATCGTACCTAAAGAAAACGACCATATCGTATTATTATCTCATCAGAATTTAGCAAAGCCTTTTAAAGTAACAAAGGTACTGCCGATAAAACTTATAGATAGAGATGCGTTTTTAATAGAATATAGCGAAAGTACTATATTTGATGTACAGGGATTAGAAGAAAGAATAGTAAATAGATTTATATTTGATGCATCTAAAGTTGGAACTGGAATGCAATGTATACTTCCAGAAAACCAAGCTAATCTTAATAATAACTTATTGGCTGTTATAGACGAATTACAAAGTCAATATGTAGAAGCTTTTTATAGCGTTGAATATGATATACTTGGATTTAGTCCTACTATAGGAGATATAGGAACGTATGCTAAAGATAATACTGCTGAAATATATAATCATGCTCAGTTTGTATTTAACCACTACGCAAATGATTTGATGCAACAAAATAAAAATATATTTAAGTTTGGATATGATAAGAACACATTATTTTTAACTAATACATACGGGTTTGATAGAACTCTTATAAATTATAAAACTTGTATATATGAAAAGTTATTAAATAAAGACTTTAAGCTTAATAGCGAAAATCCTCCTAAGGGAGATGAAATGCTAGTTACTACTCCTGGAGCAGTTATATTTGATTATAGTCTTAATTTAAGAAATCTGATTAATGACGAATATAATGATAACTATATTCCGCAATATAGCTACTCTATAAAGTTTTATTTAAGAGAAAGAAGCGACCATTTGATTCTTACTACTATGTTTAATACTGGAATAACGTTAGTGGATATGCTTAATACAGCATCGTTTATAGACCCTACGCTTAAATCATGTCATGTTACATATCAGTTAATGCATCCAGTTATCACAAAGTTCTTAGATAAATTCATGGAAAATGATATAGAATACATTTGTAATAATGTAAAAGAATTACATAAGCTTATGGTAGATAAGGATAATATAGATGACTACATTGGTATACCTATGATATTACTTGTATTAGACCTTATATACAGAGAACTAAATAGAGACACTAATGGTAGCGTATGGCAAAGGGGGTTAAAAAAATAAATGGAAGTAATACAAAAATTAATGGAAATATTGGAAATGGCTAAGATAGCTAGAGAAGAATTAGATAGAAGAGAAAATCAAGAGATAAATATATAGGAGGTATTAATCATGGGTAAAGCAAAACCAAATACAGTTGATGAAGAAGTTGATGAAATATTAGAAGGTGCACCTGAAGAAGTAGTAGCACCAGTAGAAGCTCCAAATAATTTTGAAGCTGAAATAAAAACAAATACTAATAATCTTAGAAGTAAAACAGTGGTAGAATATAATGTACCAGAAGCTAAACCAGTATATAGAGAAACTAAGAAAGAGCTTTCTAGAGAAAAAGCTCCTAAATATATGTATTGGTATGAAATAGACGGACTTACTGGAGCACAAGTATTACCTAATAGTTTTAAATATAGTCCAGTTGGAATGATTGCTCTTACTATGGATAAGTTATTCCAAGTAGTAGAAAGTGGATTTACAGCATATTGGAAACATGCTTCTTATCTACATACATTTTGGTTTAATAGACCTATAACTAAAGATAATGTAAAAGAGTTCGCTTGGTATATAAATACGGAAGTACAGGCAAATAGACTTAAGTTATCAGAATTAGATAAAGGAACAGATTATTATAGCAGATAAAAAAAGAAACCCCCTCAATAAAGAGGGGGAAGTCTTTTATTTACGCCATAAAGCCAAATAGTATCATTCCGATACCTAAGGCTAAAACAGCAATATCGAATATTAAAACACATGTTTCTAATGTGTGATAAAGTGATTCTGAAATAAATTTAAAGAAACTTGGTAATACGATAGTATGTGCTATAAATATATACACACCTATCACTATAAGTCCTGTTCCTGTTTGGAATAATCCCTGTTTATCCATAATACTCCTAAATGTAAACTATTTTTAACCATCCTAATTCTGTTGCAATCTTAGCAAGTAAACATACTATTATACCACACGTAATTATCAGAAATACTATAAAGCATAAAACCCAATTCCATTCTTTAGATTTTGTACTATTAATTATTCCTTCTATTAGAGTTTTGACGAATAATATAAATATGTATGCTATTACTAATGATATAGATACATAGAATATGCTCCTTATCAAAGTTGACGGAACTGTTATACTACACATATTCTTTACCCCCTATTTTATAAATCTTGCAAATAAACTTATTATTATTTTTAATCCCTGTATCTCTGCATATAGTCCAAACATAACTATAAATACATGATACATTTCTACTTTTCCGTATCTAACATTTTTAAATATTTCCATCAATGAATGAACTATTATCCACATTGCTTGTACTAACATAATTCCTAACACTACAATACACAGCATTATAACTAATAATGGTTCATTTTTCATATATTTCTCCTAACCAAGCTTTAAGCCTTTCATCCATTTTTTCTTTGGTTTCTCTTTAGCTTCAGCCGCCTTTCTAGCATCAGCTGCCTTTTTAAATTTACCAAACCCTTTACCAGAACCACTACTTCCAGTTCCTAATCCTCCAGCTAACTTATCACTAAGTTTACCAGTAGACGGAGTAGACGGCATTCCATCTTTCTTATAAGAAAATTTACTCATAGATGGAGCATTTGCATCAGTTCTATACTCAAGAGTCTTTCCGTTACTAAACGCTATGTCGATATCTAATAATCTATATTTAGTATCTTCTGTTCTATCTTTTATCTTAATAGCCTGTCTAGCACGTCTAATATCTTCTATACGACGTTGTAATCCTTGGTCTGATATTGCACCAGGAACCTTTATAACTCCCGTAATAGTACCGTTTGTAGCATTGTAATCATCATTTATTTTTATATCCATATTAAATATATCGTCATAATCATGATTAAGTTCTTTTAATTGATTAATGAAATACTTAACACACCAATCTTTATGTTCCATATCTTTTTCTGAAAAGCTTTTAGTCCAATCTAATATGTTCATAGTAAAAGTAAGTGTTTCATAATCTGATTGAACTTCTGGACTATCCATAAAATGATTACACATTACATCTACTGTTTTACGGATAAGTTCCATTTTATTCTTACTCCATACTATAGGAGCATTATTTACAGACATAGAACAGCTACCAGTTTCGTTTACATTATACGTAACTCTATCTTTAAGTCTAACTTCACACATAGGGTCTTCAATCATATCAGACCATATAGTTTCAGCTGTATATCTTACTATAGAATAATCTGCTACTAAATTACCAGTAATAGTACCTGTAGGAACAGTAGGCGTTGTAGTACCTGTAGAACCACTAGAAGAACCTCCTCCTACTGGCACTACTCCTGAAAATCCTCCAGTACCAGGTGATGGAGGAGCGGGAGAAGTACTTCCACTTGAGCCTCCTACTGGCACTGCTCCAAATCCTCCACTTCCTCCAGAGCTTCCAGAAGAAGAACTTCCAGCACTGGTAGCTGCTGCAACAGCATCATCATATATTTTCTTACACTCTTTATCCAATGTATTTTTAACTATATCATATACTTCTCTATTTCTATCAACGTCTTCATAACGAACATAGAAATATACAGTACTTTCTCCATCTTTATTAGTACTAACTCTAGCTTGAGCTTTAACATCTACAAACGCTTCTGTTATGTTAGTACGTATAGCTTTCATAACTTTATCTAGCAACTCTGACATTTTATCAGTATATAAGTCTCCAGTTGTAGTAAAGCTAATATTACCATATATAAACTTTTGAATTCTCATACACTTCCTCCATATAATAATATGCATATCATACTAACTATAACAGTAGTAGTTAATATAACCAACATTTTATAAAAAACATTACTATCGCTTTTTAATGTGCTTAACAATTCTTTCAATACCGAAAATAACACGACTCCAGCTATATACACAACTACAAATTTGCAAATTACAAATGCATTTATCATGGTATCTCCTAGAATAATAATTTAAATAAGTTTTTATTAGCACTAACTCTTTCCGCAATATACCCAGGAATAAATCTTGAGCTATATACTAATTCTGCCATAAGTCCGTTTTTTCCTATATAAGGAATTTTATGAGTTCCTATATGATGAAGAGTTCTACTTCCTGCCATCTTAGCTTCATATATTAAAGTATCTTTTAATATCTTTCCTATCATAACTTCCTCCTTTATAATTTACCCCAAAAATACATACACAAACGTATCAGAGTATACGTAAATGCTAGTGTCAATGGAACAGCTATCAATCTTTGCATATTTGAATGTAATTCTGTCCAACATCTAAATATTGCGATAACTCCCCATACAACTCCAAGTACAGACCATATAAGTCCTAAACAGTACAAGAATATCATTTATTTTCATCTCCTATTTTATCTTTATATTTAATACCTGGAAGATATACTATATCAAGCATATCTGCAACGTCTGTTAATTCTGCATATGAACTTTTTGCAAACTTATCATATAAAGCTGTATTCAATACTGCTAATCTCACTCTTTTTTCTAACTCTTCATTTAAATAATCTGGTACAATAAAATTCTCTCTTATCATATCAGCTATTTGTGTGATGTCTTTTTTAAGTAATGGATTAACTGGAAGTGAAAACTTTGTTGAAAAACTTTTTTCTATAAACTCTCTTATATTCATATTATTCTCCTTTTCCTCTAGAATCATCAAGGCAGTGTTCTAGTGTTTTTATAGTAGTCATAAGCATAATCATTTGGTCTCTTAAATCTTTATTCTCTTGTCTTAACTCTGCCATTTCTTTTTCTAATGATTCAATATATCTCTTTAGTATGCTTACTTCAGTTGAAGTTTCAGTCATCACTTTACTTATTGACTTCATCGGACTATCAACAAAGTCGTCCAAATCTTTTTCAATTAAAACAGATGCTAATCCTATTGACATAATAATCCTCCTTAATATTTTAATACTTGCATATATTGCTCTATATTTACAGAGATAGTGTCAGTCTTGTTTGTTATATTATACATAAAAATAAGTTTAGTAGTATGGTCTTCATGCTTAAATCTATATATAGGAACTACTTCTATATCTCTACCTTGTTTATTCCAATGAGGCCACGGATAGTAGAATAAGTTTTTATTAGCATTCACTTTTATATCGTCTATCAATTTAAGTTCATATGAGAATACACCGCTATTATCTAGCATATTACACCATTCTTGATACGGAACTTTATGCCACTCACTCCACGTACTATCAACTTCCCATAATGGATTATTACATTTATTAATGTAATTATTATCTATGTATAATTCGTTCTTTACTATTTCTCCATAAAGCATTTCATTATAATTTATAATAGGAAGTATCATCGGTAGTAAATATTTATATTTAACTCCAGTTCCCTTATAATTTATAATTCCATCATTCACTAAAAACATTCCTGTATCACTAACTTGATATCCCTCTTCACTATCTGTAAGAACATTTGTATTAATAGTCTTAAGTATCTTACAGAAGTCTTGCTGTTCTTTTGTAAGTTCGCAATTACATTTTATTTCTTCTTTCTTTGTAAACTTAGGAATGCTATCAAGTACTAATGTTTTTTCTATTATTTCTGTTAAGTTTGGTAGTCCATTACAGATATGTCCATACGCAACTACATCTCTATTTATAATACTCATATTTACAGAACCAAAGTTAGCATATTTCTTCTTACTATCCTTATTATCATAAATAGTCGCCAATGTAGTATTCATATACCATATATCTGTAATCTTTCCATACAATGTTCCCTTGGATTGATTTCTAGTTGTAATTGTAGTCGGATAATGTGATTTTAAATCTTCGTACGCTAATGATGTCATTCTTCTGAATAATGTTAATACAGCTTCTTTCCAGAGATAATGGTCACTATAGGTACTATCATTAAAATTAAATCCATATAAATTTGTATCTGCTACAATACCTCCTCCAAAAGACGGTTTATGTAAAATGTTTTCGTATAAAGGCATAAACTCAACGTCGAGTAAATCCTCCATACGTTTAACATCTTCTCTAGATAAATTCTTAAGTATTGCATTTATATTTACAGCTGGAAGATGCCCTGCTACTATTTCTCCTACTTGCATTCCACGTGTTGTAGCTGTATTAGACTGTGCTGTAGCTTCTAAATTTGTTTTACTACTCATACAGAAGTTTAGTTTAGATGTAAATTCACTTCCAATATGATTTATAAGCACAAGCAAAATACTGTCTATTAGAGCGTATATACTATGAAACCAGAAGTCTGTTTCAGCCAATTTTGTAATATCTGGTGTAATGTGAGTGAAATCATATTTACCAAATCCTAATACACTTTCTGCAAGAGTATTCAATTTAAAGTTTTCTGGTTGTAGTTGACTACGATTACTATAATAACAAGTCTGTAAATCAGATATCACTGTATGACTTATATTATTAAGATACACCACACGCTTAGTAGGAACTATAGTGTCTCCCTTAAACTCTCCATTCTCAAGTATTTCTAAATGAAGAGGAGGTTCTATATTTTCCACTCCAAGTCCTCTTTGATTAAACGTTCCTTTAGGAAGATTTAATGCATTAATACGTCTATCAAACATTCCAACGTCATATGTAGTATTATATGCCATAAGTATATCTGGTTGAAAATCTGTAAACATAGTTTTCGTAGTATTCGTAATCAAGTCTTCTTCTCTATCAAACCATCTTACATTTATATTTAAACTATCTATAAATTCTGTACATAACTTCTGTACACTATCTTTAGATTTCCCAGATAGAGAACAGTTCGCTATCATATCACGCATAGCATCGTTAACAGCATTCTTAAATTTATCTGGATTTTCTATTATTTCATTTTGTCTAGCATATTTATCAGACCTTAAAAAATCAATATAAGCAGTTTTAGATTTCTCATCCACAAATGTATTAGTATTTATAATCCATTCTCCATTCTCATTAACATTAGTTTCTATGTCGAATGAGGCATAATCAATATCTGGAATAGGAACTTCTTCGTATATTAAATCTCCGTGTTTAGCCATATGATTCAATCCGTATTCCATATAACATAATTGCTCTATTGGAATATCGTATAAAAATAAACGTGGGTGCAATCCCTCTGCTTTATAAGGAATGTCTGGGTAGATTGCCTTCTCTACCCATAATCCCCATTCATCCTTATAGCGTTGAAGCTTCGCATCGAATAATAAAGATACCGCTTCTTTAGCTTTATCTTTATAAGGCACTATGTAACAATGTGCTGATTCAACCGGGATGCTTTCTTGTGATTCTTTAAGATTTGATTTTGCTAGATATATTGGAACATATGGATTATCTATAACGTGTAGAATCTTTTCTCCATTACTATAACGCTTATAAAGAACGTATAGCTTATTTAACACTTTATGATAATACACGTGTAATAGAAATAAATCTGGGTCATCTTTAATTATATTATTTCTATTATTACCTTTGTATAATGTCAAATATCTAGCCATTTATTTTTACTCCTCTTCAGTTTTATGGTAATTTGCTATCTTTCCATCAAATGCATATAATTTATTACCATTATATTCTGCTGATAATGCTTCCCATCTAAGAGCTGCTAAAGCATACATTCCATCGTCTTCTAACCATGCATAATCTAGAGATGTTCCATAATCAACATATCCATGATTTAAAAGTAATTCCCATACTATATTCTTAAATCCTAATATGATATAATTAGGTAGCTCATAACAGTCATCATCAGCAGGAAGTCCTATAGCTTCATAGATGTCAATTTCATCATCTTCATTACATATATCCACAAATGGAAGTCTATACAATATTTCGTCCATGATAGCCATAATAGCATAACGTGGAGGTTCTATAAACCCAGCTCTTCCTACTTTCAAATCTTCATATATTAATGTGTCTATAGCCTCACTCATATTCTTTAGCTGTTCTTCATCATTTATAATATCATATATGTTAGAGTTTTCATTCTCATCTACAGTTATTTCTACTACACGAGCATTAGTAGGCATCTTTTTATCAAATAATTCTTTTGAGAAATCTCCTACTAAAACATGATTGTCATCTAAGCTATCATATATCTCTTTAGTTACTATCCAAGCTACTCTGTCCCACATGAAGTAATAAACATCTTCCTCAAGCAGTATTCCAGGTCTAGGTTTATTTACGGTAACATTATCAGAACTCCAATTAGAATCTTCATCATTATCATCCCAAATATCAGCCTCTCTTATATACCCAGGATGATTATTATATTCATCAGCCTGTATACGTCCCCAATACATTGCAACAGGTTTTACATTCTCAGGATATGGATATATAGTACTCATATAATTTCTTATAAAAGCATCTCTTGAAAGATGTAAATCATCTATTCCAAATGTGTGCTTTATAATATATTTTTTAGTTATAACATTTAACATATTATTCCCCCTTATTCATAATCTTCTTTTAATGTTTCATAGAATACTCCAGTAAAATTATCATTTAATGATATATGGTCTGACATTATACTTATTAAATTTGGAATAACTCTATCTCTTAATTCGTTTCTATAATGATTCCATACATCAAGTGTCATTTTTGGAGCAAAGTCCAAAGTATCTAAATCATCATCATATATTTCTTCTTTGCATGTAGCTATCATTAAAGTTTTGAAAAATATACTGAATTCAAATACATTAGAGTTTACACATCTAGTTTTGCTTGCTAGCACAGTAACTTTCATATAATTTATCATCATCCTTTCCTTCAATAAACTTAAGCAGGTCGTATACATAATGTTTTGCTAATACTTTAGCTGAATCATACTTAGCTAGTATTTCAATTTTATTAGCTTTAAACACCTCAAGTTCATCGTTAGTATTCTTGCAATCTTTATAATAGCCATAAAGTTCCTTTTTAATATTTTCTATAGTTTCTTTAGTATGAGCTACTTCCAAAGGATACTTTTTATTATAAGGACTTTCCTCATCATCTACAAAATGACTTACTGCTTTAAAGAATTCATCAAGGTAATCTGGTGTTAAATATAATCCTTCTTCGTAATCAAAATGCATACTAATTCTCCTCTTCTTTAGATTTCAATACCTCATCTAGATACATTTTACAAACTCCCTTAGCTGTAGAATATTTAGTCATTATAGCCACTTCATTTACTTTGAATATTGTACTATATTCTTCTGGTTTAGCATCCTTATAATAACCCAATAATTCTTCTTTAAGATTATCTATCGTAGTTTTTATATCTTTGACAAATTCTGGATGCTCTTTATTAAACTTAATTGTGTCATCTTCTAAGAAGTAATATGCTGCATCAAAAAACCCGTTGATGTACCACGGGTCTAAATATAATCCTATTTCAGAATCATAATCTGGTATACTTTTCATATTATTCTTCCTCCTTTACTTCTTCAACTTCTACTTCTTCCATATTAGCATACTTAGATTTAGCAGTCAGTTCTTTAGGAGCTTCTTCTAGTTTCTCATCAACAGAACCATCAATAATGTCATATACTCCTTTCATAGAAATTCCTACACCTAATACCAATTCTAACCATCCTTTAACCTTTTTGTTCATAATCTTTACCTCCATATTTTATATTTAATCAAAATGATTGATTACTGATTTTTCATTTTAAATGTTAAATAAACGTATATAATTGCATCTATTTCTTCATCATACATAACCTTACGTTCATTATCATCTAAAAAGTATTCCAATATACCAAAATATATTCCATCCTCAACGTCTGATACTATTGAATTTATAAAGTCCGCAACATCATAATAGTACGGATGATTATATAATATCGAACTATAATGCTGATGAATACCACTTAAGTAGTACATTAAATCCATCTGTAAAGTAGGATTTTGCATTAGATGTAGTGGATAATAATCTGGTTTTACTACGAATTCATTTGTGAGAAATCCCTCTTTTACTATAGTCATAATCTCTTCATCTATAGGTTTCGATAACTTCTGTCCAGTAACTTTATCTCTAACTACATATACATCTGCACTCATATTATTAATGCATTCATTTCTACTAATCCAAACTTCTATAGAATTCTCTACATAATCTGCAAGTTCTTGCCTATTCTTAGCCATGCCAGCCAAGAAATTCATATCCATAGGATTTATAGTAGCCACTTCATAATTCAATACATCAAAACATATTAAATTAAGAATGGCATTTTCAAACATATTTCTATATAAATTTTGGTCTCTACTAAAAATAGCTCTGTATATCTCAGGGTCGTGTATAGGAAGTCTTCCCTCAATACATAAGAATTCTAATAATTTAGTAGTAGTAAGACTTTTACTATTATATAAATACCAGCGTTGCTGCTTTATTAATTCATCAACACTTATTAACGTAAATCCATTTGTCATGGCCCATAAATCGTTATATGCGTCCGTTACACTGTGGTCTTTATGTATTGCCATTTCAAAAACATTCATAATATCCTCCAAACTTATTTTTATATGTATAGAATAATCTTGATTTAGTTCCTATTATAAGTCTTAATAATAACGGATTATAATAGAATTCTTTTACTAACGCGTCTGTACATTCTGCTAAATCATTTATTATTCTATCTCTCATTCCATCGAACAACCACAATCCATCTAATGATGCATTAAAATAATACTTTGCAAAATCTCCACACACTGTAGATTGAAACTCTAAGTATAAATTAGTCCAATTAATATCTACTTGTGTGAGCATCGTAGTTAGAAAGAATTCATAACAAACATCTATTAAATAGAAATCGTTATTATCTAATGGATGAGAAACGTGCTTTAAATTGCTCTTAATCCAATTAGATATAGCTGTTCTTATTACTTTATCCATTTTATTAATATGATAATATAAATATAATGGAATCTTAAATTCTTCTAATTCTGGTTCATCACTATAGAAATATTCTCTATAGAGTATACTAAACATTCTTACAAATTCACAAACGTTATCAGAACTATCTGGAACTATATCCATAATAGCTGGAATTAAGCTATCTGCATAATACGGAATTCTTGGTATATTCATTTTATTATTATATATACCAATTATACGTTGAGGTATTCCCATTTCTATTAATGCTCCAGTAGTTTCGTTATTACAAATAGTTAATAGTTTTGTAAACATTTGTAAATATTTATCAGTAAGGGTGTCTCTTATCATGATTCTTATATTTTTCTTTATATTTATAAGTATATTTAAACAGTCTTCTATAACTGCATAAAACCTATCAATATCATATGATTCATTCGTATTATGAATTATATCTTCATATATTGTGATAAGTCTACTGTCTAATTTTATAAATCCTAACTCAAAGCCTTCTGTTCTCCTAAGTAATTGAGACATCCGTCTACCTCCACTATTATATCTATAAATGCGTTCATATCATCTCTTGCTAATGTATCGTATAAAACTCCAAATATAACAGCAAAAGCTCTCTCTATATCAGTCGTATCTTGAACGTTATCTACTCTTTTTGTGATATAAAATGGTAAGCTAGTTCTATTCAAAAATTCAGCTATATGATTGATATCATGACTATAACCATAATTATAAACGTATGTTAAAAACCACTCTGTTATTATAGCTTCCGCCCACTTCTTAAAATAAGGTTTAAGTCTGTCCACATGATGTAATATATCAAATTTATTCATAGATATATATGGTTTAAGCGGACCCCCTATATCAAAGTATTTAAAATACCAAGATGCAAGTGGACTTTTATTTATATAATTAGTGTAGTGATATATATTGACTTTAAATATCTTATACATACTATGATTATATGCGTATGCTCTAGATACTACTTCGTCATAATTATCTCTACTAAAAATACTTTCAATATCCATTTCTAAGCATTCTTCAAATGTCTTATGTCTATTGTACATTTCTTATCCTCCTTTTTAAAATAGTTTATTTGAAACAGCTTAACATATATAGTTATTCTATTCCTAAATAACACAAGTATTATTGTAAAAAAAAGAGGGAGAGTTATTCCCCCTCCCAAACTTCCTTATGGTCTATGTAATACCTACATAATTTTCTTAGGAGATACCAAATAACTCCTGCAATTATCATAGGCTTCCACAACCACATAAATAATATTGTAAATATTAGAATAATTATATAGGCTTTCATAGACTCTTCCTCCTTAGAAATTATATTCTGAATATCCTATTTCATTTAATACTTTCTTTAAAGTACCATAATCTATTTCTTTATAAGTTCTACCTTTATGTTTAAGATATATCATAGATTTAAGTCCAGTGTTATATCCTTCAGGATGTTTATTATCAAAACCTACAATATATACTTTGAAATCACTATCATGTATTTCATCCCCAGGTTCTATGTCAAATGTACCACCATGTGGAGATACAGTGTTTCTTAATAGAGTATACTTCTTAGTATTAGTATTCATAACTACCAATACTGTAGGGTTAGCGTCATTCATTCCACTATAATTATCCTCACCATAAGATATAACCACTCTTTTACCAAACGCTACCATAGATAAAACCATCATTAAAACTACCATCATTTTCTTCATACTTTTTTCCTCCTTAAATTTTCATTTTTAAATGTAAAGCGGAAGTATTTCTACTCCCGCTTATTTACTAAATTCTCCATTATTACTTATTATGTTCTCTACAGACCCAGTTATCATATACATAAAAGGGTCTTTTAGTAGATAAATACACATAAGTACAACTAATATCTTAACATATTTGTTAATGCCCATCACATATCTCCGTCTTCTAAGTCATATACAGGAAACTTACCTCCAAGTTCTTTATATTTAATAAGAAATGCATCCGCTGTCAAATCAGAAACACTTCCTATTTCAGAACCGTAAGTTTCACTGAAAACAGCTGCCTCCTTAATTTTAGCATATTCATCAACTTCATCTGGTGTGTTGAGAATAACAGCCTTATTATTAGGAAGAAGCACCAATGCTCCGCCTTTATCGAAGTAGATTGGAACATTATATACAACGTCTACTACCTCGAATTCCTTCTTAGGAACTTCCACTTTCGCATACGCATGCTCAGTTGACACTCTGAATAGTGCTACTGTAGCTAAAAGAGCAAGTCCTGTTAAAAATAATTTATTCATGTTTATTCCCCCTTTGTTATATTAAACATGAATATTGTAGTTATTCCTTGTTCATATTTTTGAAGTCTTCTCCATCTATAACAGAACCTAATTCATATTTGAAGAAGTCTTCCTTTCCTATAAGCCAAGTTTGCCCAGCTGTTTCAATTCCTGGAACATATGGCTTTACTGTTATAGCATAGATAGTTTTACCATCCATGCTTAAGATTTGTCTATCTGTAACCCTGTATTCGTCGGCTATGAAGTCTCCTTCGTCAAATACAGATAATAACTTATTTTCAATAGCAGTAGCATTCGTAACTATAAATAATGCTCCTAACACTACTAACACACTCCCTAGTATAGTCTTAATATTCTTTCTCATTATTACCCCCTATTTTTTTCGTATAACAAAAGTGTTTACCGGGGTTTCCGATAAACACCATTTATTTTACCACTTCCGTATTAAATCTATCCATTTATATCTCTTGCCTGGCTTTACGGTATCATAGGCAAGTTTGAAAGAGTCTATTTCTACATCTTTGCCATTATCAAGTTTGGCATATATAATAAACTCTTCATCATGATGAATGACATATGGCTGCATAGTCATAGTGTTTCCAATCATCATGGGTCTTAAACCACTTGTAGTATACGCAGCCTTATATTCTTTATCGACTACAGTAACTATTTCGTCTTTAAGACATCTGTATTCAGCTTGTTTCGCATATATCACTCCACCTATACTAGCAAATAAAGCTATAATCAATACGATACAAATGGTAGCAAAAGTCTTCTCTACTCTATCCATATTCACCTCCTATTGCAAAAATGTAAAATAGAACCAAGACACATCTTTTGTATTAGTATCTTTTACACTAATACGCACATTTGTGTACATAGCAATGATATCACGTATACTACGTGCATTGGCAAATCCATTACCTCCTCCAAACATCATTCTAGCATTTTGTTTAGAAATTGGACTAAATGGAGCAGCTAAATGGTCTGTATATATCTGATGACGGTCTAATGTCATAACATTATTTTGACCATCCACTATAGTCTGCAATGTGTTAGTCACTACATCCATAGGTAAATCAACATCAAGATATCTTAGAGAAGCTCCTATAAATACGTTAGGAACCATACCAACATATCTGTAGTTATCATCAACTTCGATTGTTACAACTCTTCTGCCATTTCTGAATTTATGGATTAAGTTCCATTTTTCAGAACTATACTGACTCTCTTTTTGACCAGTCATAACAACTTTACCAAGAATAGTATCTATCTCTTTTTCTTCGATAGACACTTCCTTAGTTTCGTAGTCATATCTAACTGAGAATGTAGGACCATCCTCAGTCATTGGAGCAACTCCGATGACTATGTCATATTGAGTGTCTAGTTGTTTAAAATCTATTTTAGAGAATAAATCTTCAACATACTCCTTATTGTAATCTTGCAGTCCTCTCAAAGACATGAACATTCCGTTTAAGGATATATTCATGTCTAATTTAATATGTTCAGGAACTATATCCCTAATCATACCATAAAGTTTATCAATGTCAGCACCAATCATATTTAACACAAATAACATATTATTTATTTTCATAATTTATCCCTCCTTAATCACATATTTGATATACATCTATATTAACAGAAATCGGACCAAATGACACATCGTCCGTTGTGTTTTTAAATACTAAGTCCTTCATCTTTATAAATGTATCTAAAGCAGCTCTACCATCCGGATAATTTAAGTCATATCCTACGTAGTCAAAAACATTAATAATAGCATCTACTGTTAGATCATCTCTTATATCTCTCACCATCTTCGTGTAATCTGTTCCGCTTGCTGCAATAGCACTGATGCCATCTAAATCCTTATCTATTGTAATTACTATTGTGTCTATTATTAAATCATTTTTGTCTATCTTATACCCGTCAATAATTTTTCCTATCATAGCCTTTTTATTATTTATTTGATCTTGTGTAAACATATTCTTTTCCTCCTAATATTTTTAATAAAAATTTTAATACAAATTCACAATAAACTCCAGTAATAGCCAGATACCAAATGATATCCAGCTACACTTTTGTCTTCCACAAAAATTAACTAGATACTATATTTTAAAAATTAGATTTAACACCTCCTTCGTTTCGCAATCTGATTTAAGCTTAATTGAAACTGGGCACACATCGTCCCCTAATTGTGATACTGATTTTAAATGTTCTTTTATAAATCCAAATGCAGTTTCCTCCCTAACGTCGTAGTTAAGATAATCAGCTACTAAATCAGTAACTGCAATCACATTTTTAGTAAAGTGTAGATGTGTTACAGGAACAAATACATCCATTTGATAATATTTGCTGCTATGATACACAGCAATTTTCTTCATGTCTACAGTATTTGGTGTACGAAGCTTTCCTACCAATTCAGTTACAGCGTCTAGTCCTATCAATTCTTCCTCTTCAGGTTCATAGAAACTGTAACCTTCATTACCTTTAATTTTAGCCATACGCACCTTTCCAGATGCACTTACCAAAGCTATTTCAACAAGTCCAACGTCATTAATTGATAGTTTATTACAAAATTCTTTAACCCAATTCAAATTCACTGTAGATGACGGTGTACCTACAGTAACTGCATCTAAGTCTTCAAATCTTCTTCTGATTGCAGCAAATCCCATTTGGACTGCATTATTCATAACTTTATTTAGACCATTATTTCCATCAATAGTTGTGTCTTGCATAACCACAACACTTACCACATTCTTCATATCTAATTTTACTTCTGATATCATTTAAATCCTCCTATTATTTTAATGAAATTTTATATAAATAACCCTAGTGTTAGGGAACCTATTCTTTATTTTTTTAACCTCTTTTTACATGATGGCATAAATCTCCATCAATTATATTATAGCTTATAATGTACTCGTATCTGTCTATTCCAGGAACAAACAGACTTACAGGTATGTCAAGACCATTCATCTTTTCGACATACTCTTTTAAAGATGGATTATTAAGTTTTCCTAAAAAGCCAAGGTCTCCTAAATTCGACTCTCTAAATGAGTCATCTACTAAAAACTCAAATACAATCTCACCATGAGCCTGTTTCTCTTGTCTGGCGATTACTTTTTCATACACACCGCCTAGCTTAAATACATTATTGCTAATATGTTTTACCACAGCATTAATATTTTCATTTTCTAAATTACTAAAAATAACTTTCATCATAGTTACCACTCCTCTTTTTTTATATTAAATTTAATTTCTTTAAAAGAGCTGTCACACTCTTCTTATAGTTTCTAAATAACGAATAGCCACCTAAACGTTTATCATAAGCACCATTAGCTATATTGATGCTTCTTTTTACTGGATCTGGTTCATATTCAGACCCTAACAAGATTGGAAGCATTTTATCAACAGAGTCATGAGTTTGCAACTCTTCTTCTATTTTTCTTTCTACTTCCTTTCTATCCATTATCTCGTGAAGCTCATTTCTAATATTATCTCTGTTATGTGATTCACGACCCATTATAGCGTGTATTAGGCTTATCATCTTTTTATACCTCCTATGTATAGAAATGGTTGAGCTTTGTAGGAATTACTATCCCTATCAAAATGCATCAACTCCAAATTATTAGCCTTTGTTAAGCTAACTGCATTTATAACAGCTACTAACGCAGGCGTAAAGCCAGTTACATATAGATATATTCTAACTCCTTTATCTATATGCAATAACCATTCAGTCGCTCTCCTTCCAAGACTCGAAAAGTCCATTGGGTCAGCTATTTCGTCGAAGACATAATCGTCTCCGACTTGAGGAATTTCGTGTCTTCCTTTGCATAGGCCAACATGTAATTCTTCTCTTGTATACCCAATAGGCTCGATGTATGAACATGTTTGGTAACCATATGTGTTGACATAATCAACACACTCATCATAATTACCAATAAATTGATAGTCTTCTTTTTCGTAGGTATCATGAGTACCTACGAAAACTTTATAAACTTCTACAGTATTTTTCATACTAATTACCCCCTTTATTAAAGAATGCTCTAAGAGCTCTGTAAATTCTATCTTTAACTACAGCTCTCATTTCATCCTCATCTAAATGTTCAGCTACAGCCAAATCTAGGCAACCAAACCCTGCAGCATGTTTGTGCCCTCCTCCATTATTTCCATAACTAGTCCCTACGAAACTAGCCACTTCAAATGAAGGAATGTCGTAGTCTGGAGTTGTATAAACGGTTCCTCCAGATTTATGGTGTGTAACTACCATCTTATCGCTAGGATGTTCTTCACACCATTTTTCTTTAATCATAGAAGCATACTTCCATTCTGCTTCTAGTATTATAATTTCTTCATTAAATCTTAAAGCATTCTCAGATGCTTTATTGTATGCATTGTTGCATAATGCTTGATAATCATTGTAACAACTATCAACCCATCCCCAAACTTCAGAATGGTTTAATGTGTTTCTAAGAGTTAATATAGCATCCAGACATCTATATAACTCTTTTTCTGAAACCATCATTTTATCAACAGTCCCCATTTTCCTTCCTAAAGTCTTTTTATCTTCAGGAAGTTCTGGGATGTTTTTCCATTGGAAAGTATCCCATAGGTTTACTGCGTAAGACCATTCCTTTAACATTCCTTGGAATATAAATGCTGTTGCTGGTCCTTTTTTACTTAATATTCTTTCATACATAGACATATATGTGATAGTAGCACCACACCAGTTTATGTCTGTGTGTATTTCATAATCTTTAAGTTTATCACCTAAAGACTTTTCTAGAACTTCTTTTTCTACAACATTGCCAGCATGATGGTCATACCAGCTGAATGTCATATTTTCTAATGGAGTAACTTTATCTAACTCCACAAACATTCTATCAGAAATCATAACTTCGATTTCTGAGTAACCTTCATGACGGTCTGGATTCTTTTTAGCCCAGTCCAGCCATTCATTTAAAATCCTAGTAGTTTCCTCTGTTCTGGAAGTTCTTTCCAAGAAAACCACAAAGTCTTCTTCTAGAATTCTACTAGATGTCATCAAATTAATAGCTGAAGTAACGCCATCCAAATCTGAATGGCTTATTATGATATTAAGTTTATTACTCCCGCATGTTCCAGTG